ATATAATGTAAACTCCCCCCCCCATAAAAATTTTATGTTTATATCAGAGAGGCTAGATTATTTTTTGTTAATATATCAGAGAGGTGAGACCACCTAAGGAGAGTGCCCCGGTGCTTGAATGAGCGGGAAATATCCCCCCGCCAAGTAAAGTTATGCCAACAAAGAATGATTCACCAAGCAAGTCGACATTCGTCGACAGTATCGGAACTCTCATCTCTGCACGTCGTGCGTTCCTTGTGGACAAACCACAGGACTACGGCTTCGCATGCGTCCAAATGGACGGTAAACTCGTCTCTGGAATATGTGACCTTGAATTCATAGGCACACCACGTGGCACACAGGTAGTGGTCACGCAGAAGAAGGGTGAGAAGACATATAGAGTGTGGTAACACACACTCTTTTTTACCCATATGTCTGGGTAGAAGACCTAAAGGACAATACTAATAATAGCCTAAGTTTGATTAGGTCAAGATATTGATAGTCTTCAATAGGCTATCATAATGTGATGATGACCGTGACATAGTCGGTATGCCAAACCACAAAGGTTGCGTTTATTTGTTTCATAATTAAGTACTGTGGCAAAGAATGTAAGTTACACCATCATCACATTTCCAATTAACTATCACTATTTACTATGGAAACAGATTGAAACATGAAAGGGCTATCCAGTTGACCCTCCGCTAAACAAGTCATGCGGTATATAAATTCTCAGAGCCCTTAACACAACTTAACAGCGATAACCGTGCGTATAAACTATTAGTCGGTGAAGAGCTTAGCCACTATCGCTGTTATTTACACAATTAAATCAAACCCATAAAATAATAAAAGGATGAAAACCAAGACTAACAAATTATTCTGGTATGGATGGAAGGCAGTGCTTGCCATCATACTAACATCAATTGCAATAGCATTGCTAATGAACTCATGTACATCACAATCAGGCCAACTCATAAATGTATATGAGAAGGTTGTAATACTCGAATCTTCATTTCCAACATATTACATGAAGGAATATACTGAAGGATACAAATACAGACTTAAACGGATTGAAAGACAGAACATTACAAGTTATGTTTACAACCCCAATAAATGGACTGTAGGTGATACCATTCTAATAAGGTTTACTGATTACTATTAATACATAACAAACCCAATCATGACAAGGAAAAAATTCTACAAAAGGTGCACTACAATAGGATTAATAGCAGTATTAACCCTTATTGCAGGTTGCATGTTGTTAATGTATGCCTCTGGCTCAGACAACAAAACAATGATTTTAATATCATCGTTTATTGTATTTGCCTCATTATTAACAGGTATAATAACAACAGTACTTAGTTTGGGTAATTATAAACCATCACTACCAAACATGCCATTCCCAATCATTTGTTACCCAAATAAATATGCTATTGTTCATCTTGAACAAGGCTGGTGGGTAATCAATTATTATGAAACCAAAGAAGAAACCATTGTGGATTATTCTATATACATAACAAATGAGCATAAACATGTATATGTCTATGAGAAAGTGTATACAAATGAAAAAGGTTATCATAATAAGCGAATATCATGAGTAGGTATGGTGAGCATACATCTCTCCAGGCTAAACTTAACATAAAGAATGGCCAGATCGAACAATGGCGTGGTAAGACACCAAAGCCAGCTGAACCAGATAACTGGTTAATCGGGAAAATGAATATTAATGATATTAATAAATGTCCAGTAAGGGCAGGAATTAAGTCATAACAAAGGACATCACATAGGGGAGCATATTCCCGAATACAATTCAAATCTCTGCAAAGATTAGTTAATAAATCGATGCTCCCCTATGTTTTATTACGCAATTCAAAGAATAATCATATAACAAATAACTATCATCAATGGCAAATGAAATGAAATACTACCGTGGCGTTATCGGTGGTAAACCAAAAACCGACACAAATGGCGTAGTCGTAAAAGACGCCAGTGGTAATCCCATTATAGAATTCGTATTTACCTCAAAGCCACCTGCAGGTTTCACAAACACCAGGTTAATGCAAGGTGGTAAGTTCGTAATTCTCTATCTCACTGAAGATGAGGCTACATCAACCAAATCGAAGAACGGTGAAGAGATGATGATCCCATCACCACAGAGACAAGCAAAGGAAGTAACAGTCTTCCAGAACTCATATCCTGTATTATTCCCATTCCTTGAGCAGGCTATCTTAGATAGCAAATATCATGAGAAGATGGGCGAAGACAAGATAAGACTGACCAAACTACTCATACCAGGCTTGGTTGACACATTCGATGTAGGCTTTGAGTTCTACAGAATGACAAGGGACGAATCAGGCAAAATGGTTCCGTTCCTCATACCTGAAAAACGTGATCCAGTCACAGGCAAAATCATTAAGAACCAGAAAGTAAGGGTAAGTGAATTATCCATGTTCTGGTATGGTAATGAAGTCGAAAGAGTCGAGGCACTGAGAAAATCAGCAATTGTGGCTCTTGAAGAGTATGCTGAAAAGGTGAAACCAGAAGGTGTAAAGTCCAACAGGGACGCTGTCATTGACAGTATAACCGAAGGTGAAGACAATGTTGTCGCTCCAATTGAAGCCGCACCAGCACCTGCAGCACAGCCAGTACAGCCTGCCGCTCAAGCCCAGCCAGCAACACCAGTTGTAAGGTAGACAAACCAGAGCAAGTATGAATAAGTCACGCAAAGGGGTATCTTCGGATACCCCTTATTATAAATTAGGGGGTGATAATCAAAGTTAGTATTAGGTACAGCCGTTTTGCGGATAAGGGTCAATACCTTCCCCCCACCTAACGAAATGTATGCTCAATGGTTAAGTGAATTAACTGTTTGGCATAACGTTGTTTTTATATAACCAACGAGCGTACATTTCAATCCATATTTTTTTATTATCTATAAGGATATTATACCTTATTTGAAGGCATTGTGTAATTGCTATTTTATTGGGTTTATCGTAGTTATACTTTGCCTTTTGTTTTGAATGTGTTATTTAATCAAAATATAAACCATTTATTAACAAAATCAATTATGACCAAACAAAATCTTGAGAAACTGACCAAAGCCGACCTTATGGTATTGGCTAACACAGAGTACAAAGATGTCAAACTCAGCCCCAAAATGCTGAAAGCAGACATGATTGATGCTATTCAGAATGGCACCAAGCGTACCAAGACAACATCATCTGTTTCGCCGCAGCCAAGGGAAAAAGCCAGATACTAGCAATATATGGCATCGTTGAATCAAAGGATTAAGGGTGCAGTATTAACTGCCCCTTACCTTTTACACAAAATCCAATCGCAAAGCTCAACTAATCAGCATATATTTAATGCTGCTGTTAAGCGTTTGCTTCCACATAGAACATCTATGGAAATCGAACACATGCCAATTGAGTTAGATTTATTTAACAGTAAAATTAATATACTTAAGTTAAATAATAAATACAATGATATATATGAATTTGATTTAAATGGTAATATCTTTAGTAAATTACACGCCATTGATGAATCAAAAATATCTATACACAATTGGCAATATTTAGAACCAACATATAATATATTAAATGTATTAAAAGAACATACATCACTTGATGACAATGGTTCTTTACATATACATGTAAACTTACATGCTTGGTACAAATGTATAGGTTTAAATGATATACAAAAATATCACAGAGCATTAGGCTATAAAATATTAACCCATTCAGGTTCTGATGAAGTTTGCTATTTCCTAAAATATATACTTGATAAATTAGGAAAATTGTTTAGCATTACTTTAAATGAAAGTACATTTGATTATTCTATTGGTTATTTAAAAGGAATTAGTGAATTTGAGTCTGGTAAAGGAAATAAGAGAGCAATAGGTTTTCTTAATGATGATTTAGACAATATTATTGAAAAAACAAGGTATTATAATGAATATATGACATACTTAAGAAAAATGAGTGGTCAAGGTGATAATCATCAACAAAGGAAAAAGAAAGGAATACCTGAATCATCGTGGAAACTAAATTGGATTAACATGAGAAATGATCCAACTACTATTGAATACAGAACAGGACCATGTACATTTGATTACAGTGAAATAATAAATTACTGTATTGAGTGTAATAGAATAACAAAGGAATTTTTAAATTTTATTGACTATATTGGTGAGAGGACTGAACGGACTGCAGTATTACCGTAACTTATTGTAAATCGAGATAACACAATAAGTAGTATTATCGCTAAATTACATATAGTATAGGCTAACGTGGCCTATTCTTCATAGACTACTTCAGTTATGATAATGCTAGCATAACTTAATATGAAGTATAGAAGAGAAGTATATATATAGATAAATGATGTACATATACAGGTGATGCTGGTTGATACATATATTTTATTTGTGTAGTAGCATTGCATAAATAATACAAATCGCAATGTCGATGAAAAGTCTAGAGCTCAAAGGCGATTGCAAATTTGAAAATATGATTCTCGATAGTATTGATAATTAAGGAACTCCTCTATAATTTAGTGGTTAGAATATATTTGAATATTTATGCCGAAGAAGTATAAAGAAACAAATAGACGTTGGTTCGAATCCAACTTGAGGAACAAATTCAAATCAAAATGAGTAAACCTACAAAAAAACAAAAGGAATTTCTTGAAATAATCAGAGAAGAACTCAGATTTATGAAAGAAGATTGTAATAATATCAATACTCTTGAAATACCAGAGGAAATTGACAGAGTTACAAAGAAACTAATGGATGGTACTATGGAACCTAAAATAGAACCAAGACATGCTGATCGTTTGAACGATATATTGTATGAAATTGTTACACTAACAAGGGACCTTGAAAGATGAAAACATTTTTTATTATAATGTTAATCATGTTAGGCACAATTGGCTTAATATTAAGTGCTATCAGATGGGAAAATTCTCCATATAATAGTGGAGAAGAATTCATATTCAAAGCTCTGTGTAATATAATATGCGGTATATTTTATTTACTTGCAGGTATATTAACACAGATTTGATAATATGAGGGGGTGACCTGGTTTTGACAGCAGTGTAAACATATCTATTGCAATGGCTAGAGCTTAATTAGCATAAAATAGGCACAACAAATAAGCGACGATACAACAATTGTTCGCATGTATAGTGAACTCAGACTGAGCGCATAATACATCTGGTAGTCACACTAGCCATGGAACATAAATGTGACAACAGATTTAGTTATTAGATTAAATAACTTGGTGGAGCTGGTATTTTACCAGTACGTCCCAGTTGTCTGTTCACAACAGAATATCATTGTAGTATATAGGTATTAGTAGTATTGTCTGGACGCGGGTTCGACTCCCGTCACCTCCACAATTAAACATAACGAATGTGTCTATGCCAATGAATACGGGTACCAGTTTAAAGGATTTGGCGAACCTGACACATTCGTTTATAACAAATTAATATGGCTATAGGTAATAACAAAGTAACAGTACAACAAATTAGATCTTTATGCTTAGAAGCCCATAAAAATACAATAGAAGCTGTATCTAATGAAATGATACAAAATGCTAAAAGAGGAGTACCATATATAAATTTACCAACTAGTATTCCACAAACAGTGTTAGGTTATTTTGCAGAGCAAGGCTTTAATGTAATACAAATGGACTTTATAGGCTATAGATGGTTTAGAGTATCACTTTAAAAACATGAGTATGGAGAATTATAAAACAGATGCCGATTTGGTTAAACTTACTCTCAATGGTGATAATAATGCATTTGGTATACTTGTTAATAGGTATAAAACAGCATTATATTGGGTTATATACAAAATTGTAAGTAATCCTGTTGATGCAGAAGATATAACTATAGAAGTATTAACAAAAGCATATCATAATTTAGCATCTTATTCTCCTACTCATGCTTTTAGCACATGGTTACATACCATTGGTAGAAACAAGGCTATTGATTTTGTAAGGTTGCGTAATAAACAACCACAAGTATTAAATAATCCTGTTTCTACTGAGGAAGATATCATGACACCCTCTATATCTACAGATTTATCTGCAGAAGATAGTATGATACGTGAAGAAGTAAGTAATGCTGTTATGATTACACTTAATGATTTAAAGCCATTTCATAGACTATTAATAGAAATGAAATACTTTAAGGATATGAGCTATGAAGAAATAGCCAATGAACTAAAAAAACCAATAGGTACAATTAAAACTGGTTTATTCAGAGCTAAGAAACATTTATATCATTTAATGAAACATAATAAAAACTTAACTTAATGTCAAAGGAAAAAACAGTACAGAAAAAAATCAAAAGATTGTACACACAACTGGGGAAACACACTCTTCAGCCTGCAACAAGGATATCCAGATTTGCAGAAAGTAATGGTATTGATAAAACAATCCTTACAAGATGTGGTAAAATTGAAAAAGCTATTTCATTACTTGAAAAATCAAAGAAATAATGGCAAAAGAACAAGCTCCTCAAAGTAGTCAGAAAAAATCTACTTCTGATGGTATAGGATTTAACAGATATCCTCAATGGTATAATGGTCCGGCAATGTTTGCTCCATTATTGCAACCCATTGAAAGACCAAATCTGAAAACAAGAGTTGTAGACAAAGGATTAGCCACCCAATTAGGAGAAGCAAGAAAAGAATTGCTTAAATCTCCTATACTTCAATCAGAAAAGGAAATGGAACTCCAAAAACTGAACGCTGGTATTCTTGCTATTAACAAATCAACAAAAGAAAAGCCACTTACAGAATATGAGTTAATAAAATTACTCAAATTCAGAACACCAAGAAAAAGACATACACCCAAACTTGAAAAACATATTGTCAAGCAAATGGGTCGTAAAAGAGGAAAACTTAAATTGGCTAAATTGTTGACAAATGGCAATAACAATTAATCAGAACAAGAACCCATTTGATAATCCATATAAATGGTTTATTATATGGGCTGTCATAATACTTGCTTTATTAGGTATTATGCTAATAGTATAATGGTTTGCCCAGATGGTGGAATGGTAGACACGAAGGACTTAAAATCCTTTGACTTAACAGTTGTGCAGGTTCAAGTCCTGTTCTGGGTACTAATTTAAAATAAATCAATATGAAAAATTTAGTAAAAATCAAACTTACCAAACTAAGCGAAAGAAAAGATGCAGAAGTACCAAATAATATTCAAGAGGGAGAATATCGTATTGGTTATGTTGATAAAGACAAACTTAAACCAATTGTTGGCTTAAGTTATGTAGTACCAGCAGTTGAACAAATAAACGATGAAGCAGTAAGTCCAATATTTCATTATTTCTATACATCACAAGTAATAGAGATTATTGATGAGTTAACATTTAAAACACTTAATTCAATCTATAAAATTGAATTATTATGAAAGAAGATCCATTAAGAGCATTTAAAGGAATTACAATGTGGTTCTTTATTGCAGTAATAATATGGATTATAATATTAAAACTAATATTATGAAAAAAGCTAAGGTTAAGTTAACTACTATCGCAGATTGGAAAGAAATAGTACAAATATATCGTGAATTTGAAAAAAGGAAAAAATTAAAAAAAATTAAAAAAATTTGGAAGTATATTAAAGGAATAAAATAGTTACTGTAGCAAATACTTCTTCCAGCAATGGATATATGCAGGATAGTCGAAAGACGAGGATAAGATGTGCATCCTATTTACTGTTCACGGACAGAAATGAACAGAGAGATTGTAGCTAAGACTAATCTCCGGTAACTATTTTTTTATTTGACCCATAGTGTAATTGGCAACACGTCACATTTTGGATGTGAAGAGTCCTAGTTCGAGTCTAGGCGGGTCAACTAATCACTAATCCTTACGTGAATTAAAATGAGTAAATGTAAATTAGATGAGGTGGATAAGTTGGAATACGAATTACCTCAAAAAGTTAAAATCAAACGAAAATCAAAAAATGGTAAAGTTGATAACAAGAGAAAACGCGTTAGCCCTTTTAAAGAGGCTGACAGAAAAGCTCGAAGAAAGCAACAAACAAATACTGATTGGTGAAGTAAAAGCTGTACGATTTGGTAAAGAGAAAGAATTAACAACAGCCTCTTTTCGTAAAGGACAACTTGTTTTTACCAGAAGAGGTATAGGTGTTGTTGAAGATAAATCTTGGACAAAAGGTTCTACAAATAAACTAATTGTACGTCATAGAAAAACTGGAAATAAAAACAGGTCTTTATATGATTTAAAAGATGTTATGAAATTAGTTGTTGTAGACAAGGATGGTAATAATATACCTATATCCCCAATGTTCTATGATCACCTTATTGCAAGTATTAATAAAAAAGTCAAATTTTATATTAATGCTAGGGATACTGCTATGCTTACAAGAAAACAACAAGAACTCCTTCGTAGAGATCAACTTGCAAGTTTAAAAGGTGCTTTTAACCTTATTACAGTATACCAAAATGAAAATTTATGGTAATCAAAATATAAAATAATCAAATCGTGGATAATACAGCTAAAAAATTAATAAGTCAAGAAGTAGTTAAAGATATGACTGAACAAAATCTCAATATTTTAAAAGAGATTCTGTTAACAGATCCTATTAAGATTAATTCAGCAATTGACATGTGGACTAAACGTAAATCTAAAGCAAGTGTCCCAGACCAAGCTCGATGTGAACGTAATATCAGAAATTTGTATTCTATTTTGGAAGAAGTAGTAAATACAACGATGAAAGTCTACAATATAGATTCTGAAAAAGAAACTACTATTGAAACTAAAGTAGAAACAACCGATGTTGTTGCTACAAAAGAAGAAACTACTATGGTTCATCAACCACCTGTTGTACAGGAAGTTGCAGAACAAACTGAAACTCATGAGTCCAAATTAAGGATTGTAAGAGATGTTGAAGATCCAAGGGAAAAATATAAGGATCTCATCAAAACAAAAACTATTGAAGAGTTAATAGCTCACTTTAGGACATTACCTAAAGAAGAAGCAACTGAAGCTGCTACTTTTATATTAGGTAAAGGTTTATACAAGGCTAAAAAGAATAAACCATGGCCTACTGACAGAATTGCAAACTGGTTAGTTTCAACTGTTTTTAAAGAAGTACAGCAACAAACAGAAGAAACTAATATTAGTTCTACTGATGAACAAGATCTGGAAGAAAAGTACAAAAGCATTGCTAATACAATGACATTAGCAGAGATAGGAGAATACATAAGAGATCTTGTAAAGAAGGATAAGTTTCATGATGCTTTGGAAATGGCAACATATATACTCTCGAAAGGATTATATGTTGATGCTCAAAAAGAATCTTTAAACTGGAACACAGAAACTATAACTGTATTCTTTGAACAGAGTACAGCTGGTTTATCTTCAGAAACAGTAATTCCTGATGCTGAAGAAGTTAAAGATGATGCTCCATTCTATGATATAACTTATGCAGAAATGTATAAACATATCGATGATGCTTCTAAAGTAGAAGGAGCTACAATGGAATCGTTGAAAGCGATATATATGGATTACTTAAACACTAATACAGCTAAATCAATTGAAAAAGTTGATGATCTTATTAAAGAAAGTAATGCAGATCAAGTTTGGGAAAGTTTATTTGCTCAAACAATTCAATATCGCATAAATGAAGTAAAAAGAAAGGCTGATTTGGCTAAATTTGAAGCAGAACATGCTGAAGAAAAAAATCAGATTCTTGAACAATTTATGGAATCTGATATTAAAGCCAATAAAGAAAAACTTGAAGCTGAAAAAGATTTTGCCCTTAATACTATAAAAGATCTCAAAAAGATTTTAACAGATAAAGGGTGGACAGATACTACCTTACCAAACGCAAGAGATATGGTAAAGGAATTAGCTAAAAGAGCTGCTGTAAATGTTAAATACTTTATGAAAAAAGATAATACAACTGAACCAACCCCTCTTCCTGAAAAGACAGAAACAAATGTTCCGGACAATGTGGCTATCATTGGCCCTGAAGTTCCTGTTAATAATAAATATCCGGAAATCGAAGATGAAGTTGGAAAGGCTAAATACCTAGAAGATGTACATTCTATAATTATAAAGTATACGGAACCTGATAAAGTAACTGCTGTGTTACAACTTGTAACTAATGCTTTCTTAAATAAACAAATATTTGAGAAATCAAATGATACAGAAGCTTTAAACTGGACTATTGAACAAGTAGAAGATTGGTTAGGGAAACTTGATCAAACTCCTGTTGTTGAAAAAAAACAGGAAGAAGTTACTACTAAAGAACCACTTATTGATGCAGAAACAGATATTTCTAAAACTACTGAAGAAGCCACTATTGCTACCGAAACTGTTGAAGAATCATCTGATACTAAACCAGATAACCCCTTTTATAAAATAAAGGACAAAGAAGATTTTCTTAATGCTGTAGCAGATAATATTAAGAGGTTAAAAGAAGAAGGACTTGATGTAAAAGCAATTCGTTCTACTATGGCTGATTTAATAATTGATGCTAGAATAAAAGCTAAAAAATCATTTGCTAGGAACGCTTATAAAAAAGCGGCTCCAGGTGAATTGTTTAACATGATAAACAAAGTAGCTATAGCTAATAATATTGAAGGCTTTATGAATGAACATAAAGACTAATATATTATAATAGTATATAGGTGTGACGCTTAAAAAATTCAATTAACATATTTAATAAATTGATTTATTTAGTTCATCCTTTTCTATTTAAATTGAAATATTATTTATGTGATTGGGCTAATATCGTAAGATAGGCGTCACACCTCTTTTACTTAAAATTATGGATAAAAAAGCATCTATTTGCCAGCGTATCATTTTCTTATCTGAACAAATTGCTTGTCATAAAAAGATAAATGATAAATTACGACATGTAAAATATTTATATAGTCGTTTAGCATCTGTTCCCCCATCAACAATATTTTTTAAAGAAATTGAAGATGAAAGTAAAAGAACTATAGAAGAAATGGAGCAAACTATATCTAAGCTTATGAAACCCTTAATGAAAGGAATTTCATTTGATATGGATATATCATCTTTATCTTCTAGAGATATATATAGAGGTTATATTGAGTTGTACGATTCAACTACAAATAAACAATATATATTATTCTTCAAATCATTTAACAATGGATTATTTAATATTGAAGAAGGCTCTCTTGAACTCAACGATAGAGGTCAATTAGAAAAGGTTTTAGAAGATATAAAACCTATAAAGAAAACCCAGGAAGCAAAAACTTTATTCGATGTAATAATGAATCAAAAATAAAATGAACAAAGTAGTCGTAGTTAGCTCAGGAATGAGTGACTTAGATAAGGATTTAGTAAAAACCTTATTCAAGCTCAAGGCACTTTCACTCGAATACGTAGAGGAAGTTGTTGGTGTATATTCTGCTCAACGTAGAATTATAGACACTGCTCACAAACTCATTGATTATATGAGTGAATTCTCAAGAACAGATTCATTTTTCTATATTTTTATGGGAGATGAAACTGAAGAAAACTTAAAATTAATAGTAAATACAGTTGTTGAAAAAACAGATAAAACCAAATATTTTGCTGTAAAAATTCATAGCAACTGGTTAGACTTTTCTGTTAATCAGTTAAGTTTAAGCGGTAAAATGTTCACTAAAGTTAGGTAATATGGTAAGCTATCAATCTACAATAAGAACCATACTAAGAGCTTTATCCGATCAAGATAAAGAAGAATTATCTATTCTGGTAGCTTATTATGGACGTCAGATTGAAGATGATGAAACTCCTATTATATTTATTAAAGAAGACAAAGAGCACGTATTATGTAGATTAGCGCTAATGATACTTGGCTTAGATTTTGCTGTAATACCTACAACAATGTCTAATGCAGAAATAACATCTTCTTTTACAGATTTTAGTAAGGGAGTCATTATAACTGATAATATAGAAAATGTTGAAAGTAAATCTCTATTGTTTCGTACACTAGATTTTTATCCTGACAACTATAATGTAAAATCAGAGATATTTGACGAAGAAGAATATCCTAACTGGACTATGATACTATATGATACAAAAAGAAATCAAGTAATGATTAACAGTACTTTATTTTCTTTATTATATGAAAATCTTGATATGAACTTCCAAAAGTATGGAATATTTTATCAGAGAGAATGTTCTATTCTTGCTGAATCAGAAGATTTCTTCTTATATTATTTAGTATCGAGATCCTACTCAAGAATACCATTTACAATAAATGAATATGAAAAGGAACAATTGCTTCTCATATCATATAACAATTACAAAACAATTTGGAAAGAAACACTATCCTTAACACTACAAAACAAAATATTCTTTAAATTATTCTTTAATAAGATAATAGGGAGAATTATTATGTTAATAGTAGTGAAAAGATTCTTAAAGCGATTTAAACTATTTAAAAAAATAGTTGTACTAGGATTAATTACTGATCCTATACTAGCGGAAGTATCAGAAAAACTTAGAAGTAAGAAAGTATTTAATACATATGGCGAAACTAGTAGTTTAATGGCTACTGGTATGTCACAGAAACCAGGACATATATCTATAATACCTGGTCTTTCTACAGCTTCTATCTCATTAAAGGAAAGCTCAAAGAATTTTAGGATTCTTTCTAAAGATAATGATGTAAATACATTTGATAGAGTATCAAACGTTATGTTATCTTTTCGAACAAATAACTTATTATTAAACGTAATAAGCGATTCGTTATTTATAATAAATGGTGATTATGCAAAATTCCTAGGACACGCTTTTACAAATGGAGTATGCCCTATACATATTGAATCAATTTTTAACTCATTCCCATTTATCAAGGATTCTGCTTTAGTATTATGGAAAGGAAACTATCATCTTTTATTAGATGTAGATGAGGCAATACTTGAAGCAAATAACATCAACTACGTGTTCTTTAATAAGATTATGAAAGGACAAGTAGATAAAATGAATGAACTTGTATTGCCAAAAGCGATACAAATAAAAACTTTTGGACAAGTCCCATGTTCTGTGCCTAACTATAACAGACTGGGCCTATTAAATAAAGATTTTCTATATAATGTAGAATTCATTGTTTGATAGTAGAGACGTTAGTTGCCGTCAATAATTAGTATAATGAGTAGATCTACCGGAGATTGCTGATACATTAGAAAATAATACGGGTTACACACATTGACGCACTGAACAGTACATTTAATAATCTATACTACTAATAATTTTATAGGTGTAAGGGACAGCAAATCTCTTAGATAATGTACAACATGCTGTGCTGATGTTAACATAATGTTAACTAAACGCAATAGACTTTGCCTATGTGTCTTCTAATTGCATAAATTATACTCGTGACGAACAGGGTGGAATTCCCAATGAAAAATACATTGTCTCTAAGTCACAGACTAGGTTGCTATGCTAGAAATGAGAGCAAAACCTATCAAAGGTAAAGGCATCGTGTTTGTATTACGAAAGTATATGCCAAACTACACGTAAAAATAAGTTTTAGGTACGACTACCAGTAACCAAATCTGGGTTGAATAAAAAAGCTAGGATCTGACCCCTTCTTAACAAAGGAATAACTAGTGAGATGTCGAAAAATTATTGGAAAGTATTAAACTTATTGGTAAATTGGGTGCTATAATCAAATAGCTTCGAGGTTGAAATCCTCCACGCGTATCCAAGAGAGGCCGTTAACAGCCGTAGTGCAAAGGGGCCCAATCGCTTAAAAGTACAGTAGCTAGAAACTGTATTTGATAGTCACTAAGTTAATTAATATTGGAAAATAATGCTTTATCGGGTTTAATGTTTTAGATTAAATATGTTAGACTGCACAGATAATATATTGGCGTAAAATAGGAATATATTACAGCAAGTGACATCGAAGAATATTAAACAAGCCGAACTGAGTCGGATAGTATACTCAGAAACGCAACTAATGATATATTTGTGAAACATTTTATATAAAGAAGTGCGAAACAAGTTCGGTAAATCATTTCTTACTGGAACTGACTAGTGTGAAAACTGTTAGCTCTATATCTACAACAGATGTAGTGAAAGTAGGGAGGTTTGAGGCCCGTCTAGTAGTAGCTGCTGATGTGAAAGTCAGATTACGCGTGTCGTTAAAATTATTTTTTGTATAAAGGGAGTAATAAATATGGAGGTGGAGCAAGGATCAATATAGAAATATATTTGCCAGCTAAAATTATGCATGTTTATTGAAAAAACAAAACTCTACTGCTATCGTAAGCTAGTACATTGATACTTAATTACCATGTCAATAGCTGTAGAGTGAGCAAACAAAACCTTATGGTGAGTATATGCTCATCTAAAAGCAACAGAGAGAAAGGAAAAGTGTTTTACTTGTCTGACGATGAGATTGCATTTCTCGTTTGTTTATCACTCTACTTATTTTTTAATTAATAACCACTTAAATGAAAACAAATTACTATTTTGAGTTACTAACAAACTGTAGTCCTATAGTAAAAGGTGGTGAATTAATTAAAGATTCGAATGTAGGAGGAATAAAGAATACATACAATGTTTATAAAGTTTATAGTATATTTACTGTAAGCTTATATAAGCGTCATTTGGGTAAAGTCATTCTACTAAGACCATATAAATCAATATGGAATAAAAGAATGTCAAGGTTACCAAAAATTTATTGGGGTAAGGATCCCATTTTTATTAATATGTGGTTATTGTTAACAAAGGATTATGATAAACTAAATGTTTCATTTGGTTCAACGAGTGTATTGATGTATGAAAGCACCACCCAAACTAAAACTATTAGTATATTAAATGTACAATTCGAATCCAAATTAATAAAGAAATTCCTAAAAACAAATCAATCCTTTAGTATAAATCAAAAATAACTAAAATCATGGCAAAGAAAAGTTTTATTTCAGCAGATGCAACAGAACAAGTTATCACAAATAACATCAAAGAACTCTTAAAAGAGGAAACAAGGAACAGAATTCCTTCAATGTTTACTGAATCTTATATGCTTGCGGAAGCAGATGCAGAAGATGGCGTAGCTGAAGGTAAAGTCATCAATGACCTTGATGTAACAAGTTTTGCTACAATCAAGGAGGTCTTCGTAACTTCTATTGTTTCTGTCGACAACGGAAAAGCAATAAGAGTTAACGGAGAAATCGAAATTCCACTGGAATCAGGGAGAAAAGTTTCACTCTTCGAAACTTTGTTCACAGACAAGAACGAAGCCATTGCAAGATGGGAAGATTATATGGAACAGAAACTCAAGGTTGCCCTTGACAAACAGAATGCTTACAACAATCTTGTTGGCTTCCTGAAAAATCAGATCTCAGAAAGAAACTTCTAGTATGAAAAAATTACTAGGTATTTTTCTGATAAGTATTTTGAGTTTGTTTTTAATACAAGCTCAAGATAATACATCTAAATCTTATGCTGTTTCAGCAGGTGACACTGTGACCGTAACAGTAAAGACTACAGATGTGAATCTTCCTATTAAGGATACCAAAATGATCTATGATCAAATTGATAGACTTAAGGAATCAAACAAACTAGAATATGATGCTATGATTAGTAAACTAAATTTAGTAAACAGTAAAATTGATAATATTGTTTACAAAGAAAGTGATGCTAAAATAGAATATATAGCAGCAAATTTTGGTATGACAGAGAAAGATATAACTAATACAATTCGACGAAGTAGCGCATTTACAATAATTGCATGCATCATTCCTATAGTACTATTATTCTCTGTATGGTGGAAATTATATAAGTTCCGACAACTAGAAGCCAGTAATGCCTTAATATGGGTGATACTGATGCTAGTTGTTGCACTCGTTACTGGGTTTCTTATCAAATTTACACTTGAACATCTATTTAATCAAGACATGGCCGTCTTGACACATCTACAAAACTTATTGTGAAAAAATCATGTTAAGTTCAAATTTCGCTTTATCAAGACTTCTTAGAAAGAAGTTAAAAGAGGTGATACAATATTCTGAAGACTTTTTAGGATACAAATATGTTAAGGTGAGGAGGACCGGCAAGGTCCTTCTTGCCAAAAACATATTCCAGTTTATATTTAAGCCAGTAAAGCTTAATTTAAACCAGGTATTATCTCATATAGATACACACATTGTTAATGATGTATCAATCCCTGAAAAGATTGATGTATTATATACAGCTATATTAGCGAAAAAATACAACTTAACCCAAACAAAGGAACCGTCTCTCACATTGAGAGCATTACTGCGTATGGGAGCCTTAACAGACTCTCGTTATGCTGAAGGATATATTAACTTAATCTATGGTTATGTAAAGGATAAATACAGTGCTAATCTATTAAGTATAATTGAAATATTAACCACGTCTAAAAACGTTGTTAGACCTTCTGCTGACAGGACTGATAAAGTTGTTATTAATGCTATACTGAGGTCTCTTAGCTTATTAAGAGCTCCTCCTAATAGAGTAACAATAGGGCTACTACGAGTAGCTTAAAACAAATTAAAAAGATGGGTGGTAGTCTATAAGGGCTACCATCTATCTTATTTTTGATAACCTAATATACCTACTTTAACAAACACTTTCAGTAACTTTACAAATCTTTTACCGTAAATAAAGAACCAATCTTAATCAAGCTTTTGGAAAAGTTAGTATATCAACTAAAGAGATATACAAATATGAACCAAATCTTTAATTATGAAGAAGCTTTTAATAGCTTTTTCTGTGTTAATTCTAACAACTTTAAATAGTTATGCTCCTACTTATGATAAAGAGTATATAGAAAATACAGAAAAGTTAACAAAAGTGGTAAACATTAGTAAAGAGCTGGATATAAATGAGATAGGAATATCAAATATACCATTAAATCCTTTTATTGATTTAAACAATGAACAGGAATTTAAACTTTCAAGTAAATATGGTTATAGAATGCATCCTATACTAAAAGCAGTTTTACTGCATAAAGGTATAGATGTTATTGTTGAAAAAAACGAACCTATTTTAGCATCTGGTTCAGGTCAAGTAATAAAAACTGGATACTCCAAATTCGGGTACGGTAATCACGTGATTATCAAACATAATGATGAATATAGTACATTATACGCCCATCTAAACGATATCAATGTAAAAGAAGGAGATTATGTACATTATGGAGATGTAGTCGGCTTAGGCGGACAAACAGGCCTCGTATGGGGTAAAAGCTGTCATCTTCATTTTGAATTAAGAAAGAACAATACTGCGATTGATCCTCTTAAATTCATAGGAGCAAAAACTGGTGAAGAATTTGCTTATAAAATGTATCAATTAAAGGAAACCAACGACTATTTATTTGGAGTAAGTTAATAGAGTTACAGGCACTCTAAGAATAAACAAATCAATTAACATGAATTTCGCAGAAAAAACTTTTAAACTTGAAAAACTAATTGATGTAAAGTCTGGTATTGAAGAATTTATTAAACTAAAGATAGATGAAAAGTCTAAATTATTATACTCGAAAGAGTATTCAGTTGATAAAGACAAAGATATAGACGATACTATTGCCACGTTGGATGAACAACTTGTAGAAGTTAAGTTGGCTATCCAAATAGCAAATACTAATGAGAAACACGAAGACGGTAATACAAACAATCATTACATATATTTGTTATCCTCATTAAACAGAAGATTAGCAATGTTACGTGAATTAGAAAAAAGGGGAGAAAATCATCTCTTTTTATTTTCTAAAGAAACGACAAAAGGCCCTAATGCGGCCCATAACAAAAAATTACGTGAGCGTCTTACTACAAAGAAAGAAGCTGAAAAACGTATGAAAGAAATTGCTAATGAAATTGTAAAAATTGAAACTTCTATTTCAGAAATAAAACCAAAACTAACAGAATTTAACAAACGTGTCGAAACGAAGGTTAAAGTTTTTGAAGGACTTGAAAAATTCTTTTAATCTGAAATAATAATTATATTAGTAGGGTTTGTGATGTATTAGTTCCCAGGTTAGGAGCCAGGTGATGACGATACTAAATCAAGCCCTGCTATTTTTATCGACATACATGAAAAGTTTTGAACTATCAGATAACTTTATAAAGAAATATAAATCAATAGATCCAGGATTTGGATTTAATGGTTTAGGGGAGATTACATTTTACCGTACATACTCCAGACAAAAAGAAGACGGTGTTAATGAACAATGGTATGAAGTAGTACGTAGAGTAGTAGAAGGTTCGTTCTCTATGCAAAAGAATCATATCACAGAATACAATCTTGGTTGGGATGAGAACAAAGCTCAAATACAAGCACAAGAGATGTATGAAAGAATCTTTAAAATGAAATTCTTACCTAGTGGTAGATCATTATGGGTAATGGGCACAGATGCTATATATAACAAAGGTCTATATGCTGCACTTAATGCATGTTCATTTGTATCTACAAAAGATATTAGTAAAGAACTTACTAAACCTTTTGAGTATATGATGGATATGTCCATGTTAGGTTGTGGTGTAGGCTTTGATATAAAAGGTGAAAACCAATTGCTTATAAGAAAACCTAAAGGTGAATTTCAATATGCTATACCTGACACAAGAGAAGGTTGGGTAGAATCTCTAAAGTTCTTGCTCGAAGCATACTTTATAGGTTCTTCATTACCTATATTTGATTATAGTTTATTAAGATTAAAAGGTGTACCAATAAAGACTTTTGGTGGTAAATCATCAGGTCCAGAACCTTTAATCAAATTACATCTTCAAATTATAGAAAAATTAAATAAAAGAATAGGCGAAAAATTAACTGCAACAGATATTACAGATATAATGAACCAAATAGGTTGTTGTGTAGTAGCAGGTAATGTTCGCAGATCAGCTCAAATTGCATTAGGTAATCCTACAGATGAATACCTTAAACTTAAGGACTATTCATGGGATAACTTCAATATGAGATATGTTGGTTCTAACTCTAAAAGAGCAGAATGGGGATGGACTTCAAATAATACAGTATTTTCTACAATAGGAGATGATTACACAAAGTTAGCAGAACAAGTATCTGTTAATGGTGAACCTGGTTTCTTTTGGATTGATAATACTCATAATTATGCTCGTATGAATGGTGTAGTAGATACTACAGATAATAGAGCAGAAGGCACCAATCCATGTGGTGAACAGCCACTTGAGTCATATGAAATGTGTTGCTTAGTTGAAACATTTCCTACAAGACATGACAATCTTGAAGATTTCTTAAAGACATTAAAATATGCATACTTATTTGCTAAGACTGTTACATTAGGTAAGAGTCATTGGGCAGAAACTAATAGGGTACAAATGCGTAATAGACGTATAGGTACATCTATAAGCGGTATAGCACAATTCATTGGCACTAACGGTGTTGAAGAATTAAGGAAATGGCTTGAAGCAGGTTATACTACAATTAAGAAATACGATCAAATATATTCAGATTGGTTATGTGTACCTCGTTCTATACGAGTAACATCTGTAAAACCATCTGGTACAGTTAGCTTATTAGCAGGTGTAACACCTGGTGTACATTTTCCAGAAAGTACATATTATATAAGGAGAATACGTTTCTCTACTAACTCATCGTTACTAAAAACAATTAAGAATGCCAACTACAATATTGAAAAAGACTTAGATGATCCAGATCATACAGTTGTAGTAGAAATACCAGTAGAAGTTAAGAATTGTAAAACAATTGATGATACTAATATTTGGGAGCAGTTAGCCATAACAGCATTTCTACAAAAATATTGGGCAGACAATCAGGTATCCTCAACAGTTACATTTAAACCTTGGGAAAAAGACCAAATTAAAACAGCATTAGACTATTACCAATATCAATTGAAACTTATTAGTTTTCTTCCAAAGACAGATAGCAAGATCTATCCTCAAATACCATATGAAAAAATTAGCAAAAAGGAATATGAAGAAAAAGTAAGTGTAATTAAACCTGAATTATTAAGGTTTGATAAGGTAACAGATAAAGCTGAACCAGAATTATACTGTACCAATGATACATGTACAATTAAATAAATCAAACTATTAAATATGGCCAAATCAAATAGAGTCAATACTAAACAAACAAAAGACGAATTAGAAATATCAGGTGATATAAAATCTACAAGAAAATATGCAGAAAATATTATACTTGATAGATTTCTAAAAAAAGCAAAAGTCAACTTATCTATATGGAAAGTAGACAGGTATCAAATTGGTTCCTGGGATGTTACTATGAAATTAGATAAAGGTAAAGACAGTCCTAAATTTCCAAAAACAGTAACTAACTATAATATAAAAGTATGGTTAAAAAAAGAGATTATTAATCTCGAAGAATCTTTAACAAATTTAGTTAAAACTATACCATTATTTCAATATTCTTCTACAATGCCCATGACAAGAGATCAAAATGGTATTGCATTAGAAATAGCTACATTAGATGCTCATTTTGGAAAATTAGCATGGTTAATGGAAACAGGTTATAGAAATTATGATACTAAAATATCATTAGAAGATTATGCATATGTTACAGATAAACATTTACAATGGTCTTCTAATTTTAAAGTAAGTAAAATATATTATATAATTGGACAAGACATATTTCATATTGATAATATGGAAGGACGTACTACAAATGGCGAACATTCGTTAGATGTAGATGGTAGAATAACTAAAATTCAAGATAAATCTTTTGAAATTATAGTTAAAAATATATATGCTTGTAGAGCAGTTGCTCCAGTTGAGATCATATGGTCTCCTGGTAATCATGATTACTTAGCATCATATATGTTATGCTTTGCATTAAAGGAGCATTTTAGAAAAGACGAATATGTTACTGTAGATATAGGTAAAAATCCAAGAAAAGCCAGATTATGGGGTAACCTACTAGTAGGATGGACACATCGTATAACAGGACGATATAATAACTGGGGAAATGAATTAGCTCAAGCTTTCCCAGAACTGTGGAGCAAATCTATATTTAGAGAATGGCACCATGGAGATCAACATAAAAAACAAGATATAAAGTCTGTTCCAGTATTCACAAGTGGTGGTGTATTGTGTAGACAATTAACTGCATTATCCCCCGTAGACAGATGGCATTTTGATAATTTATTTACAGATGCTATTCCAGGTGGTGAATCATTTTTATGGTCTGCTTCAGAAGGCATATTTGCAAATTTCATAGCATGGACTGGGCAATATGAAAAGAACAGAGATTATCTCATAAACAAAGAATAGTAATACTTACTACTCAGAGTATTACTGTAAGGAAGTGATTTTTAAAATGAATATTAATTATCAAAAATATAAGAACATGTCAAACGATAAAAAAATTGAAAAATATCTGCAGATCCTGCAATTACGTGCTAGACTGACAGAATTAACTGAAGCCAGGGCTTATCTTGGTAACACTCAGTATTTCTCTACCAGGCGTAGGGTTTTAGCACAGGCTATTGAAGCTGCCGTATTAGACCTTCTTGGTCTTCAGCAAAAGTTAGCTCGTCCCATAAAGACTGTAGTTGTAGAAGTTGAACGCGAAGTTGGAAATGATTTCAGCTTTGGTGATATGGAATTATCTGTTGAAAAGTCGTTAGTAAACGAAGAACAGTTTAATCCTGTTAATTCAATTGCACGAGCATTTGGAATTCAGATTCCGAAGGATATGTCTAATGTAGACCAGTATCTCGTAACTGAGATAAGGGGCTTACTTAGATAAGGAAGGTTAGGGGGCTACGGCCCCCTTCCTTTTATACTATAGGTTATGAGTAATTGCATATTTCCTATGGTTAATGCATGGGTAAGTAAAAAACCAGTAAAATACTGGAGAGCTTTTACACCGAGAGACATACCACATCATGACTCAAAACAAAAAGCTGTATTATTCTATGAATGGAATGATAAAGGTAAATTTTGGGGAATTAATTCATTACCTGCTCCTAGTCGTTCTTGGTCTTATAATAATATCAAGAATATAATAGCCAGAGGAAATAAATTAATAAAAGGTGGTATACACGAAACTGTTATTGTAGAAGTACATCCTAAGTTTAGGATAGGAAAATACAAAAATATTGAAATTCTTAATATATATTCTGAAAATACACAGTGGAGGAGCGATCTTACATATAAAATATATGAAACACAATATTATATTAAGTATAATAATAATGTAACAATAGTAACAGAAACAGAATTAATTAATATGACAACAAAGTCAAATTGTTGCTTTGTTTATACTTATCAGAAAGGTAAAAATACCTTTTTACATATAAAAAGTAAAACAAATGACCCTCAACGGGAGAAAAAACAAGTTATTGACATATTATCTACACCAGGTTTAAAATTTCATTTTCCAACTAATCCATCTTTTCAGTATAATAAGTTATCAGGAGAAGAATGGAAGTATATATCTACAGATAATCTTCCTAAGAAAGTATGGAATATAGCAAAAGCTAGTCAACCTACTGTAGAATATGACAATGATAAAAATGTATATAACATGCATTTTACCTTCATGAATTTAAAAAAATATTATGAAGGACAAATTGCTAAAATTAAATCATCCAATATACGAGATGATTTAGATTCAGCATTTTTAAAGGCTGCTATGACAAATCGTACAAAAACAGCCTCATCCCACAATAGAAACAGGAGTAAAGTATCCGGACGCCGGTATAAAAGGTCTTTACGGGATGATTCTTCTAAGGAACATCATAAACACGATGCGAAAGAAGAAACAGTATATGTAACGTATACTAAACAAGAAAAGAAGTTCAAAAAAGTACCTGAAGATTTAATTATACATAAAAAAAAGCTTACTGTTTCGCGAAAAGAAGTAACTTTTGAAGATGCAGAAATATTTCAAAGGTGCCCAAGATGGGCTGCTTTAAAACTTCAGGTACAAAATCCTGATGTCAAAATTTTAACAATACTGGAATACAACAAGTTGCGATCCACTAAATATCAGAAAGATAAATCTGCGGAGTCTATCTTGCATCCTGAAGGAACTTTCAACAGAAAGTTACGAAGATTAGAGAAAGGTAAGAATAGAAAACGTAGTAGAGTAGTTCATACTCAATATGTTTCTAGAGAAATTAGTGATAATAAAATAGGAAATTATCCCCATGCCAAACATGCAAATGTAGACGGGGATAAATTTATTACACCTAGTAGTATAACTGGTGCTGTTATAAAAGTCGGTAATAGGTTAGTTGCAAAAGACTCACTTAAACCAATCTATCATCATGTGAAAAACGATAATAGAATAATAACGAAGCATAATGCTAAAAAGCAAACTGTTTCGCCTCTATTGCAAGAATTAAAAGACAAATATGGCTCTAGTGATAGACGCTATACTAATAATTCTGATGTAGAAAATTGGTCTATACAATTCTTTGTAGTACTTAGGATGATAAAAGACCAGGAGCGTCATAAAAAAGTAATAAATTACATTACTAAGAAATGTGGATTCTCTAATGAATTTGCCGAAGGGCTCGTTAAGTATCTACAATTGACTAGGAATGGCGATCCAACAAGAGAACATAAACGGAACCCTGTAGTACGTTATAAGCGTATAAAGGTAACAAAGCCCCATTTACAAATTAATAGTCCTGATCCCAGGCAACCCATTGTCATAGAACATGAAGTTGCTAATGAAGATGAGGGTGGTGTAAAAAACATAATCACAGAAAATGCTTATGTTAGATATAATAAAAAGAGCGGATTGAAGTTCTTTACATATAATTTAGAAACCAACGAACACATATTCGTATGTGACGCTAAAACTATTAAGAAGTGGGTTTATGTTCAAGAGTATAAAGAAGATATTAACAAAGCCAAATGGCATGAGTTAGTAACTGTATCTACTAAAGAAGTAGATGCTATTCAAAATATTCCATTTAGATTAGAAAGAAGAGTAAAAGGCGGTAGACCAAAGAAATGGCTAAGCCCAATACCATCAGATAAAACAGTCAAGTATATAATAAAATTGTTACTTGCTCACAAGAAAAATAACAATGATATACTGTTATATTCTACAATACTTAATAAAGTTATGAACGAATATAAAGATAGTACTGATCTATATGAAAAATTGAGATTTACTTTATACCATAATTATAGTGATTTAGGTAAATATATTGTTACAAAGATAAAGGCAAACAAAATGGATGACCCAGATCTTGTAACATTCATGGAAGACCTAATGAACCCCCATTTTAATTAAGGCCACTAAGAGCCCTTCTAGGCAACGATTAACTTTAAGTTAATTATATACACAGGTTAGATCCTGGACTGCATGAGAAGGGCTCTAATGCCTTTTAAATACGAAACTATGAACATTTACGTATATGACATAGAAGTAATGATAAATTACTTTGCTGTAATATTTAAAAACGTAAATAGTCAAACCATAAAAGAATTCATTGTATACAAAACAAGAAATGATATAGATGATTTATATGCTTTTTTAGATGCTAGTAAAAACGATTGGATAGTAGGATATAACTCCTTTAACTATGATGATCAGATAATGGCATTTATATATAATAACTATGATCGATTATTTAAATATGAATTCGCTGAAAATATTACTGCGTTATTACATGCTTTATCAAATGATATAATATCAGATGATAAAAGACAAAAAGATTACAACATACCATTTCAAGGAATAGACCTAATGAAAGTAGGTAACTTACTACATAAATCATTAAAACTTGTAGCAGTTAACCTTGAGTGGCATAAAATACAAGACCTACCATTAAAACATACTGTGATGGTAGAAGAAAAAGACTTACAGTTATTACATGAGTATAACCTTAATGATGTACTCATAACAGAACAATTATATATAAAGTTAAAAGATGCTTTAACATTACGTTGGGAAATTAGTCAGAAATATAGAATAAATGTCATATCAGAAAGTAAGAGTGGCATGGCTAATAGACTATTAGAAAAACTATACTCTGAAAAAACAGGTATACCTGTAAAGGAACTCAAAAAAATGAGAACCAATAGAGAGATAATACATTTTGAAAACGTAGTACTACCAGAGATTAACTTTCAGACACCAGAATTAAATGTTATATTATACAAACTATTAAGATCTGTATATTATAAAGGACAGCCTTTTATACGAAGAAACATACCATATAATGGTGTAATCTATAAAATGGGATTTGGTGGATTACATTCTGATGATAAACCTGGTTCATTTGAAGCTACTGAAACTGAAGATATAATTGATTGTGATATTTCTTCAATGTATCCAACATTAATAATTAATTATGATTTTGTGCCTGCTCATTTAGGTTCTAATTTTATAACCTTATATAGAGAAATAAGAGATAGAAGACTTGCTGCTAAACATGCTGGTCAAATGAATGAAAGCGACACATTAAAAATTACAATTAATAGTGTATTTGGTAAAACTGGTAATGAAAATCACTGGTTGTATGACCCTTTAGTAACATTAAGGACTACAATTAATGGTCAATTATTTATGTTAATGCTTATAGAAAGATTAACAATGGCTGGCTTTAAAGTTATATCCGCCAATACAGACGGCGTGATAACTATTGTACCAAAAGATAAAAGAGAATTATATGATAGTATATGCAATATATGGTGTGAAGAAACAAAATTTGAATTGGAATTCACAGAATATAAAAGATATATAAGAAAGGATGTTAATAACTACATTGCTATAACTAAGGAAGATAAGATTAAAGTCAAAGGAGACTTTATTCAGAAAATGGAATTAGAAAAAGGTGTAGACAAACCTATTATTGCAAAAGCATTATATGACTATTTTGTTAATGGTATTAAACCAGAAGAAACAGTTAAAAATTGTAATGATATATTAAAATATTGTGCTGCTAAAAAGATTGACTCTAAATTTGAGAATTATCTATATTATATAGAAGATTATGAATTAAAGAGAAAGCCTTTACAAGATACAGTACGATTTTATATATCAAAGTCTGGTTATCAATTATATAAAGTTGATAAGAAAACAGACGAAAAGATTAACTATTGTGTAGGATTTAACGTTAGATTATTAAATGATGTAGATAAAAATACACCATTTGAAGAATATGGCGTTAATAAGAATTACTATATATCAGAAATATATAAAGTAATCAATCAAATTGAAGACAAACAACTCAAATTATTTTAAAATGTCTAACAAACAATTATATAGGTCTTTATTATCTGATAAAGTAGGAGAAATTCTACATCAGATAAACGCAGAAGACAAAAAGAAAGAAGAACAACGTACTCATAAAATGATTGAGAACCTTGTTATAGCTAGAAGGAAGCAACCATCTATTGAAGATGCAAGAGTATATATTGAAATACTAAAACAGGAATATCCATTGTTTATGGATATGTCTGATTGGCATATTGCTCGATTGTTATTATCAGAATTAGATGTTCGTATGGAACCTCGATTAGTGGCTTTGTCATTAAATAGAATACCTTATAGTCTATATAAAACAATAACTTACATGAGATAAATGCTTATAACACTTAATACAGATTCTATAAAACAGCTTAATGTTCAATTAGAACATTATATTTTTCTATTATTAGCTGCTGAACAAAAACAGGATCTATTTGATCATTATTTTTCAAAAGATACCAGAGATGTCCTATTAAAAGAGGATTTAATAGAAAATGTAGAAGAGTGCAAGTTAACAGAAAAAGCAAAAAATATTGTTTATGGTGATAACCTTTTTAAAGAGTTCACAAATGAATTCCCACAAAAAGTCACCAGAACAGATGGAACAGTCGATTTTCTAAGAACTGATTTGGTCAATGCAGAAAATTTATATCTGAGCTATGTTGGCCGTAGCAGAGACAAACATAATCATATCATAAAATGTCTGAAAGCTGAAGTAAAGCAACGTGAAGGAAACGGATCAATGCCTTATATGAAGCGAATCTTTACGTGGTTAGCCAGCAAAGGCTGGCAATCATATGAAGATATAGTTGATGAAGTATTAACTTCCAATAAAGACTTGGGATATGGAACAACGCTTGTCTAACGACAAAACCCCACAATTAAAGCATATTTCTAAAGCCGCTGAAGAGATAGTGTCGTATATTGACAATCGTCGTAAAGGCATTGTTACATCACTAAAAACAAAGTGGACTAAGTTTAATCATGCTACTATGGGAGGAATTGAACCCAATATCATTATGACCATCGCTGGTATTAGTGGTAGTGGTAAATCGTCCTTTGTAAACAGTTTAGAAACCGATTTAGTTGATCTGAACAAGAGCGAAGACCTCATAATCTTATCATTTAATTTTGAAATGTTAAGTAGTAAGCAAGTAGGTAGGAAACTATCTTACAAACTTACTAAGACTACTGGAGAATTATATTCCAGTGGATATGATGGAGATCCTGTATCAGATAATTTATTTGAAGTAATTGAAAAAGAAGCAGAACATATAAAACATTATCCCGTATATTATGTAGATGTACCATGCACAGTGGATCAGATACATGATACTATACGTAAATTTCAATTTAGCGAGAAAACTAAAGATAAATGGCTAGTAGTAATACTTGACCATACTTTGTTAACTCGTGGAAGAGCAGGAGAACAGGAAAGGGAAACCTTGGCAAACCTGCAAAAAGTCTTTATGGAAGTAAAGAAAACCGGTAAAACTACCGTTATTCAACTTAGTCAAATGAATAGGGATATTGAGTCGTCTGAAAGGATAACCAATCAAGCTATGCATTTTCCAATGAGACGTGATTTATTTGGATCTGATTCTTTATTTCAAGCCTCAGATTACGTAATTGTCCTCCACCGCCCTGAATTATTAGGTATAAAAAGTTATTCTCCAAATAATTGGCCTGTACAAAACAAAATATACATGCATTTCCTAAAAATCAGGGAAGGTGAACCTAAAATACTAAGTTTTATAAATAATCTTAAGTATAACAGAATTGACGAATATTAACAAATTTTTTAACATATTTATGAACAATAGAATTGCGATAATATTAGACGATATAACTCAGGCAAAAAAACAAGGTTGCTGGGCAAAGTTTAAGAATTTATTAAAAAGAAAGGTTCGTAAGAACCAAAGACATCCTATTCTTTCATTACAAAACGGGGATGCCTTAATACTTGAACTTGATGATACGCAAGCTTCGTATTATGCTGAAAGAGACTACTTACAGTTATTAACCAATGGTTATGTAAGGTCGCCTTTAGCAACATTAGTGCCTGAAGAAAATACATTTTTCTTTATGAAGAATTATAACCAAATTTTTGAATTATTACAGAATTTACTTGATCTTGAAGATGACGAACAGGGAGTAATCCGTGTTGTTGTTCAGGAACCCGTAAGGCGTGTAAAACCTGTAATTCGCTTTAGGGCGCAAATAAAAGAAAAGATTACCATTTTTGAACGGTTTGTTAAGATTGGTTGGAATACTTACAAACGTAAGTACAGCTTCCTTAACAATTGTGATTTCATCGAAGTAGACGGAACAGTGTTCTACATTAAGATGGATCGTTACGGAAATGAATATCTTGCTTAATTAATAATCATGTCGCTATACACGGCTACGGTTAAGGTTATTCACCGCCTTCCAAAAGCAAAGAATATGCTACCGAGGTAAGAAATTAACCCAAGAGCAATTTCGGTTACTTAACTAGTGACTATTAATATAAACAAAAAATGTCAACACCCTATCAGATAGCTTTAGTAGGTATGTCTGGTAAGGGAAAAACAATGGCTTTACGTGATATGGATCCCAACACATGTGGATTCATAAATGCTGAAAGCAAACCATTACCTTTTATCAACAAATTTAAACATTACTGTACTCCTAACAGTTGGCAGGAAACTTATCAGAAACTTATCGAATATGGCAAAAACCCAGAGATTACGGAAGTGGTACTGGACAGTTTTTCCGCTTACATTGACAGCTTGCTTAAAACAGCAAGAGAAATAAAAAAAGGTTTCGATACCTGGAATTACTACAACGAAGAAATAGGTAAACTTATGTTTCTTATTAAGAAATATCCAAAAGATATAATCGTTACAGCACATTCGGCAAATGTCGAAACAGAAGAAGGCGTTGCAGAAAGACGTATTGCTGTTAAAGGCAATGAATGGAATAAAACTGGTGTAGAAAAAGATTTTACTATTGTGTTATTTGCAGAAGTTAGTCTTAACTCTGGTAAAAGAGAATATACATTAAATCTCTTATCAGATGGAAAGACATCTGCAAAAACCCCACCTATTTTCATAGAAGAGGGGAAAGAATCTATACCAAACAACGCACAGACTTTTTTACAACACATAAGAAAAGTACTAGCTAACAATAATAATTAGGAATTTTAAAAACATCGCACATGTATAATGTAACAAAAGATATTAATTCGGAGAGCAGGTCAAACAACTTTATGGGACCTGGTATCCATGAGAATGCAGAACTTAAGCATAGTGAAGAAGGCAAATATCCTATTGTATATGGCGAATCAAAAAGAGGTAACAAGTTTGCAGCCTTTCATTTTGTAAATGATAAAGGAGAAATATTGATCCATACTGAGTATGAACCCTCAGATGAAGATCATGAGAAACTTGAGAACAAAACATTAAATCAGATCAAGAGGTTTAAACATATAATTACGAAGTTTGTACCCGAAGAAAATTTTATCTTTGAGGCAACAAATTTTGAAGATTTTGTTAATAAATCTATCCAAATACTAGGAACTAACTATGTTGGTAGAAAATTAAGAATTAAGGTTGTACTTAACTCTAATGATTATACCACATTGCCAAATTATGTACCTTTTATTGAAACTATGGAAGTAACTAAAAGTAAACTTTCAATAAATACTGCTATGGATAAAGTAGTAAAAGAAGGCCGACCAGACGTAGAGGTTGCATCGGGTGTAAATCCTTTTGCACAGCCTATCGAAGTAGCAGATGCTACTGGAGAGTATGGAGCCAATGTCCAACCGACAATGGATTCTGATACAGCTGAGAACTTACCTTTCTAATATAATTAGGGGGTGGCAACACCCCCTGCTATATTATGGTCTACAATACAAATAATGTCATAGAAAATTTATGTCTTGAAGAACTACTTAAAAAGATAACCGAATATGATGTTTATCATCATTATTTAGGTAATAAATTTAAAGTAGGACAGATAATGTCTTCTCCTTTTAGAGAAGATAGACATCCTTCGTTTGGAGTATTTAAATCTACAAATGGAGCATTATTATGGAAAGACCAATCAACTGGTAAAACAGGAAATATTGTTACTTTTGTAAAAGAAATAGAAGATCTATATCATAATAAACAGGCTTTGAAACTTATTTACGATAAATTCGTAAAAGGTATAATAGTACCTACACCGGAAGGCATAAGAGTTAGAGAATATTATGAAAGAATAAGAAAATCTATTTCTATTAAAAGACAAAATTTTACTAAAACTGATGATGAGTATTGGTCACAATACCAAATCAGTAAAGAGACATTAAAAAAATATAACGTATATCCAATAACATTTTTCTGGGTAAATGATATGTTACAGCCATTTAGATATAGCAAAGACAGTCCTATGTATGCTTACAAAATATTTGATAAGTTTAAAATATATAGGCCTTATTCTATATACAAAAAAGATAAATGGCGAACTAATTGTTCTACACTCGATATACAAGGGTTTGAACAATTACCAGAAGATGGCGACTTATTAATACTAACTAAGTCTTTAAAAGATGTAATGGTATTACATGAGTTAGGATATAACGCTGTTGCACTACAATCAGAGAACGATAAACTTAATTACAAGATTTATAATAATTTGTCAGATCGTTTCAAAAAGATAGTTATATTGTTTGATAATGATGAACCTGGTAAGGATAGCGCTGCTAAACTTTCCAGTGAATATAATATTGAATACTGCTTTATAGATTCTAGTATGTATGACTTATATAAAGTTAAAGATATTAGTGACTATATAAGTGTATTTGATAAAAAACAAACGATTAAATTATTAAAATCACTAATTAAATATGAAAGTGCAAATAGTGAATAAATCTAACAATCCTTTACCTGCTTATCAGACTAAAGGAGCTGTTGGTTTTGATTTATCTTCAGACGAAGAGAAAAAATTATACCCAAACGAAACAAAACTTGTTTCTACAGGATTATATATTGCTATACCAGAAGGATATGAAGGTCAAATACGACCTAGATCTGGATGGGCATTAACTCAAGGGTTAACAGTTCTAAATACACCAGGAACTATAGATTCGGATTATAGAGGAGAAATAAAAATAATTCTTCATAATGCTGGATTTAATGAAATAAATATAGCACCAGGAGATCGTATAGCACAACTTATTATATCTCCTATACAAAGAGTAGAATTGGAAGAAGTTGAAGAACTTGATTCTACTGAAAGAGGCGAAGATGGATTTGGTAGTACTGGATTAACAGTAGAACCAGATTTGGTCGACTTATATGAAGACGAAATCCCTATTAATTATGTCCAAGAACAAGAAGATTTCTAACGCTACAGAACTTGAATTTGAAGGAATTAAGTTTCGTAGTAAATTAGAGGTTTATTGTTATAAGAGGTTAAAAGAAGAAGGATTAAGTTTTAAATACGAAAGTTATACATATAACTTGATTCCGACATTTAAGTATAAATATAAACTATATGAACCTTATAAAAAAGGCTCTACTTGGTTATTTGGAGAAAAAGATAATAATATAAGAGGCTTAACCTATACACCAGACTTTGTCAATGATGATGCAGGATGGATAATAGAATGTAAAGGTTATCCAAACGATGCTTTTCCATTGCGATGGAAATTATTTAAATATTTATTATCTCAATTAAATGTAAACTACGATTTATATTTACCAAAAAATCAAAAACATATAGATGAGTGTATACGTTTAATAAAAGATAAAAATGCCGGAGAAAGATTATCACAAAATTAGAGCAGTATCGTCTCATTCACTTGCTAACTTCGAAGAGTCTCCATTAACTTTTAAAAAGTTCCTGGAAGAAGAATTAGAGAAAGAAGATAAACGATACCTAGATTTTGGCAGACAGATACATATGAGAATACTTGAACCCAAGTTGTTCAAAGACTCTTATACAGTACTGAATTACGAATTACCAAAGTCAGAACAACAAAAAACATTCTGTACTTTATATGTGGAAAATTCACATTTAAGCAAAGAAGAAAGGTTAATACTGGCCTACACAAATGCTTACTCTGTAAAAGGTAAGTCAGATGACAAAGTATTATCAGATGCTACAGAAATGTATGAAAAGATAAAAGACTATTTAACCTATTTAACAAAGGCAAAAAAGTATAAAGAAGTATTAACTTTTGCTAAGAAACAAAAGATAGATACTTGCTACTTTAATACATACAATCATAAGTTAGCAAACGAACTTCTATTTGATAAAGACCCAAAAGAAGAAGGAGTACATTCTTATAATGAGTTAGAAATACAATGGCAACACCCTATTCATTTAAGTGTGCCATGTAAATCTATGATTGATAGATTAATTATAGATACTAATAACAAAGTTATAAAATTAGTTGATATTAAAACAACAATATCATTAAGAAAATTCAAGGAATCAGTCTATGAATTCAACTATCATAGACAAATGGCTTTCTATACTATGGCATCATACTGGTACATTAAAAATGTATTAAAGATGGACGTAGAAGACTACAAATTTGAAGTCTATATAGTAGCCATAAAGAATATACCTCCTCATGAAGTGAAAGTCTATAAAATAGAAGATCATATACTCAATCAAGGATTAGATGAAATAGCTATGATAATGAATAAAATATCATGGCATTTTGATTCAGATCTTTGGGAGTATAGTAGAGAATATTATGAAGGAAATGGTTTAGACAAACTAGAATAAAATGGACAAAGAATTATATAATATGACAAGCACAACCTTGTATTTATTACCATTATTATTCTCAGAAGATATCAAACATATCGATATTATAAATAAAGATTTTAAAGCTGCTTATATAGCAGATTTTGACAAGAAACAGTATGATGATAAAATCTTACTTGTTTATGATGATTATTCAATTAATATACCACTTACTAGTAGAGTTGATTCTTATAAAAGAAATGACAATACTGTATTAGTATATAACTTACCTGATGAATTTACAGAAGATTATTATAAGTTTCTTATAAGAAATCTAAAAGGTTTATCAGATAAGGCAAAGAAAAGAATTCTTGAATTTTGGGAAGAAGGAGAGAAATCAGCTCTTTACAAAACTCTCTACGGCAAGGGAAATAAAATGCCGGAAATTAATTTACATTTGGAAGTGCTGGGTCTTTAAACCCAGCATTTTCATTTAATTAAAACAGATATCAGATGACTTTAAAAAAATCGCAAGTTGAAAATTTACATTCATATCTTTATTCGGAATACTCAAACCGACTGAATAAATTAGAGACAGAACGAATCAATAAAATACTGGAATCTGATGAATACAAAACTTTATATAACAAATTTGAAACATTTTACAAAGAAGTAGGACTTGATATGACCGAATGGCAGATTAAAGATCATACTATGATAGTATTACATGGTTATAAAAATCGTGTTGATACATGGAATATATTTGATAAAATGTCAAATAAAATAAGAGCAATATTATCAACATTACCTCAAGATACAGATTTTGAAGATGTAGTCAAATTGGTTGAGGAAAAGCTTCAATTAGATAACATTATAACTGAAGAATATAACCGATAATTATAAGACTATGGAACAAACTGTAAATACAATGACTATTACTCTTGATGAGTATAAAAGAATGATTGATGAAGTTTCTAACTTACAAGCTAAATTAGCTGTAAAAGATGAAACTATTAAAAATCTCCACAAAGAATTAGGAGTATTACAAACTACTATTGCTAATCTTGAAGCTAAAGCAACTGAAGAAGAAGTTACTATATATGTAGAAAATCGTAGAAATGATTATTATTCTAGGAGTTATAGCAATGGGGTGCGTCTTTCAAAAGAATCACCTGAATTAGTAGAGATTATTAAGAATTCTATAGATCAAACTATGGAAGATACTATTAAAGAACAAGAAAGAAAAATTGATGTTCTTCAAAACGAATTAGATAATTCTTATAAAACATCTAATAAAAATAAAACTAAACTTATTGAGAAGCAGGAAGCTGAAGTTAAAGAATTACAAGACAGACTTAATTCTTTAACAGAAGATTATGAAAATCTTAAACTCGATAAGGCTGCTAATTTAGTTGAAGCAGAACGACTTGAAGAAATTAATAGGTTAAATGAACAAATTGTGGCATTAGAAGTATCTAAAGATAAAGAAACTATTATATGGCCACGTGGTTTATTTAGTACATTATTCCACAAACAAATTGCTAGAGCAGCAGATACTTTATTTGAGCAATATAAAGCTCGTAAAGACTGGAGAGAAGTTAATAAAACTTCCGCATATGGTAAAGCTAAGGATTATTTGAAGACTCTTAATGAGCCTGTAAATAGTTTTTATTACTATGGATCACATGGTGCTTGTACAGCAACTACAAGTTGGTAAATAAAAAGGGGGTATAGCAACCCCCTTTATTTTTAAATTAACAAATATATCAGAATGTTTATAAAAGAAGATGATGGATCAAAAAGGTTAATATTTGATAACCTAGACAGTATACAAGAATCTCTTGACCCAGGAGTGTATTCACTAAAAGTTGTAGAACGAACTGGGTTTTTTGGTAAACAAGAGTTGCTTTATTTTAATGAAGTAAACACATTTATTGGTAAAAATTTTGTAAAGGCTGGGATATATAAAAGGATAGATGACCTTATTAATATCCATCTCAGTGATGCTATGACAGAGGCCAAACGAATATTAAAACTACGAAACAAAGTAGGTTTAATGTTTAATGGTGCGCCTGGCACTGGCAAAACCTTTACAGCAGGTCTGATAGGACAACGAATTGTTGATAAGAAAGAAGGAATCTGTGTAGTAACCACAGATGTAGATGGAGAAAGAACAAGAAAAATTATACAACATTTTCGTACTTTCACTGATAAACCCATAGTATGGGTATTTGATGAATTTGAAAAATCTGTAAGTAAAGGAGATAGTGCTTTATTATCATTATTAGATGGTGTAGATAGTCCTGAAAATATTATCTTTATAGCCACTGTTAATGATACATCAAAGTTACCTAACTTTATAACAGACAGACCAGGTAGGTTTGAAAGTATTATAGAATTTAAAATTGAAGATCCTGTAATATTAAAATCTATTGTTCATTCAATGTTACCAGAAGAATATAGAGATAGTAAATTGATAGAAGATATTAACAAATCTATCCTTGCAAGTAATAATAAAACTATAGATAAAATTGTGCTTATAATGAGAGATCATTTAAGCAAGTTTATATATCTACAGAATAGAAAAGAAAAAGGGGCTCAATAGAACCCCTTCTTTTTTTAACCAAAGATTTAGTAAAAAACCTAAAGTACTTATCTTTTAAACCATGGTATTTGTGTATCAATGTTTCTAAGTCTATAGTATTGTCTAAGCACTGGTACCATATTAACCATATGTTTATACATTTTTAACTGACCTTTCCAAGGACCACTTTCGTATACTTCCATTGGATTAAGCGCCTGTCTAGCCAACTTACCAACGTTTTCTACCACTGATAAAGATGCTGCGGGAGATCTTAATATAGCCATAGCATCTGGTATACTTACATAGAACATCAGTTCTGCCTTTAGTCTAAGTAGTTGATACATTAGGAAGTTATCTGCAAAGCTTAATTCTTCTTCATCGTCGTCCATAAGTCTAACAAAGAGTAGTATACTGGCAATCATTACTATTTCTAATAAACCACGTACAATGTTAGCTCTTTCTTGATCACTTAACATTGCCCATCTTTGACCAACTGTATACTGTCTTAATAAAGCCAGTTCCTCTTCTGTTCGTTTCCACCATGTAGCTAACTGAAAAGCTGGTTTAATCATATGTTCATACATTGTAGGATATATTCCAACCTGATATTCCATGGTACGTTCTTCATATCTTTTCTTACCCCAATGTCTACGTATACCAGGAGCCATAAACTTCCTAAACATATAAGCTAAAGATAGAAAAGCATTCTGCTGCATCATGACAATAGCTAAATTTGAATAGTCACCATGTAATCTACTGGCAACTCCCTCTACTCTTTGCTTAAAGTTAATTTGATCTATTTTATTCCACTGAGACCTATCTAAATCTACTTTACCTTCTTTATCAAATATTAATTTACCTTTATCGTTAAGTGTATAAAAATCCATTAATGAGCCAATTACTTTACCATCCTTATCATAAGCTTTCTTATCATATAGCATACCTACAAGCAATTTAACCTTCATAAAATGTTCACCCATATTATTTAAAGAATGAACCATTTTATCAGCTCTAAATCCTTGTGCCTTTGACATTTGACTAATACTCTTTGCAGAAGGCATTTCTACTATATCAAATGATTGTGCCAATAAGGTTAAGAAATTTTCAGGTACCCTTGCTCCAACATCTGATATCATACCAGGTAAGTTTGCTGCATAGTCCTTGTGTGCTTTAAGATATGACATCTTGGACATATATTGCCCAGCTACTGCTTCTATCCATTGATTTATTTCACCCAAAGATACGTTATTAATACCTTGTGTAATGTTTAAACCTAACAAGTTAGCAGCAGTATATTTCTTTAAAAACTGTATTAACTTGCCTACATCAATATTAGTACCTGGTATAACACCAGCATCTTTTTCATATTGACCAAATATAACAGCATTTATCCAGGATATAGTTTGGTTAGCTATATTACCACCAATAACAGTAGGTGTTCTTTCACTAGTTATACCAACTATCTTTTCAAATGTATTTTTAACAGTAGCACTAAAAGAGTCCCTCTTTATAATCTCACGCTGTTTTAATACATCTTTCATCATAGTTACTTCTGCCAATATAGCATGTTTTTTACTATAGTCCATAGCAGATGCATAATAACTAAAATATATACCAAAAAGATCAAATGATTGATTTTCATAATCTTCAACATAACTATCTCCTACTTTCTTAAGTACAGGTTTAATATAATGAATAGGTATCCAATATAGTGCCTCTCCTTTATCATCTACAATTTCTTGTGGCCTATGAGTGTCATCTACCTTAAAAGTAAATGTCCTACTTAAAGACTGAGATGTCATTGTATATAAATTCTGACCACTAGATATTCGTTCGTTCTTTTGTTTTATAATACCTGGTAATCTAGCTCCTATAGCCATACCACCTGGAACAAGATTGTCTGCATTACGCTGCATTTCAACAATAGCATTATATACCTTGGTTCTTATATCATTAGGATCCTTAAGTATCTCTTGTAATTTGTCCCACTGTGATGTATCCCACGCAGGACCAGCCTCCCTATAATCATCTATATGTTCATTGGTCCACTTCCTAATAGTATTTACAACTTCTTCTCGTAAGTAACCATCTTTAACTTCCTTGTCAAACTTAGGAAATAACTCCTTAATATGAAGCTTTTCTGTTATAAGGTTATATTCTTTATCTGTAATATGATTAGGGTCATCTTTATCTAATAATGTAAGTTCTTTTAAATAAGTATATATACCTTCTACAAACTTTAAGTTATTTAAAGGCATATTATCACTTAACCAGCCGTTTATAAAGCGTCTACGCTCCTTATCTTCTTCTTTTTTATCTTCATTTGTAATAGTAGAGGCCAATATAATAGCTTTCTTCTTTTCTTTAATTAATTCAGATGGGAACTTACTAATTATATAGTTAGTAGGATTACCTTTGCTATCTTTTTCTAACATAAAATCATACATACTCTGATAATTGCTAAATATAGCACCAGATTTATGTAAATGATTGTAGTATTCTTTAAGTATAGGCTCGTATTTAAGTCTTTCTTCTTCTACTAATATACGTCTTTCATCATCAGTAGCAGTTATAAACTTAACAAAAGCACCAACAGCAGCATCCCCAGTATCAAGTACATTATCTACCAACATCTCTAAGTAACCAATGTCTTTCATACCTTTCTTTAATTCGGCGGTAATGCCCTCTAATGAGTCTTTCTCAATTGATTTCTGTATTGGACCAGTATTTATAACAGCATATACATATTCATCTTCTGACATAGCAGGGTTAAACAATTTAGTTGTTTCAATACCATGCTCATAATTATATTTATTTAACCTATAATCACGTTTAGCGGTTTCTATATGTTGTACCTTAATTTTATTATAATATGGTACTAATGTAGTAGCTAAAAGTTTTATAGCTCTACTAATATACTGATCTTTAACATAATCTATATCTGATACAGCCTGCTTAAGCCTACTTCTATATTGCTTTCTTAAATCTGTTTCACCTTCTCTTTGAATATTAGGTATTATATTAGCATTATCTACAGCATTAACTAAATACTGTTCATAATGCCTTAATATTTCAAAAGAACCTATCATAGAATAGTACCTAATGAGTTTCCTTTTATCAGCTGCAACATCTGTAGACCAACTATTGATCATATTTGTTCTTGCTTCCGACAATATTCTAGCGGCATAATCTATAAATTCGTTCATAGCCTCTACAGGCTCTTTGTGTTTAGCAATAATGTTATGCATAGCAGCAGCAACTTCTTCTGCCCTAAACTTATTACCAAACATTGATTCTAATTTTTTTCTTGTAGTTAGTTTTTCAACTACTTCTAGTAATATCTTTTGTATGTCTGTCTGATTTGTTTCAGCAAACATTGCTTGTCTAAAAGACTCTTCTTCATTAAGAGCTCTTTCTTCTATAGCGTCATCGCTTGTATCTATAGTAACTTCTTCCTCAAGATAACGCTCCCTAACCTTTTGAAACTCTTCTTTCCATAATTCAGATATAAGTTTACTATACCATAATAATTCATGAATATAAGAATTCTGAAATTCCCTATCTAAATCATACTTACCGTCTGGTGTTTCTGCTATAGATATAATATATCTCCTATCCGCTAATACTCTGTGAGATGGTTGGCCAGGATTTATAACATTAGACATCATCATAGTATCTAAATGTAACCTTAATTGAGTCCTATCCCTTAAAGTTCCTGGTCTAAATGTTACATAATTTGGTTTAGTTTTATCAGGACCCTTTAAATTATTAAAGGTACCCATTTCCTTACCACCATCAAATAAATTTATCATAGAATAAACAAGCATACCACTTGTCTTATCAGTATAGAATACAACAAAATCTACAACATCATATACTTTTCCATCATTGTCCCATAATACAGCATTTGTAATAACAGCTGCATCTTCACCAAACATTGTTTTAAACTTACCAATTAGCTCTTGTTTAGATCTATCTGTAATATCATATCTATTATTAAATTCACCAATTGCTTTTGCTATAGCATTACTACCATTATATAAATTATTTACTTTAAGGTTAGAATCAAAATTCTTTATAGTTTTATCTATATTAGATGATACATCTCCTATATCAAGCGCACTAACTATTCTTTCAGCTTCTAATAACTCTTTAGAATTAATAACAGCGCCCCCTTCTTTAAGGTGTTTATCTAACAACTTTTTAGTTACTTCAGCTTGATCTTTAATTGTAGCCTTATATTTTGAATCAGGACCTACTAAATCAACTAAATATTTATTAAATGACTCATTAAGACTTGGGAACGACTTCTTATGATATAATCTAGGAATAGTCCTACTTACATGTATAGTATTATACTTTGATAATAATTCTATTAATGATTTGAATGTCTGACCTTCTATTGTTTTTGGACTATAGCCAAAAAACTTTAATACAGCATTCCATATTCTTTCTAAAAAGTTAAACTCAGATGTGTTAAGTTCTTGTAATATTTGAGGATCAGTAATACCATCTGCCATAAACTCTTCAAGGCTACCATAACCAGGGTGTCCTGCCTTAGCTAGTTTACTCTTAGCCTTAGCTGCCTTGTAGATGTTGTTTAGCTCACGTTTAAGGGCATGTTGTTCAGCAGTGGTAGGATTTATTATAGCTTCCATAGTAATGCCGTGTATGGCCTCGTGTAGAAGCGTACCCATAAGGGAATCAATAGTGGATGAACCAAATATACCTATATTATCTTTTATTATATAAATAGTAGTATTACCCTTCTTACTATCTGTAATAATAAATCCATCAGAATCTTTTACTTCTTTATACCTACTTGGGTATAATGTTGCTATCTCTAACCTGCTAGCTATCTTAAAGTCAATGTTATTAAATTCTTTATTGTTCTTTATAATATCAAATACTCTTTCGTGAGATATAGATATACCATATTGATCTTTTAAGTTATTAATAACATCTATAATATTATTGTTGTTTTGATTTTTATTTAAGAAGTTCATAATCTCATTAGATACTGCTTCTGTATGAGCAGCAGACTCAGGAGCCATTTCATCCTTTAAGCCAGGATCAAGGTTCTCTGAGTATACATTATCTACAGTAACACTATGGGTAGGAGAAAAGTCTATTGTTAATTGTGCTGATGTATTAGGAGGGGTATTAGGCACAGGACCTTCTTCAAGATTCTGATTACCTTTAACACCATGATAATGATCTAACGCAGACTGATGAATGCCCATCCTAAAACCTTTATACTTAACAGCATATTCGCCATTGGGCATAGGTTTGTCATGGTACTCATTATATTGTTTTACTTCTAATAAACCAGGTATAATTCTATTAATAGCTATAGCAAACCCACGCATATGAGCGACATTACCAGCCAATCTCTCAGGATCGTCTTTACGTAATATCTCAACATGCCCGTTAAATATAGTTTTACCTAATGCATTATTATAACCTAATAACAGTTTAGCTACATCACGCCATGTAGTTTTGTTAACTATCTCCCTAGCTATATAGTCAAATTTATTTGGTATAACTCGTATTTTACTTAATATAACATCTTTGTTTAAATTAAAAGAAAAATGTCTAAAACCCTTTATTTCTGCAAATTTATTTTTGCCAACTGAATTAAATGGTATATAATTAGCAAAATCTCTAATATCTTTTAGCCTACCCATCTTTAATTTTGCCAAAAATATAGGTTGCCAGTCTTGAAAAGATTTTTCGTTAGTATCTAACTCTAAGGCTTTAACAAAAAATAAGTCAATGGCATAGCCATCTATATCTCCACTAATTGTTATTTCATTATTATTACCTTTAAAAGAATTGGTTATTTTAAAAGAAGGATATTTATCTTTTATAGATTTTAAAATAGGATGCTTTCTATAAGATTGATCTAATGTTTTAGTAAGATTATCTAAAAGAAATCCTTTACCTGATTCAGATGCTCCTTCAAAATTTCTATCAAGATCAGCTAATAATTTATCAAAAAATTCACCATGTTTGTCAGAAGTTAATGTAAAATCTAAATCATGTAAATCTTCACTAGCATCTCTATATAGTGTTCCCTGTCTTCTTAAACTGAGAGATCCTGTCAATAATAAACCAAGCTCTTGAAAGTTTTCTATTATCTCTTTTGCTTTAGCATCTTTGCTTATAGTATTATCATAATTTGTTAATTGTTGAGATTCTGATAATGTTGTACCAAATTTATCAAAATTAAGATTTAAAACATCATTGGCTAAATCATCCAATAGATCTATAATTTCTTCATTAGATAATTTATTATCAAATAAGCTTTCAACAAAAGATTTTATTTTAAGTAATAAATACTTTAATTGCCTTTCCAGTTTACTACCCCCTTTTATTTGCCAATACTCAGCTTTTCTATTTTGATAACTATCTTTTGGTAATTCAAAATTATTTTTTATAGCATCTGCTATAAAATCTATAACTATTAATTCTTTAATTTTACCTTCTGATAAATTAGGGCTACGCTTTTTATAGTCGTTATGTATTTTTGAATAATTTGTAATATTTTCTATAGAGTGAAGTAGATCTGTTCTGATCTTATTTTTTTTTCCAAGAAAACTGTACACAACGTATGCTGTTTCTTTTAAAAGACCTTCTTGTTTATAATTATTATTAACTAATATAGTTTTATATAATAAATCTGTTAAACTTTGAGGGTTATATTCTGACGCATCTTTTAAATCATCTCTAAATTCTGTAGTAAAATTTAGGTTATTTAAAAATTGTAATAACTTACTATCTAAAGGAACGTCTTTATTTTCAGATACAAATTGATCTAAACTAGGCCATTCATCAGTATTATTCTGCTCCATCCACACACCCATCTTTGCAGATAATATTGCAGGATGCAGACCAGATGCTTCCACTAATTCGTTAAAGTCAGGATGATTTATATTAATACATTTAGCCATTATAAACAATTTTTATGATTAGTAATTTCTTCAGGTGACATAGCAATCATATCTTTTAATGTCAAGGGTACATAGTTAGGTTTATCTTTATACTTATTATTAACTAAATCCTTTAATTGATTTAAGGACATATCTTCTGGTTGTTCAACCGTCCTTGTACTAATATTAGTATCCTCTGTTACATCGGTAGACATCTCTGATATTAACCGATCCCTAACTGAAATATTACCTGCAAAAGCATTATCTAATACAACACTATAGTCGTCTATAAGGATAACATCTTTGGCATTTTCAAACTCCATAGACGGATGGTTAAAGTATAACATTTCATCTCCATCGGGAATATAGTTGTTTATAGTTTTAACAGCTTCTTTACCATTCTTATCTAAGTATTCTAACTTTAATGTTTCTTGATTCTCTTCAATAGCACTCTGGTCAAACCAATACTCCTTATATGTTATACCACCTTTATCGTATGATTTCCTTGGTATAGTTTTATATATAGGATGTATTTCTGTAATGTATTTAGTTTTAGTTACATTTCTACCATTAGAATCTACTGCATCTACAGCTTCCTCTTTTGATATTTTGTAGTAACCTATATACTTAAATAAATGAGGTTTAATATTGAAAGCTGAAGAATTATCATAATACATTATATACTTAGTAAATATAGGATCGCCTGCCATATTATTACCCAAGAAATGATTAGAGTCTTTGGTTATACGAGGTGCTTTCTTTGACTTAACATCATATGTGACCATTTCAACATGATTTAATTCTATCATAGTCAAAGAACCATCTTCAGCTGTCAACAAAGGAACACTATTATCTTCTTTCAGTTTACCGGCTGGCACTTCTTTAAATAACAAAGGAATATTATCATCAAATACGGTTGGTATTAAATCCTTGTTTTGAGCATTGTTAATAAACACTTCGTCTATAGTAGACATTATTTCAGTTGATAATATAGGATCGCTATATAATTGACGTTTGCCTTTTATAAACTCGTTTAAACTCACAGGTTCTTCACCACGCCTAACCTGAAAGTCCTTGATTAAATCAGGTGGTATGATATTAAAAAATGAATGTAACCTATTCCTAAACCCTGAATTATAGAAAGCAAATACAAACAACCTCTTTGCAAAAGATACTATTCTCTTACCTTCTTCTGTAGATTGATCTGCATTTAACATATCAAGCCAGTCATACATATAATCATCATTAGATAATTTATCTGCAAATGACTTCTTAGCAGTACCAATAAAATATTTAATGGGTAATTTAGCTTCTGTTGTTATGGGTAATTTACTAAAGGACCTCATCACAGCATTGTTTTTTAGATATGCTGCTTCAGGTACCTTATTCATTTGAATCTTACCAAGATACTCCATAACACTATTCCATAATACAACAAGATTACCAGAACCATCTTTATTGGTATCTGTAGTAATTATATCGTCGTGAAAGAACTCACCTACAATAGTAGCATATAATTCATCGGCTATAGAATTTATAAATCTTTTGTCTAATGTATCTGAATTATTAGATAAATCAAGTATAGTACCTAATGCCCTCATAAATACAGGAGAAGCATATATAGTTAATTGTGGTAATACATCTAATAAGAACCCTACAGAATTTCTATAATATGGCCCCAATAAGCTTTCGCCATTCTTAATATCTTTTATAGGTAATAGTTTATCTGCATTCTTAAACAAAGGATAATTACCTTCATTCTTCTTTGTAAAGTCTTCGAGTCTTTTATTATAGTGAATAACTTCTACAGCAGTCTTACCATACTTCTTAGTATCTATCTGAGATAACTGAACAAGATTATTAAGATCTTTTGATATATAATCAAAATGCTTATATATAGAAAGAATCCTTAACTGATGTAATATAAATGCGTCTTTCTCTTTGTCAGATTCAAATGATTCTATAGTTTTGTTATAGTAATCAAGTTTTTCATTACCCGCAATTGATATGGTTTCTTCTACAGATTCATTATTTAAAAATTCAGATCCCTTAATATTTTCATATTCTTTCTTACCATCTTCTGATAAAGCAGCTTCCCATTGTTTCTTTGTTTCATTGAAAGCATGTGTCTCATTGTAGTATAACCTCATCCTATGTTTCCTACCAGAGTTTATAGACGATCTGGCAAATTCTTTAAGTATAGGTTGTGATAAGAATTTAAATGTTTCAATACCCATGCCACCCCTTAATAATAAGGATGTAACATTATAGGTTACTTCATTGACATTTAATTTCATAATATAGTTATCCTTGGCTAAGTCAACGTGAGCATCTATCATAGCAGATAACCAAGATAATATACTTAATCTATCCTTGCCGTAAGTATCATTTAAACTTATACCACCTTTGTCGCCTTCTATAAGTAAACCTAGACCATTACCAGTATGTTGTAACCTTGCAATCTGACCTAAGATATGATGTACATTGTTTAATGCAAACGGAGCTATACCTTTCTGTCCACCATTATACTGAAACTTTAATTTGTTTTGATGTGTAGCAGAATATACATATAAATCATTAGAACTAAACTCTTCGTTTATAGTGCTTGCTAACTTCTTAAGCTGACCAGTAAATCCACCTAAAGGTAACTGAGTTTGTATAAGGTGTTCTTTACTACTATATATAGATAAGTAGGCCGTAAATAGTTGATTCTTTATAGCACCCACAGTATTATATTCATAAGGATCTTTGTTCTTATTATCTTCTAAAAACTTTTCCCTTATCTCTTTTAAATTCCAATCCTTTACAGTATCTTTAATATGCATCAACACACCAATTGTCTCTAATGATAGAGAAGACGAGTCTGTTTCAACATTCTTCATTAAGTAATCTAAGTCAGTGCCTATTATATTTAATAAATCTTCATATAAGTTATCACCAAGAGATTGAATTATAGATTTAAGAGTATCTACTTTATTACCCCTAAACTTGTCAGGATCTATTTTATAAATTCTACCTAACTTGTCTATCTTATTTACAATATTGTTTATAATATTTACTGTTTGGTAATTAAACGCCTCTTCTGGAGTATTACCAAACCTTGTTATAGACATATTGCCCTTTTCATTTAAACTATAGTTATATCTTATAGCATATAATTTGTCAATGTCAAAGTCAGAACCAGTTAAAGCTGTTACAGGAGAAGGAAGAATAATAGTATCGCCCATAGACTCTTCAGTAACATCCTTTATCTTAAGATATATAACAGATGCTTGAGACTGTGTAGGAATACGATAAGCTAATATTTCAGGGGTATTCTCTAATACCCATTTTCTTGCATCTTCAAAAGATATATCTTCATAGTTTGGTATAACATGTTTGAACATAGAGATAGATACAATGGCTTCGGAAGCAGTTAATCTGCCTTCTGCGTCTATAGTATACCACTTTAATTCTTCGCTAGGAGATGCCGCAAGCCCTTGATTAGACATCTGAATAAAGGCGTTACCAGGCATAAGAATATCAATAACACTCTTATTAGTCATACCTATTATCCTACTTGATATCTGTCTTTTATTAGGCATAGCATCAAGCTCTATATATAGAGAGCCGTCGCTATCTAACCTAAATGAATCAGATATAAGGTCTGGCATAGCAGACATAATAGCATCTTCACGTAATGTGTCAGATAATGTTTTTAAATCAATAGACTTATTTTCATCCTTCCAACCTATCTTTTCTTTTAATCTTAAAAGACCTTTATCACTTATGCCAGCAAGAGACTTAAATATAACATTTGATATCTCCCTACCAGTTAACATATTACCGTTAAAATTGTATACCTTATCAAATAAGTTTAAGTCAGCAAGACCAATCTTAGCAAACTGAGTACCCATTTTAGACTCCTCTACATCATGAGGATCAGTAACAATCTGTTTCCTTAAAGAAGCAAATGGCGTAGGATATGATGCTAAATCAAATAAATCATTAACCTCTTTCCTATCTGCTTTCTTATATAATGGTTTAGAAGCCCTATTACCAACCTTTACAGCAGAGTTGTAAACAACCATATGTACAGGTTGTTTATTAGAACCTTCGTACTTACCAGTCACCATCATTCTATCATATACTTCCTGTAAATGTGTACCTTGTATTAAACCTGGCCATAATACAGCTGTAGATAATTTAAGATATAATGGAGATAATATTTGATCATATTCTAATAAGTCAAATAATACTGGTTTTAAAGGAGGCATTAATAACCTAGATATAATAACTGACTCCGAAGGAGTCATTTCCCCTATTGGTTTTGATAACATAAGATTATAAGCTTCTTCCATCTCATCTGTCCATTCACCATGCTTATCAAGCAATGACCTATACATTTGAGGAGTAATATAACCTTGTCCATCCGTAGGATCTATATCTCTATAAGGTCTTAATAAGTCCTTTATATTGATCTTAAACTCTTTCTTTAATATATCTTGAAGAATGTTTGGATCTAACTTATCTTCGTCTAAAACAGTTTCATATTGCTTATACCTTTCAGGATCTCTAAACTTTAAGTCCCTCAAGAGTATAGTAGCATAGTTGATTGTTATAATTCTTTCTAGATTAGCATATGATTCCTTATCAAATTGATCAGGGTCATTCATGTTAATCTTCTGAGTATGTAATACTGCTAAATTAAAATAGTCTTGATTGTTACCATATGTTATGGGATTACTACTGTAACTACTACCAGAAGATGTCATAACACCTAAACGTTTAATCCTATCTGCTTGTACTGTTCCCTCTTTACTTGCATAGAATGCGGGATCGCCAACAAATAACATGTTGGTTTCAAAGTTAGTCATGAGCATTGATAACTCATTCATCATAATAGTATTACGAATAGCAAAGTCTATTGGACCTGGGTCTTCTTCTTCACCTAATAGTTTTTGAGTTTCAAGTAATTTACCTTTATCTAAATAATTATTTTCTAATGTGTTTTCTTCAGTTAATCTAATAACATTATTTTTTAGAGCATGATCTATACCTATTTCTACTATCTCTTCTAGCATAGTAGTTATAAGACCTTTGGCCTCGGCTTCAAAATTAAAATCCTCTGCGTTAAAAGATCTAAACTCAATATATTTATAAGCATTTGCCCATTTGTCAAGATTACCTTTTGGTTTAAATATAGGTTTGAACGAATCACCTTCTTTAACTATATTATAATGATAGTTTTGAATCATTTCATTTTCAAGGATATTTTTCTTTGTAGCATCATCTGCTTCTTCATATCTCTTTAATAATTCATTTGCTTCATCTATCCTATCCTTTTCAGCCCTAGCATAATTAATAAATATATCTATTACTTCATCCTGTAGTACTAATTGATTATCTACAATATTATATAAGAACTGTGGCATCTTAAACCCATCGAGGAAATAATAAGTTGTTCTATCAGCAAGAATTGGTAATGGTATAAGACCTGCTTGGAAAGCAGTAAGTCTCATAACATAATCTTCTATATCGTTAAGATTTGCATACGATGTACCTTTATCGCTAGCATCTCTTTCTTGCCAAGCTGATAATGTTTTTAATCCTATGTTCTTCTTGTTAGATTCGTTGTTCTTAAGAGAGTTAAGTAAATAAGAATACTTATGATATTGTTTACCTAAATATCTATCTACTTCTTTTTCATCCCTAAATTTCTTAATTTGATCTGTAGCATAACTATTATCAGAATATGCAAAGTATTGATGACCATCTGGACCAATAACCATGATATTAAGTAGATCGGGATATAAATTATACTTGGCCTCTGATAATTCCCTAACTATATAAACACTTTGAACTTTACTAGATAGTTTTTTAGGGCTTTCATACATACTAAGTATACCACCGTATACATTATAACCTTCTTGATTAAGTTGCTTTTCTCTAATATCAGCAAACCTAGTTACAAGTTCGCCACCTTTCTTTAATATATAATCTGCTAATTCACTAGCATAGGTGCTGCCAAATTCTTTAACTCTATTTTCTAATACATAATCTAATATTTCTTTTGTAGTACCAATGGAAAATTCACTAATAAACGATAAGAAATCATTTTCTAAATTAGCTAATATAGTTTTATTAAATCTCTTACTAGTTGTTTTATTTTCAGGTAATTCTTCCTTTACTTTATTTTTAAGGTCTTCCCATTTTTGAAGAAGTTCATTATACTTCTTTACATTTACAATTTGTCTACCATTATGTTCTTTAAAGTATTCAGATTCAAAGAAGTCATATGCCCATCTCCTTGCTTCATCTTTTTCAGCCCTTGAAACATCAGCTCTCTTTATTTCAAATTCAAAACCACCGTTCCTAGTTCTATTATATAGAATATTTACAAACTCATGTTTATGTTTATTAACAGTAACTTTAAATTGAGTACGAAGTCTTTCTGGAGCGTTTGATAACTTATTATATAAATCCATATAGGAGTAATGTACTTCTCCTTTCTTCTTTATATAGTCCATCATTTCCTCTATAGTTAACTTGTCATGTAAGCCAAACATAATATCATACCACATATGATCAAAACTAACATAACTAGGAACACGAGTTATTTCATTTATATCTTCATTCTCCCTAATAGTTGCTATCAAGAATTTAATATTAGAACTTGCATTATCTCTAACATCTACTTCATACGATGCTTTACCGTACCTAAGTATCATATCGGCTGAACTAGCTTCTTCAACACTAAATTCTAAGTCTTCTTCGTTCTCAAATACATTATCTCTAGCAGCAATACCATACTGACTCCTAAGCATACCATGTATGTGTTTCACATAAACGGGCATGTATTTTGGATCTAGTACGGATTCATATAACTTTACTATACTATCAATCTTATCTTTTTCTACTTGTAAATCTGCTAAAGTTTCACCTTCTTGTAAAATATTATTTTCTATATCATATTGTAAAGACTTTTGAATAACCCTAAAACCATCTGATTCAGATTCGTCTTGAGCTTCTTTATCCAATAATTCTTTCTCAATATAATTAAATAAATTCTTAAGGTTTATATTCTTATATTGTTTTAATGATACTACATTGCTTTGTGCTATCAATATTGTAGTAAGACCTTTTACAAAATTCATAAACTCTTCATGTGAGTTTATCTCTGGCATATCTATCCTACCTGTGCCAAGTAATGAAGCCACCTCATAAGGAGCCTCATAGTCTTTTAAATCATACCTTCTCTTAAGTCCTATAAATCTATCTGTAAATCTACCAGCATCTATCTGCTTGAATAGACCTTCTATCTCATATGAATTAAGTCTATTACTACCAGTAAAGAAGTATACTATAAAATCATATAAACGTTTAATCCAAGGTGTAACTTCTGCATATAAAGGTTGTTCATCTGCTTGATTTAATTTCCACGCCCTAAACTCATTAGCAAGTCTTTCTTCAACTACGCTATCTTTAGCGTTGGGCATATTGTATTTCTTGCGAGCCTCATCATAATATTTAGCTCGTTCTTTCTTTGATAAATAACCAAGAGATACCCTATGAAATGCTTCGTGATATATAACACCCATTGGAGATTCTTTATATATATAGATGGCATTGGCTCTAAATAAACCAAATGCTTCTCTACCAGGAATAGCAAGTTGTAATAACTTATCTACTTCTTCAATTGTCTTACCTGGAAATCTTGCACTAAACCAGTTCTTTTCTGTTTTAGATACTCTAGGACCTGTCTCATGAACTTTGTCATATTCCCAAGCAGGTAGGTTGTTTTTATCTATAGATGGTGCATTCTTAAGCCTACTGCGTTTTACTGGTTTAATAACTCCTTGCCTTATTGCGATACCTTCCTGTGATAGTTTTATACGAATATCTTCAGGAATATTTTTTGACTTTTCTAATAGATCCAAAACAGTAGCAGAATCAGGATACGCCATTGTCTTACCCCATTCACCATAAGATTTATCAACATACTGGGTAAGAACATTTATTGCATCGTCCATCCAAGCACGTTCTTCACGTATCTTACCTTCTTCTGTAGGAGTAGTAACTGGAGGAGTAACTATAGGTTCTTCAGTCTTTGCTGATTCATTTGCTTCAGTAATATTATGTATATTAGCAATTAGTACTGGTTTACCATCTACTACCTTATTACTATTTAAAGTAACATTAGTACTTACAATATAACCAGGTTTACCCCTCTTATCATGTTTAATCTGTGTGCTAGCTAATACCTGAGCCCATGTTAAACCTGCTGTAGGATCATTAACAATACTACCAATCTTAAACTTCTTATTAATAGGTTTATTTAAAGAATAACCAGGTAACCTCTTTAACTTAAGTGGTATCCTATACTTCTTATTTTCAATAGCCCATGTAATAAAAGCACTACGTTCTGCCTTACTAATATTAAGTATATCTTCTATCTTACCAGCTGTACCAAAGTATAAAGTACGTCTGTTCTCATCTATAAATAATCTATGATTAGATAACTTTCTTTCATCTGTAGTAACTGTACCATACAATGCAAGTAGACCAATAACCTCACCTGCAGTAATACCTTCTACCCTATTATCAATAGTAGTATTATCTACATATATAGGAGAACGCCTACCTTTACCAGGTGCATTTAATGTTACTATAGTATTTAATAATATATCAGCATGTTCAGGAGTTAAGTTAGCTACATTAGCCATGATAGATACAGTATTACCTTGCATGGTTTTACTTGTCTTAAATGACACAGAACCAGGTATAGAACTTACTGTAGATACCTTATCATTAGCAGCATACATTGAATCCTCATCTAGTGCTACCCATAACTCAAGTTCTTTGATATTCATCTCCAACCTATTATGTATAGCATCTGCTGTAGCAACCCTGTTTAAATGACCTCCTTCACGGCTTAAACCATTTACTACAAATGAACGACCAGCCATTAATTCATCTAGGATCATTAACCTAAACGCCCTAGTCTTTTCCCTTTGTGTTTTCTTATATATTTCTGGGTTAACTCCTTCTTCTTCTGGAGCAGATAAGTTCCAGAAATCAGAATCATGTACAAATAATTCGTTATTAAATTTCTTATCACCAGATGTTATTGTAACACTTATAGGAATTGTATCTAATAAAGTATTCCAACCTGTTTCTGATGTTTGAGGAGTAGGTGTATCATAAAAGAATTTTAATACAGCTCTTATATCTCTATTCCTATCCTTCTTTGTAGACTTAGGATTAAATATAGTAGTTAACCTATTAAACAAATCTGTTTTCTGTTGCCTCATTTCTGGAGTATCTGCAGGATCTGTCCAATATTTATTATTAAAGTCAACAGAATATGTTATAGTAGATTGCTGTAATAGTTTATCTATTTCTTCACCAGGCTTACTTACAAACTCATCTAATTCTTTATCCCTTACAACAACTTTACTTGGAGCTTCTTTATCAAGATGTATATATGAAATAGTATCATCTAAAGTTATGATAGGTCTGTTATTACGTTTCTTCTTTAATTCTAACCTATATTGATTATTAAAATTAGAATCAGGATTAACCATATTAGATACAGTTTCAAACTCTTCATAATTAGCAGCCGTATCATTATATTCTGAAGTATGTAGATCATCTATCTCATATGATATAGGAGCAATATTATCTGGTACAAATGCATTTAATGAATCAAATGTGCCAGGTATAACTTTATATATAAGTTTACCATCCTCACCTTTTTCTACAGAATCTACAATACCTTCTTTATTTATAGAAGGTATAAATACAATATCATTTGCTCTGAAACCAAACTGTTCATTTACATCGTTGTTCCTTTCTTCAAAGTCTTTATAGTACTTTTCAATTTCTTCCTTTGTAGCAGTATAACCATTGGCTAATCGTTTCTCCATTGCCTTATAAGCATGAGAGTCTGCCTTCAATTGAGATAATTGTTGTGAAGTAGCTTTAAAGGCTTTTATATCTTCTGTGTTTAAACCTTTTAATATTTTTTTATCTTCAGGAGTTAATTCACCACCTAAACCTTCTACTACTTCTTTCTTAGTCTTTAACTGTTCATCATAATATTTAAGTTGTTCAAGAGCATCTTTCTTAGCTCCATCAGACATATTATTTAATACCTCTTCTGTATATCTTGATCTAAAGGAATCAGCTTCTATTTGTTCTGCTTCAAGTTCTAAGTCTAATTGTAACTTCATCTTAGCAAAAGCAGACAAACCAGCATAACTTTTACCTATCTCACTTTCATCATCTATAAGTCTACCTAAGTCCTGCTTCCTTATTTCTAATTCTGATATAGCACCATCTATAGCTTCTCTTGAAGCCCTAGTCTGGACTATGGTACCTGCTAATAATTTAGCATAGTTATCAGGACTCATATTCTTATATTGAGGAGCCCTATTCTTATAAGCTGTCTTAAAACCTTTGCCTAGTACAGACTTAGGATTACTAATATCAGACATTACTTGATTATACTTCTCAGCAATATCTTTTACTTTTCCTTTAAGTTCCTTAGCACGCTGTTTGTTATCTTGTCCCCTAAATGGAGCAACCTCTTCCTCAGTTAAGCCAAACTCACCTAAGTTCTCATTAGTGAACTCATCGTTTACTATAGCATCTATAAGACCTTCTGTATGAGGTATACTATTATTAATTGCTGCATTAACAGCTAATGTTGATATAAGTTTATCTTCAGCTAACTTTTCTTTTATAGGATTATTTTGAGTTCTAGCTTCAAGTATTTCACTACTTATAGCAGAAAATAATTGTGCTTGTGATTTAATTTTTGCTACACTTTCATCTTCTATACCACGAACTTTATCCATTAACCCACGACCACCTTGCATAGCAATAGCACCTAATGCACCAAAGAACATATTGGTCCATATTTCACCACTTTTTAAATGTTTCTTAGCTACTTGTGAAAATGGTACATCTAAATTAGGATTAAGTTGTCTTTCAATAAAATGCTTACTGTATTCATTAGACATGAACTGATAACCTTCTTCTAATCCTTCCCCAATAGCATCTTTTAGTAAGTTATAAGACTCTACATTAAATATATTACTTGCTGCTTGACCAAGAGATAATTTACCTTTTGTACTGATAGCTCCTGCTAATGCCCTATTAAGAAACATATACTGAGGTATATCCTGCATAATCATAGGCCAGTTAAGCATATAATTCTTTTGAGCTCCTTTTGCCGCCATAGTTATAGCTTCCTGTTCAGATAAACCTTGCGCTAAAGCACTTTCTTTAAGTTCATCAAAGGTACCTTTGGCTTCCATCATTGATTCCATATGTCTGGATACACCAGCTTGTATAACAGCAAACCCAGTTTTACTCATTTTTAAACCAGTAACTGCCTTACCAACTTTAGATACAACTCCTGCTACACCTGCTGCAGGTATCATTAACGATATAGATGAAGCTATACTAGGAGCGTTTTTCATCCACCATGACCAATCCCAAGGCCTAAATTCACCTTCCCTGTAACTAAATTCATTTATAGGCATTTCTTCCCTAGCCCATTCTCGTAAATTAGCCCCAGCATTACTTAAAGCGTTGCCAAATTCATCATCTGCTCCTTCGGCAAGCTTATTGAACTCACGTAAAGCAAATAAATAACCAACCCCTTCCATCATACCACCTGCCACCTCGCCTATTACAGCTTGACCAAGCATGCTACCAAATTGAACCATTGGGCCTTGTTTATCTGCCCTAATATTCTGTAAATATGGCTGATCTAACCTAGTAAGACCTCTATCATATCTAGACTCTCCTACACCATATGAATCAACAGGACGATATACATCATCATAATCATCATATACTTCGCCAGGAAATATCCTAGTATTTTTCGGAAATTGATATGAAGGTTTTTCAAAATAACTCTCTTGTCCTAAAGCTACATTGACTTTCTTATTTTCGGTAGTATCAAATAAAGATCTTTTTGCCATAATATTATCTATTGTATCTTAATCCTCTAGAAGGAGTAGTTTCATCTGGATCTAATATATTTTCAGTACCGTATATGTTTTCCAAAGCTAATTCATATATTTGTCTTAATGAAGTAGTTGCTTGAATAGGAGATCCGTTTGTTGGATTTGTCATTGTAACTGGTTCAAATTGATTAGGACCAACTTGTCTTTCCAATTTATATTGAGGAATAAAAGTAGGTTCACCATTAATATATTCAAATCCATAATCTAAATTAACAACCATACCATCCTCAGTTAGAGGTAACCTGCCTTTCTGACCAGTATCTACCATTCTCCTTAATTGATTTAAAGGTTTCATAGTATTATCTATATCAGCATAGCCTGTTATAATTATTTCATTAGAATTATCAATAATACTTTTAGATTCTTTTTTATTATTTTTTGGTATAATAGAAGCTGATATGCCACCAGCCTTGTCAAACGAAGGTGCCCCAATTTTTATACTTTTTTCAAATTCTGCCACATCCTTATAACCGGTTTTATCAGCAATTTCTTGTGGAGAAAACGATTGTTCTATACCAGGAATTACAAATCTTAAATTATTAAAATCATTATGAACAAGTTGATTAGTATATTCAATAACATCAGGATCATTAACTTTAAAAGTAGCAGAATCCATTCTAGATTTAGTAGCCTTCTTGTAGTTATTTAATATCTCTTTATCATCTAATTTAGTTTTACCATCTGGACTATATGCCATATGAGGATACTCTTGTATTATAGAAGAAATAGCACTCTTTCTTTTTTCTAACATTGCTTGATATTCATCTGCCCTCATAGCATTTCTAACATCTCCTAATCTAGAAGCCGCATTAGATTGTGAATATGGACTGTGAGACCATTGATCAGTAGAACTTGTAGGAGTAGCATAATCATAGTCAAGTACATCTGATATACCTAATATATCTTGATTAACACTTCCTCCGGGTTTAACTACAGGATTTACACGATATGGTTTTGGACCAGATTCACCACTACCATCTCCTTGTGCAAACTCAGGTAATACTTGATCATTAGATGTTATATATTGTCTGCCATAGTCTTCCATCTGTGTTCTTAATATATCCACATTACTCATATCTTTAGCAATTTCAGGATACATTTTATGGAATAATTTTATTTGTTGTTGTCCCTGAGGAGTAGCAGCTAATTCTTGAGCTGCCCGATTAGATATGTTGCGAACATCATTTATATCTATACCTTCTCTAAGCGCCCTTATACCACCTGCTAAAGTTACAATACCTTTAGACTGTGGTTTCATATGCTTATAGTATTGTTCAAATAGTTCTGATTTGTCGGTATAAGCTTCTGGCATATAATTATATACACCTGTGGTACTATCCCAACCAGCAGCTGGATCTTCATCAAGCATTTGATTATATCTACCAGCAGCAATAAGTTTCTGTTTCATTTCTTGTGCTTGGTTCCACCTACCTTTACTTTCTTCAATCCTACGTATAGTTTCTGATGTACCAACACCACGAAGTTTTGTAGAGTACTTGGCCCATTCTACAGGATTTGTTAAGTCAACTGACATAGCTTCCTCTGCATACTTTTGTAAAGTAGGCATATACTCGTTTTTAACCCATTGCTCATCTTTAGAATTAGCAATATAATCAACTAACGAAGCTTGATCTATATACTTAGATGCAGTATCTTGTTTACGCTCAAGGTCTGACTGACGTTTCATACCAAGAGCAGTAATCTGATCTAATGGTAGAGGAACAAATGTATTAAAATAGTTACTCTCAGCAGGAGAGTCATAGCGATTAATCTTAGCCATAGTTATCTTTTTTTATTATAAGACCTTAAATCATCTATACCCATCCATTGATTAAAGAAAGGATTAACCCTCTGTAATACATCTAAATAAGCATTCTGTGAATTCATTTGATTTTTCATTTGCATCTGATTAAGAGCATAACTTTGTAAGCCACTTGCAGCAGACGCACCAAAATTACGTTTAGCTGCCATGTTACGAGCATTTATATCATCGCTCATCATAAGACCTCTTGCGTTCATATTACCAAGGTTCATATCCATTTCAGCTTGTTCACCAAGATATTGATTATCCATATTGTTCTTTTGTGCATATGCAGCAGCATCAGCACCATATCTTGCGTTAAGACCACCCATTAAGTTAGATAACAACCTAGACCTATCGCCACCAGATGCACTAGCCGCATTACGATTATATACTGCATTTGCTGTTCTATTAGCTGCCAACATAGGATCTATATTAAAACGTCTATCGTTCATCCTAGAACGTATCTGATTCGTATAAGGATTAAAGTACCTATTGCGTTCAACCTTTTCAGGTTTACTAAATAAGGCATTACCTAGATTATATATATCTGGAGCAAGAGCCAATGCTTGCATACCAATACCACCCCAATTAGTATTACTTTGTTTACCACCAGGAGTTGCGCCTAACTTATCAAATTGATTTGCTAATCCTGCATAGTTTACAGGCGATGCGTTCTGAGCAGCATCTGTGGCTTGCATAGCAGCATTAACATCTATATTCATATCCGGAGAGGAAGGACTATATTTTAATAATTCCATTTGAGAGGCAAGATAATCATTTCCAATAGGAGATTTATTACCACCACCGGTATTACCAGTACCAGCATTACCTGTCATAAATTGTGAATACCTAGAAAATTGAGGTATTTGAAAGTTAGATATATTATTAATACTTTCTGGCCATACATAACCTTGTGAACCAAATCCACTATAACCTAAATTATATTGTGGAGTTTTGCCACCTTTCCAATACTTACCTGGCACACTACCACCTTTAGACATCTTCATAGCTTCCTGCTTACCAAATAAATCATAACTCATCTTTAATGAATTTTGCTTATTTAAGTTAGCTGTCTTTTTGTTTAAGAAAGTAGACCCAGGATTCTTTAATGCTTTCTCTGCTTTGTCAGAAATCTTCTTATAAGATAACTGCTCCTGAGCAAATGTTTTATTTTTACTGAATTTTAATTTATCACTGAATATCATAGTACCTGGATCAAAATATTTAAAATTATCACCTGTAGTATTGGCATGGGATGGTAAGCTAAACTCACGCATCCTACCATCAGGAGACACTGCTGTTTCACCCTTTTCAATTTCTGCATTCATGCCAACCCTACCACCATACGCCATCATTTGTGTAAATGGATTTTGATTACCACCCATCATCATGGCATTAAATGAATTGGTAGCATTTGATACTTTCTGTTGAGATAGTTTTAATTGTTCTTCCCTATTGCCTTGTACTTCCCCAAAAGCACCTTTAAGGAATGCACCAGCCCCACCTATAATAGCACCAGGTATAGCCCCAATACCACCAAAGGCAGCACCACCCATAGCACCCATGCCAGCGCCAGCTGCAGTATCTGCTAACACACCGCCCCACGAATATTTAGGTGTAGCTTTAGATCTTTTATTTTTTGTACTCATTTTATCTGTAAGAATTTCTATATGTAACACCTAAGTTTTCAATAATAACTCTGTATGAGTTAGTATTATTTGTAGAGTATTTGGTATCAATCTCACATATAAGGTATTTATCCCTCATACGCTCTGGATACGAAGTACCATCTCCACTAAGATCTTCTATAGAAGGATGTAGGTACTGTGCATTATATAATGCCTCAACATCGTTCCTTGGTATAATTGTTTGCCAAGTTCTTTCACGACGTTCTAAATTTGTTTTGTAAGTCAATACATGATTACCCGTTGTTTGATAATCATTATAGAATAATACACTATGTATAGGACTAAGCTCATTATCAAATGTTTCATTAATATCACGCTTATATGTATCTGAAGCATTGGTACATAATTTAATGTCACCATTATAAAACATATTATCAAATACCTTAGTATTTAAATAATATGGATTAAACACAGTCCTAAGTTTTGACCTATGTCTGCCCAACGCATCATTATAATATAAACCATAGAAGTTATTCCTAGCTTGTATAGTATCATCTACATTATGTACAAACAATAAGTTTGATGGATAAGGAGATGTTATATATAATGAATTATGTGTTGTTGCTGATAAAAATGTATTATTATATGGTATGTATATGTATGGTTTGAATGTATACTCTGACGTGAAGCAATCCATAGTTTCACTAAAGCATAGTGTAAAAGGTCTGTTTAAAGACACTTCTGTTATACCAGGATTTGATATAACACCATCTTCATAATTAGCTAAAGTAAATAATACTTCATTATTTGTTTTATCTTGCACAGACATATATTTAGGCCATGTAGCAATATCAGCATCTATAGTAAATAAAGATTTAACTTCTTTCTGTAATGCCAAGTCAGCTAATGATTCAGCAAACCTATTAATAGATAAGCTACGTCTGTCTACCCAATATACACCAGCTACACCAGCTACTACAGAGAATTTATCTTCACAACCTTTCTGTGTAGATATATAGTCAAATCTATCAAGTACACCACCTGTACCTAATGATAACTTAGCAGAGTTATTATCTTGTATTAAAGATCTATCATTTACTGCTAATACACCAAATGCTTCATCCTGCCAAAAATATAATGATTGACCATACTCAAGCATTGCATTTAACGGACCATATCTGCTATCTACATCTATTGTTTCGTTAACACCAAACCTTGTCCAAGAGTCAATATATTCACCATTAATTTTAACATTAGATGCCCTAACTTGTGTATCAAATACTGTTTCGTTGCTACGAGTAGTATCAATTGAAATCCTAGATGCTATAAGTGGTTGCTGTGAATACACAGTATTATACTTATACATATCATCTGTCTGATTATATACTACTAGCGTTGGAACATTATTTGTATACATATGTACCCCTAATTCCTCTTGCATAAGATATGAATTAACGGCACCATATTGCTTATGCATTTGATATGCACCAACCCGTAAGTTACAATTTATAGATGATTCTAATGGTATATATACAGATTCGTTTTTAGAATAAAAACTAGTTTCACCTTCTGCTATAGCTGGATCATATAATAATGTAGCTACATCAAAGTATGTTATAAATGTATCACCATATTCACAATTATATGTAGTATCTTCTTCATATATAATATCAGAACATGGCAACATATTATTAAACTGCCTGTTTTCATATGTTAAACCACCATATTGAGATGTCCAACAATTATTCTTGTAATTAACAACGGCTAATACTTTATCTTCAGCAGACCAACTATTATTAGAATATTTAATAACTAAACCAGTTGAACCTTTGGCATTGATATAGGCAGAGTCGTTATAATTATAGAAAGATGTGCCACCAACACTAAATGTTACAGGATCACCATCTATTGCTATAATAGATATAACATCATTAATATCACTACGATCATTAGCTGTTATTGCAGAAGACGGAGTATTCTCTGTACATTTAACTATTCTTCTATTGTAACCATTAGTAAGAGCTCCTACATCAATGCTACTGTATTTTGTTATGTATTCAAGATAATCATTACCAGATTGACTTACATTTTTAGTTATATTTATTTCTGGAGATACTAATTTAATCAAATTTTCATTACCACTAGTATATGTATCTAGATTGTCTGTAGCAGTTGCTAAATACCAACCGTTATCCACATATTCAAAAGGATATGCCAAACACTGTGTAACAATTTGTTTATCTTCTTTACCCCTTATAACCCTATAAACTTGTGCAGAAATAGCATCTGTTGGCCACGTATTATCTTTTATTTTTATAGTAGGATATATACGTCTAGCTGTAGTAGTTGTACCAGATGTATCTGTTAATACACCATATGTAGATTCCCTTAAAGCTGGAAACCTTAAATCTGTGATCCATTTAGGATCAGTATCTTGACCTCGTTTATTTTTAAATATAATAAATAACCTATATACTTCATCCCTCTGCCAACTAAGTTTACCAAGATTTAAAGGACTTGAATAGTTTTTATAAGAACCATCTGCCTCTGTACCAACATAGTAAGTTTGAGGAGTTGTAGCAACTTCGTCTATAACAAAATCATCGTAGTCAAAACCTATAGTAATATTAGGACCTTCTGCACCTAATGTAAAACTATCTGATTGATATATATAAGTTTCATTTGAATCAGTATCGTTATCAGGATTATTATAATTATTTATACCATCATGATCTTCATGATAGTTATGCCAACCAGCTGTATCCCAACTAGTAGGATCACTAGTATCACTAGGAACTAAAATCGTTAAATCACCATACCCATGTGTTATATCAGAAACTTTTGATAAAATAGTGGTTGCCCCAGTAGATGTATATGTATACTCAAATATGGTACCACCAACTACTGTATTACTTATTGTACATTCTGTTAATACAACAGGTGTACCAATAAATATAATATCTGGTGAAGTTATTTCTGATACAAATTCTGTACCATTCCACACAGGATTAATAAATGTAATATTAGCAGAAGTAATAGTATATGTATTTAGACCATACATATATTTAAAATGTAACTTATTTGCTAAAGCAGTAACAGTTGATATAGTTCTATCGACCGGTATAGCCGCCCATTCCTTAAAGTTTGAAATACTTAAATATATACTATTTGGCCCCCAATATATAGTTGTTATATAATCTTCTGAATCTTCAGGAGAAGAATCATAAACTTGAGTAGTTATATAATCTGTACCAGCTAATTCTTCTGTATAATTTTTAAATCTTACAGCCCTAGCATCAAAGTCATCAATCTCAAATGTCTTCTTTTCTATATTACCAGCAAACAATATATTTGCTTTTGTAGCTAACTCTTGACATATAAATATTTCAGATGAGGCAATATTAAATTCATCAACTGTCATCTCACCTACAATTGCACCTACATCTGTTAATGTAATATTTGTGTTGTTAATTAAATCTATAGGTATATCTGCCGCTATATATACAGCAGGTACCTGATTATAACTACCATAATGAATCCTAAGTAATTTTAATCTATTATATGAATTGTTACCAGAGAAATCTATATTTACTATAAATCCTTTTGATTTAACAGAATCAACACCATCTCCTTTATAGTATAAATCATTGGCATAATAATCACTATCAGCTACTACATGTGCTGGATCACTTATATATGATATAGCAGATTCTGCACCATTTTCAATATATAGTTGATATGCATAGAATACTACACCTGTAGGAATAGTACCTGTTGTTATACCAGTTATAGTTGGTTTATTTAATTTAACTTCTGGTAAAAATTCAAATTTATCTACTCCCCAATAATCACCATCATTAACATATACTTCTCCTGTAATTGTAGATGGTTCAGATACATTAATATATCTTATAGGATTAATACCATCTGTCCAATATACTTTTTGTATACTAGGAGATTCATATCTTGATACAGCTTTAATAGGATTATTAATATCAAAGTCTAATGTTGAATTATCAACATTCAAAGAATCATCATATAATAATTCTAGTGTATTTATTTCACTATTAGAAGTACCGCTTAATTTTAATTTATATATTTTTGAATTTTTTATAGTAGGCATCATGGAATATACGTTATTCCAATTATTATCATATGGTGCAAAAGATCCTTCTATAGAAGATGCCCAGTCTATATCATCTATTATCTCAGGTATTAAACTACCATTTTTATAGTGAGTTACAGCAAGATTTTGTTTAGTCCATATCTGAGTTCCTATTTGAATAGTGTCATAAACATTACCATCATAATCACTAACAGTATCTCCAGAAGTCCACCCTATATTAGAATCACGAACACATCTAACAGATATCCCATCTGTGTTATTAAAAGTCGCATTCGTAACAAGTGATATATTATTATCAAAAAAACTATATGATAAAAAAGCACTAGTAGAATCTGTACTTGCAAAAACACTTAATCTATTAAATTGTGCAAAAGGACCTAACTGTGTTCTATATCCAGTACCTATTGCACTAAACTCAGAACTATTTGTAGCACCAGTATTATATGGAAGTTCCCAATATGAATAGTTTCCAGGAAGAGTAATTGCTTCAGCAGTTGCTTGCGCTCCACCAAGATATGTACTTAATTCTTCCCATTCACTCTGGGATGGAATATGGTATCCTTCTGGAGCTAATCCTCTAGAATCTAATATAGCATATTTGTTATATAATAATCCATAGGAAGAAATTCCAGGATCCATTATATTTGTTGTGAATAATACTATTTCATCCCTTACTTCAACACCACCTACTATATACATATCTTCTGGTATAGTATATGATGTAATATCTATAACTCTACCAGTACCAGTAAATGCTAAACCATTTGCTGTTTCACATGTAAATGTAGAATATATTAAATATGTTACAGCATTATATATAATTGTATCTGCTACAACTAAATATATATGACCATCTATTAAAGGAGTTGTGTTTGTGAAGGCGCTATCACCAATAAACTTATTACCCTTTATATTTTCTATGGCACCTGTTGTACTAAAACCAGAACTTACTGGCCTAAAGTTTTCAGAGTGAACATACTTTTGATTATCCAATAAAGAGTAATGCAAGTCCTTAGACATGCCCTTCATAAACCCATTTATAACTTTTTCAGCCATGATTAATTATGGTTATAGTAAAATTGTTCCTGACCAAGTGTAGAGAACCCGGAAGAATGTTCACGTATTTCTGGGATTAACCTAACCCAAGCGTTCTTAATACTTTCAAGTTTATCAGCATTAGGCATTAATGCATCCCCATATGCTTGCTTACAATAGAAGTTCCATGATCGCCTAGCATCATAATATACAGCATCTCGTACCCTACCTTCAGCCCATTTAGGATACATAAGTTTCATATTAATATACCAATAGATTGCTTCTTTAAAACTTATATCATCGGGTATCATAGGATAACCGTCACAATCTGTAGGTATAGCCTGATAAGCCATCATAATATAACCATTCCTAACATTACATTTTATATAACCACTAGTTATAACATAAGTTATATCATCTGTTGTATGTAAAGGATTGCCTACATTTGATACTAAGTTATTTACTTTATCATATCCTGCTGCAAGCATAGAAGCCAATAGAACTCTCTTGTCAGGATTAGTATTAAGATATGTTATTGCTGCATCATAAGTTAAATCATACACTTCCATAGCGTATGTAACTATATCTGATTCTGGAGGAGTTGTTGCTAAATTTGTATTTATATTAGTAATATCACCAAATGTTTCAAAATGACCTGTAGAGTACCTCATAGGTAGATAAGGACCATTCTGAACACTTGAATATGTCATTTGTATTAAAGAATAAAAATCACATGGTAACTTACATTGATAGTTAGCTACTTCAAGTAAAGGAACTCCTTCTAACCCAGTAACCTTATTTACAAAATAAGGGAAAGCTCCTATCTTCTCAAGTGCTTCACCTGCCCATTCTATCATGTCAGACACCCTATGTGTCTCTTCCTTTAAATCTAAATCTGTAAATACTTTTGCTATAACAGATTTAACACTTGCTAATTTATATATCATTTAATTAAATTTAAATCTCTTTTAAAATTGCATAGTAATCTATTGCCTCTGCTGCTCGTCCTCCTCTAATTTCAGCTATACCTACAGTACTTGGAAATTGACTTGATACTGCTGAATAAGCTCCTTGAAATGGAAATAGATGTACTGTATTATTTGTAGCTAATGTACCACTATTTCCAGATACGAAACCTGCAATTGCAGGCCATGCGGAGGCACCATATAAACTTGCATTCATAGCTGCTGACGCAGATCCTGAAAAGAATAATGCAAGCATATATCTACCTTCTGATAGAGTCTTAGTCATACCAGTTATGTCCCATGCACGAATACCACTATAACTTGCACTTTGAGAAGATGCATAATTTACTGTAGCAGTAGTACTATCTACTAATGTTAATTGAGTTGAATTAACTGGTGTATAAAGAGCTGCTCCATATGTCATTATAGGAGGAGTACTATTAGTTACTACAGACATAATAACTCTTACAGTTGATGCGGCTAACCCATTCCCTCCTAACCAAAATGGATTGAATAATATTCTACCACTAATAGCAGTAGCACTTAGATTTACTAATCTAGTTAAATACTCTCCTGGTATTATCTCGCACATAGATCTATTAGGAGCAACACCACTTGGGGCAGCTACAGATAAATCTACATACTGCGCACCAGCAGACGTATTAATCGTAACATTAGTACCCCTAAATTGTACAGTACCACTTGAATAAGTTTGATTTGATGCAGCTAATGCGACACCCCCACCACCAGCATTTACTGATCCTGTAATAGTAGTAGAAACCCCATCAACAGATGAACCCCATGTTATACCATTTGAATCAGCAAAGTTAACGGTACCTACTCCAGCAATCTGTGCAGTAATAGTACTACCATTACCACCAAAAGATACACCATTGGAATTACTAAATACTACTGTACTATTTGTAACTGTTGCACCAGCAGCAGCTACAGCAACTCCACCACCAGCACCAGGATTAGCAGCAGACAAATTAATTGTAAGTCCATTGCTTGCACTAGTTATTGATGTAGATAAGTTAGTTACATTTATAGTTAATCCACCATGTGTATGTGTACTATTAGCTAATGTATTATTAGATGTATAATAGTAATTGGCTCTTTCTCCTGTTAACATCACATTAGCTGTTTGTGCAAATGTGCTTGCTAAAGTAGCTGTCTGATAGGCAGAACTATTTCCTAAAGGAATATATAAATTGCTATGCGTATGATCAGTTTGAGCAGCAGTAGTTAAATATGCTCCTTGTGATTGATAGTTATGTGTATGAGTAGTATAACCAGTCCCAAGAGATAATGAATTGTCTGATGTTAATTGAAAGTGTTCACTAGCAGAAGTATTTATATATAAATTGCTATGAGTATGATTAGATGCAGCAGCGGTTGTTAACCAACCAGTTGTTGTGCCTGTATATGCATTATGGCTAGCAGTCATTGTACTGCCATTTAATCCAAAGGATACACCATTGAGATTTGCAAATTGTAATGTACCATTTGTTACAGTACTAGCAGCACTACCTGCTATAACTACACCTCCTCCTGCTGTTGGAGCAGCCACTGAAATTGCTAAACCATTAGAGTTAAGTGTAATAGAAGCATTAGTAGCAGAGGTTCCTGTTCCTGCAAACTTTGTTGTAGCAGAAGTATGTTGGAATAAACTACTTTGTGAAGTACTTAAAAAAACACTATTGGCATTAGACAACATTGCTGTTGTAAGATATGCTCCTACACTTTGATAATTGTGTGTATGAGTAGTATATCCTGTACCTAATGACAAGTTATCATTGGTAGTATATGCAAATACACTAGTGCTTTCAGATGCAATATAAGGATGAGAATGTGTCGATTGTGTATGAGTATGTGTGGAATATCCTGTACCAAGAGATAGCGAATTATCACTAGTAAGCTGATATAAACTACCAGCATTACTTGCCATAGCAGTAGTTAAATACTGACTATGTGTATGACTTGTATAATTAGTATCAATAGCAGTTGTTAAGTATTGCGTGTGAACATGATTACTTAAAGCAGCTGTAGTAAGAAATGATCCACTAACAGATGTATTAACATACAAATCTGAATGAGTATGATTACTCATAGCAGCTGTAGTTATATACTGAGTATGGTCATGCCCAACTTCTGCAGCAGTAGTTAAATACTTTGGATAATATATAGTATTAGTTCCACCAGCAGTAGATACTAACATATCAGTACCAGATACTGTAGCAGCAGTCCATTCACCACCACCAGCTGCAGAACTATAAGTAGTTAACCATGCTGGTATACCTAACGATAAACCATTAGTATCTAATGTACCTGCTATATTTATACCAGCAGTACTAGCAGTTGTTATACCAGTACCAGCATATGAATGAGTGTGAGCTGGAACAGAAACTGTACCAAGACCATATGGTAATTCATTCCATGAACTTAAACCATTACCAATTTTAACATTGTAATTATCAAATTCAATACCTAACTCACCCTGTGCTAACACAGGATTTGCTAGTGTCCAATTACTGGAGTAATCTCTCCTAAGTTGAATTATTTGTGCCATTAAGCTCCTCCACCATCTATAATAATCGAACCACCATAAATAGAAAAGGCATTACCACCATCTATATTATAAGAAAATCTAGCCCAACCTATTTCTGAATCTAATATAACTATATCATTCATACTACACTAACATTTATTGTTGATAGTTTACCATTCATATCATAAGAATAAGTTTTAGTAACAACATCTGTTAATCTATTCCATGTTATAGTTCTGATAGAACCATCTAAATTATATATAAAAGATTTTGATTTACCACTATCATAATCTATTCTAGTTAATACATTATCTACATAAGTTAATGTACAACTATCTAAAGGATCGCCTTCGCCACCTCCGGTGCCAATTAAACCATCTATACCATCACGACCATCGCGACCATCTTTACCATGTCTAACAAAATAGTCTATACCATTTACAGGAGTTTTACCAGGTTTACCATCCTTACCATCTTTTCCATTAAGTCCTTTCTTCCCGTCTTTACCATCCTTACCATTCAGGCCAGCTTTGCCGTCCTTACCATCTTTACCATTTAGACCATCTTTACCATTGAGACCATCCTTACCAGGATCACCTTTATCTCCTTTAAGACCATCTTTACCATTAAGTCCGTCGATGCCATCTTTTCCATCAATACCATTTAAACCATCAATGCCATCTATGCCATCTCTGCCGTCTTTCCCAGGTTCACCATCTTTGCCATCACGACCATTAACGCCATCAATACCATCCTTGCCTTTTTTACCAGGAAGACCATCTTTACCATTTCTACCATTAGTACCATCCAGACCATCTTTACCCGGAGGACCTATAAGATCACTTAATGGTATTAAATTAAACACAAGATCAGAACCAACATATCCCCATTGAATATGTTCGCCATCGTTGATAAGTTTAATCTCCTTACCATCTTTACCACGAGGGCCTTTAACAGGTATGTTCCAATCGTCTAACATTACTTTTCAAAATAATCAATTATTCTATCCTTTATGCATTTAGCTACACTACGTTTATTTGCCCTAGTATATACTAACCTATATAAATAAAAGTTATGAAATAAACTGTTACGCTTATTCCATTTTAATTCATATTTATACCCGCCTGAATGTTCATTAAAATTATATATTACTTTTCCTTTTGAAGTAGTCATCTGCCAATCAATCGGTGGCCTATTATTATAATCTACTTTCTTCTTCTCTACATAAGTATCACCAAGTCTAAATGGCATGTGAAATAATTCACCTTGCTTTATAATCTTATTAGATACCTCTTTATAAAATAAGCCCACTATCTTAGCGTATTCATTATACGTAATATAGTAGGCCGACTCTTTAGGAATGTTTTTGATATAATCTTCATACATATCTGGCATGGTATAAGGGTTCTGAATTACATTCTTTCCTCTACCATAAAACTTCGACATATATTTTACCTTACTGTATCACTTGATACAAAGTTTGCACTATCGTTTTTATTATCACTTAAAGCTGATACGCCTATACCTAATTCTTTCTTAAGAATCATCTCCTTAAGAGTAGGTAACATATTAATAGGAATAGGATATGCATCATCCCAACCACCTTCGGTTGGTGTAGCATGTGAATTAATTATATTCATAACTTCAGTTGGCACTTCAAATATTCCTTTAATTGTAATTTGTTCTATTGCTTTAGGATATATTAAATATAATCTATTATCTCGTAAGAATGCTAAATTATCATTCTTTGTATATTTCTTATATTGCTGCCACTTGCTTCTAGCCTCATGAATAAACTGTATCTCATCGCCATCCACAGTTCCTATATATGTAAAACCTGATTTAAAATTAAAATCAATTGTCTTAGGTATTGTTAACTCTGTACGTAACAAATAAGATTCACTAGATAAATCTAAAGAACCCGATTCGTCTACTATTTCTAATTTTAATGCTGGAATGGATTGTATATAATCTGGATTAGGAAGTTTATCCTTATCTATATCTTGTTTAAGTAGAATAGCCCTATGTTGATGTACCCACATTTCAAGTTGCCTCTTTGATATAGTCTCACTACGGGATACATCAAAGTTCCTGATAATGTTAAGTAGATCAGTGGTTATTGTATTTAATGTAGTAAAATTAATCATTCTTTGTGGCCTCCCCAACAAATTTAACTATCCTATAAGTTATATATCCTGTTATACCAACTCCAAGTCCAATTGATATAAATTTTTGGTTATTTAATTGTTTTCTATAAATATTATTAATTGCCTCTAAATTATCTATACTATTTAATAATAATTGTTTTTCTGATAATAATATTGAATTTTGATCACGACAATTATTAAATTTAAAAGTTGTTAAATAATATAAAGAATCTGATACACTTAAAGATGATACTAAATTATTATTAATTCTTTTTGTATAATCAAAAGCTAATACATCATAATGTATGGCTTTTACTTGATTGGGGGCAAACCTATAAGGCAATGAGTCTTGTTTAGGTATATACCTATGCATCAAATAATTATACGATGAATCAGGTGTAATGTTTACCATTTCGTTCTCTAGCTCTGTTAACTTTAATTGTAGTTTCTGATTCTCCAGCTTTAGTTTATTATAGTCTTTTATTTTGTTATCAAGAATAGAATCCAATCTGGCATATAGTAACTCTTTTTTATTATATTCTGTGTGTAAAGAATCTACTTTTATAAATAATTCTTTATTTTCTTTAAGTAAATTATCTCTTTCAAATCTTAATATTTTAACTTTATCAAGATACATAGCTGACTTAACAACAAAAAATAAACAGGCTACTACTGCAGTACCCAATATTATATTCTTTATTTTATTACTAATCATCTTTTAGTTCTTTAATTATTTCACTAACAACAGTTTCTACAAATACAGTATAATCATACTCTGTTAAAAGATATTTATAATCATAAAGATAGTTCCTTATTGTATTTTTTATATACTGTTCGTCCTCGTTCATCCTTTAACGCAATAAATATTTGGTTTCTATTATTATTATTTTTATATGAAACATGTATCCAACCTGGTTCATTATTTTCATCTGGAAATTCTGCAATTAGCTGATCAAATAAAAGATTATCTTTTATATAATTAAATATAGTTTTATTAGTTACATGACCATATATGTTACCATCAATATCTAGTGCAGCACCATTATTAGCCATATGCTGACTCGTCCTAGAGCCCTTTAACTTTGAGTTTAAGGCCTTCGACCTAAAGAATGATGTAATTGCTATAGCCCTGCCAACAAATGTCCGTAAGGGCTCAAAAACAGCCTCTGCTAGCAATACCATATTCTTTAATTGATATTCATTTGGAATATTAAGAATACCATACTTTAAAGCGGTATAGGATCTAGTGGCTTCATTATATGTTATATGCTCTGATATATTTTTCATTGTAACAAAACACTTTTAAACAAAACCCATAGTACATTTACAACTATACTTAATAGAGCGGCTCCACCGGCAGCAGTCCATATAATTTTATCTATTTTATTTTGAAGTTTTTCTAGTCGAGATTCTAATTCAGTCGTACGACATACTAGACCAGCTCCAGGATTATATTCATTGCCAAGTAATGCAACTTTAATCTCTGCTATATCTTTTTGCAATAGGGACAATATTTCATCTGGTATATTACACATTACTTTGCGCTCCATGTTTAAATTCTATTTAGTGTGGTTAGGAATATCTATAATTTCAATTAATTGAAACTTAGGATCATTAATACATAACTTGTACAATTCATTAGGATTCATTTCCCATGGTGTTTGTACTAGGTTTGGATATATCTTATTTAAAGCCATTGCTGCATACTCAATACAATATACACGCTTTTCTGACCTTATACCAGTCTTACCAAACCATTTATGAAATAATATATCTAAGGTATGCCAAAAGAAATTAGATACTTCATATCTTTTATCATCAGAGTCAAGACAAAAATTCCTTACTATTTCTTTCTTACCCCTGGGCATTTTAATTTTAAATAAATATAGTTGTCTCTTCTTACCATCATTTAGATAAGATGTATTTACAGTTCTATTGGCAACACCGCCCTTAATAGCACCGGAGACCATGCCATCTATTAATATATCTGCATGATTTAAATCAACATATTTTTCTCTTTTAAGAAGCTGCTCTAATCTCATGCCAAACCGTATAATCTTGGCTAACCAATTATGCGATTTAACCATTATAATATAAGTACCTTTCTTAGGTAATAATTTTTCCATTTTATCTATTAATTAAAACTGTTATAAAACCAGGAAGATTAACGCCAAAATAGTATAAACTTACAGCATATGCAAATAAGGCAGTAAACCCACCCGCCACTGTACACATCCAATCTGCATTAACTATATTTACAAATTTCATAGCTAACTTATCTCGCTTAGCATCGTTATATTCTTTAATAGTACTTACTACAACAGTAGGAACAATCATAAAATAACCTGCTCCTTGAAACAAAGATGCTATTAAGTAACCAACTAGGAAATGTAATATCTTGTCATAATAAGTAAACCAAATATTGTTTATCCTATTCTTTATTTTAGTCAGAATCTTTTTCATTTGCTGCAGTATTTGTATTGCGAATTATATCTTTACCAAAGTAAAATGCAAATACTCCAGCTATTATAGCTTGATACGTGCCAGGTAATTCATCAAAGTTATTGGTAACTAAATAACCCAATGCTGCTGTCATAAAACAAATTACAGCGCCAGCGGTCATTAACTTACGCCAAGATAAATTATTTCCGTAACCCTTTAATATTTTCATGTCTTTATATTTTTAAATAAATAAATGTTTTACAAATACTATTTATTCGTTCCATTATATCTTTGGCTTGCTCTACAGTAAAGAAATTATTACTTTCATAGTCATCGCAATCAAAATATTTTTCTAACATTCTGACATAATAACCAAGTAATATTAACTTGATCATTTCTATTTTTAATTCATGTCTACCAAGTCTATGCATCTTTGCAATTTTCTGACCATAATCAGACTGAGCGTCTGACGCATCTACTAAATAAGTTACAATTTCTTCATACGTTGCTGCCATGTTTTATCTCTTTGTTAATGTTACATGTATATCATTAATAACATTGGTATAATGTTTAATAGCAAAGTTACGAGATTCTTCATTCTTCATAGCCCACTCATTAACAATATCATAACCATATTCAAAATCAAAATCAGATACTATACCATAATGATCTAACTTATTAGTATCACGCCATCCTTTATTAAAATATAAAAAAGTAGCTTCTGATATAGCACGTTTGTGAGTAGGATCTTGCCATGCTCTCATATTATTATAATAAGGCGCTATAACTTTAATCCTCCCACCAGGTTTAAGTATACGATATACTTCGTCCATAAATTTAATCAAATCACTAGTATGTTCTACATAATGAGAACATATAATTTCTTCTGCACTTTCAGATTCAATATCCCAAGGGAATTGTTCTAAATCCATAGTTGCATCCACTGTATCTCCAGGTTTAATATCTATACCGAAATACCCATCAATTTTCGACTGGCCGCATGCCAGGTTAAGTTTAAGTTCGTTTATCATATTTATTTAATTATACATTATTCCAATCATTACTATAAGCACATAAAGCTCCTGTTGTTAGTCCTGCCCATGCAGCGTTATCGGTCACTTCGGGGATAGGTGAGCCGTCACGGTAAAGGGTTTCACAAAGGTTGTCGGCGAGCCATTCCTGGATGCCTATACAAATAGTCCGATAAACCTTGCCATCATTGCCTGTGTACTTAGCCGATTGTCCATGAGAAAGGGTGGTGGAGTCTTTGACAGGACGGACAGACATTCCAAATGCAGTTTCTATTTCTGGCGTTCCCGATCCTCCTATTTGACCCATTTCACCATCACTGAGATTTAAATATAATCCATTTGGAGTCCATATATCTGCAAAATAATCATCAGAACTGTGAAACCAGTTAGTTGATTTCAATGCTACACTAAAATCACCAAGATGATCTCTATATGCCGCACCTCTGGCATTAAATTGTAGTGAGTTTGTTGCTCCTATATTTAACGTCCAATAAGTAGTCCCTACTTCCTTTAATTCATTCCCGCCAGAAACCCATTCACCAACAGTTTCCGCCACAAGATTTAAAAAATCGGCATTAGTGGCAACGTGCCATCCTGCAGCACAAATATTACGTGCATCAGTAGCTGCATACCAGTTATATAGTAAACCATAGGATACTAAAAATATCCCACTAAAGTTTGTACCAAAATCAGGTTGAGTTGAAACAGACATACTACCACATTTTATCCGCATTGAAATCATAGTGCCCTACTAAGACTCTAGTATCACATGCAAATTTATAACCAGCCTTAGCTGCGTTCTCATAAAAATATAAATCCTGAGTATAAGCTCTTGCTCCTTGACCAGGTATAACTTCTTGTACTGTCTTAAACCATGGTTTAGGTACATTAGGATCTTTAAATATATCTAATTTAAATAAGTTAAACCCCATACCTAACCCATTTGCTTGTTGTATTGTGTTTGGTATTGGCATCTGAGGTATAAAGTTTTTAGGCATTACCTTAGGATCACCATATATCATTGGTTGTCCGCCTTCGCCCTTTGTCCAATATAAACCTTGAACAACATCATACTTGTCTATATTTTCATATAACTTAAGTAGACCATCTGCGGGAGGACAATTATCTTCTTCAATTGTAAGTACATATTTCCATTGTGATAGTTCAGGATTATCTAATATACTCTGAATCATATTATTATAGGACTCGCCAACTTCCATACCTATACCAAATATAGGACCAATAACCTTTTGATTCATAGGTCTCATAAGACCCATCCAGTACTGAACAACCTTCGCGGGTATTTGACCACGAGTAGGACATATAATTATAGTTGATAAATCTTTATATGTACCAGATTGTTTTAATCGGCTAATTGACTCTTCTAAATCTTTATTATGTTGCCCAACTTCAGGCATTGCTATTTGTGGAACCATATAATCTTTTTATTTTATATACGATGTATAAATATAAATATTACATTGTTGTTTAAAAAAGATAACCTACAATATCTGATATTTACTTAATAAAGGATACCTATATAAATCCATCTCATCTTCTGTACCATCAAATGGATATGTTAATCCATTGCCATCATTATAAAGTTCAATTACTTCTTCTTCTGTTAATGCCCTATGCCAGATCCCTATTTCATCAAGCATAGCATTAGCCTGAATAACTGAAACGACTGTGTTTGTATTACCAACGTATAAATTACTATCAGCCTGTAAAACAATATCTATTTGATTTGTATAACTTATATATTGTGTAGTATTTACATACATATTAGCTCGTTGACCAATACCATTTGCTACACATACTACATGATACCATGTATTAACTGCAACTGCAGACGTAGCCTGTGTTTCACAATATCCACCATCGTTAGTTTTAAAATAAAAATTAAATTTATCGTTACTACCCCTATAATAAATTGACAAAAAGTATGGAGTCACACCAGAATGTTGCCAGAAAAATATTTGTTGATTTATATTTTCTCCAATTGGTAACGCAACAAATTTTATCCAAAAAGATAAAGAAAATACATCTGCTGGTGGAAGTAAAGAACTTCTATAACTAGAAGCAACATGACAAGTATAAGGTGTTGCTGAATATTCTATAGCATATCCTTTTTTACCTTGCATTAAATAATCTGGAAAATCTACTGTTGTATCAAAATCATATGCATTAATAATATCTACAGGTGGTGTATTGTTATCGTTCATTTTATAGAAAGCAACAAGATTATCTGTTAATAACACTGGATCTTTTACTTCTAAAGTATCAAACTCTACTACAGAACCATATCCTGTACCAACAGAGTTTGTAGCATAAGCTCTAACATAATAATGAGTAGTATGAATTAAATTTGTAAGATAACTTATAAATGTACCAGTCCCTGTACCATCAATTGTACAAGAACTTGCTACAGTTGGATTACCTGTAGTATTCCAACATACACCCCTTGCTGTAACAGTTGCATTGCCGTTAGATAATACATTACCACCAGAAGTTGCTGTTACGGCTTGTATATCTTTTACAACATCTGTAGTTACAGTTGGTGGAACTATTAACTCGTTTGTTTCAAAAGAAACTTCGTTGCCATAAGAAGTACCTTCTAAGTTTGTAGCATATGCACGTACATAATAAATTGTATCTGGAGTTAATCCAGTAAGACTACTTGTATAAGAACCTGTACCTGTGCCATTAGATGTTGTACTATTAGCTGTTGTAGGCGTACCTGTAGTATTCCAACAGACACCTCGTGAAGTCACTGTTGCACCACCATCGTCTGTTACATTACCGCCAGATGAAGCAGTAGTAGTTGTTATTGCTGTTACAGTAGTTGTTGTTACTGTAGGACGAACAATATAATATGGATATTCAAATGCTCCAAGAGAAGGTGTTGTAGAATGCCAGGGACTACCATCGCCATCTAATTCTATACCAACATCTATACCTGTATTAATAAGATCAGATCCTTCCGCAAGATGTAAAAAATCAAGTATTGGTAAAGACCCATCTGCTTGTCTTGCTGTATCTAACAGACTAGAATCAAGCGATAAGAAGTCTATATTACTAACACTATAATTTGTATTGGTTGTATTGTTGTAATTTTTTGTATTGTGATCTACTGTTGAAGACGAATTAAAGAAAAAATAATTATTTGTTCCATAAGATATATTGTTTCTAACTATATCTATTGGATTGATTATATAATTATTGTTAAATGCAAAACCACCATTAAGATTGTTATATGCAATATTATTATATATCCACCTTATGCAACATGTGGCATTCTCATGAAATCCCCATGACCTATTAAAAGCCGCTATACAATTCTGAAGTGTTCTTAGGTGTTGGTTATACTCATGCTGATCACTTTCCCATAATGTTCTTATGGGTCCGAACTTAATACCGTTACCATCACCGCCTGCAGTAATGCCATCTTCACGATAACCATTATGCCATGCCCAGCAGGAATCCCATTCTAGCATTCCTTCATTGCCCCATCCATCAAAGCCATCGTCACTATTATCCCACATCCTACAACCACGAATAGTATTTGTTGTTCCTGCAGTAAGATCTATTCTTACTGTTATACCATCTATACCTCCATATTCATATCCTATTGTAAATGGATCATAATTATGATGTGCGTCACAATTAAGAAGTAGGTTTCCTGTTCCCTTAGTGTCACCAGATAATCCTATCCCAAATCCTCCATGATGACAGTTAAGTAACTCTAATATGCAATTATCAGAATCATATAATTGGAATGACGTTGTTCCTTCCCAACCTGAACCATCATAATATGAACAATATTTTCTCTGTACAAACTCAGCTATTTCTAATCCTTTAACATGAACCCAATCAGCCCTAAGATACAAACCAGTATAGCTTGTACTATCAAGCCATGTAGTTGATGGTTTAAATGTTGGCTGTTCGTTAGGATAATTAAATACCTTTCTAAGATTTCCTGAAGTACCACTATACGTATCAAGATTAAGATATGCATCTAATTCATATACTCCACCTCTCATATATATCTGTGTCCCTGCTGCCGTATGAGTAGTCCATGCTTTATATAAAGTAGCATAAGGATTAGCAAATGTACCAGTACCAGTTGAGTCACTTCCAAATGGTGCTACATAATATCCTGATAAGGCTTCTTGATATTCAAATGCTCCTATTGATGGTATTGTTAGCCAATCCTTTCCATCACAGTCTGTATCATATCCAGTTAACGATTGTCCTGCTCCTATAACATCAGAGCCTAGTATAGGATGTAACGTATTAAGTATTGGAAGACTACCGTCATATTGTCTTGGTGAATCGAACAAAGTACAATCTACAGATAAAAAGTCACCTGAGTTTATTACAGGACCCAATGGTTGCCTTAAGGCATTATAACTATTATTTTCATATGTAGAATTAAGATAGTAACCAACCCAATCTGTACTATTATCAAAACTTACATTGTTTTTAAATACATTAGCCGTATCATAAAAATTAAAGAAAAATCCGGCACCATATGTTTGACCTTGATTATCATAAGCTGTATTGTTATACATATGAAATCTACAGTTTGCCCCATTAGGAGAAAACCCACAACGCCTGTTATAATAAGCAACTGAATTGGAAACATAACGTAATACTTCACTGCTATAATTAGCAGTAGTATCGCCTAGTTTAAATCCTTCACCGTTTCCAGCTGCTGTAAAAGTACCAGGAATAAATCCGTTATACCATGACCAACAATCTTCAACTATCACAGTACCATTAGTATGCCAGCAGTCTAATCCATCATCAGAATTCCACCACATCCTACAACCTTTAATAGTATTAATAGTACCATAGTCACAATAATGTATACTAAATCCATCTGAACCTCCATATTGATCTACTGAATAAGGATCTTGATTATGATGGGAATCACTATTTAAAATTAAGTTTCCAGTACTAGTACCATATATACTTAATGTTGCATTACAATGATGAAAATGTAATTTTTCAAATATATTATTGTCTGAATTATTTGCCCATAAACACCATCCACCACCAGTAGGCCCAGGTCTTTGTTCTATATAGGACCATTCAATTCCTTTCCAATGAAAATAATCTCCAGCAAAATATATATATGATTGAGGCCATGAACCATATGTTGCTACACCGTCGTCTGTAAATATTGGTATTTCATTTTGATAGGCATAAATATTGATCATATTATCTGCAGTACCATTAATACCTGTGAGATTTTGTCTTGCTGTATTAACATATGTACCACCCCTAAGATATACAGTATCTCCAGGCACTAAAGAAGACCATATACTACTAAGAGTAAATTTTGGATTGTTAAACGATCCATCTCCCAATGTATCACTTCCCCAAGGAGCTAAATAATAATCACCGCCTATATCATTACCTGTTCTTAATGTTACTGCTCCTACCTGCCAATTACTATCCTGTATCTGAGTTTTAGGTATACCATCTGTAGTTGCTGTACTCCATGTATTTTCATAATCTATACCATGACTTACTAATGAACCTAATCCAAGATTAATACCATAATTAAGTCTTCTTTCTGGTATGAAGTCTGTTGTTGTATGAAAATGTGGATTAAGTATTACTGAATGAGCGTCAAACCCTAAAGCACGCCATTGTGCCCATGAATAATTAGACCCATTATAATTAAATATGGGCTCATTATTTACACTATTTTCACACCAGTAAATATTATAATCACATTCAAATCCTTCTATTGAAAACTGATCAACCCATATAAATCTTATACCACTATTTACAGCATAAAATATATTATTATAAACTTTGCAATTTTTAGATGTAGCGGATATACCAATACTATCATTATAATAACATTCTACAAAAGCCCTGTTATATTGGTTTTCAGTTGTAGTATTGAGACTACTATAAAATGTATTATTGTGTATTTGTACCCCATTCATACCTTTACATACAACACCTGGTTTAGGATCTTTAATAATGTTATATGCTACTATGCCACCTGTATCGGTCATACCATTAGACTTCCTTATTATGCCCATTGGTACACGATCTAAATAGTTATACTTAACAGAAAAACCTATATTGTATCCACCAAACACACCATGTGTTATAATAGATGTTAATGGTGCACCATTCCAATCAAAGTAGTTATGTTCTATTATGGCACCGTCAAGATTATTATTATATGGTCCTACAACTTCATCACCAGCTATAAGCATATAACCACTAATATTATCTGATGATAAATAGTTATTCCTAAATATCAAATCAGTATCAGTTGTACGAGTTATATTATAACCTGTCCAACCTGGTACTCCATCATAAACTAGATTCTGATTTTGTATTAGCAGTTCAGCCATGTTTAATGTTTATATACATATTTATTATTTACAGGATCATATATTATATATATTCCGCGGAATACCCAACCCTCCATATTATCTATTGGTATATAACCTGCAAACTCAAATGGACCAATATCAGGAGCTAAACCAATGTATGGTAAACCAACCTCTATACCAGCATCAATAGCATCTGATCCCTCAACCAACTGAAAATTATCGCCGAGTGAAGGAAGTGCTCCATTTGTTCCCCTTGCTCCCATCAGCAAGGCTATACCTGCCTCCTGTGTTGCCGGGAGTGCAGCAAAGTCTGTCGCATCTATTGTGGCACCACCATCCCATGAATTATTTGAATGCGTATATATAGCACTAGGAGATATATAAGTTGATCCATTATAATTATCATAAGCAATATTATTCCTAAAAACACGGGCTAATTCTTCTACATCAATAGAAGCTGTATTATAAACTACAAATCCATAAGACATATTAAATGGAGAAGTCGGATAACCATTATGATACGCTAGATTATTATAAACTCGCATATCAAATGTCCTATCAGGACTCGCATCATTAGTCGTAAACCCATTAGCCCTATTATACACCGCAAGGTTATTAGTGTACTTCCTCTTTAAAGGCCCGAACTCCGGCTGGAGCCCCCCGCTACCCACACTTGCCATCTTAAACCCATGTCCCTCTCCTTGTAGCTGCCCGTTGTTAAACGACCAGCAGTTATTAAACTCCAGATACCCTATTGATACGGCAGAGAATCCCTGATCCCCATTTAACCAGGCCCTACAATTATCGTAGTAAACAGTGCCGTCAACCTCATACTGGTTGACGTTTTGGAATCCGACACCATCATTACCCGGAAGGGATGTCGATAAAGAATCACAGTTACTATATGAATCACAATTAATGTAATGTATGTTTGTCCCAATAGATGCAAACCCCCATCCCCCGGTATTATGCACCGTACAATTTTCTACAACTATATTATTACCTGATATTGTCCATCCAGTAACTGCACTTCCCGATAAGGGTTGGTTAACATTTCGCAGGGTTAAGCCTTTGAGGTGTATGTAACTCATCTCATTTCCGACAATACCTCGATTAGTGCCACTTGCAAGATTGATATTGTTGCAATCAAGTATTGGTTGTTCTCCGGGATATGCCATGTAATAAATGTAATTACCCGCTGTACCGTCACGACCAAAGTTATATCCCGAACCTGTAGTATAGGGATAAGCAAGATCATTGGATGTCATTGAATACACACCCCCTCTGAAGTAAACAGTATCTCCTGGCTGAACAGCGGTGGAATTAAATGCTTTACCCCATGTCGCCCATGGAAGTTCATATGTTCCCGGGTTGCTGTCATTACCGTCTATTGCTACATAGAAATCTGCGCCAGCCGGAGTATCGTATATTACTGCCCCAACTTGCCACACATCACCCTGTAGGGTAGTATCTGGATATTCACCAACTATCCAATCTGCGGTAGTTGATAAACCATAGTCAAGATCGTTTGTAGAGTGAATTGCGCCAACATCAATTCCATAAGATAATCTTGACGATGGAACAAAACTCTTGTTATCAATAAAATTAGGATTAACTATAACGGAATGAGCATCATATCCAAGAGCTCTCCATTGAGTCCAAGTTATTGATGAACCAAACCATTCAAACGTTGGTTCATTTCCTGATCTATTAGGATAATAGTATACATTATAGTCTATCTCAAGACCAACGGTATCCATCTCTGCTTCAGTATCATCATCAGCAGTACCAATCCTAAACGCATACGTTGAGGTAGATGTGCTGTAAAAGATATTATTCTTCACTTTTACATTCCGTGATACAGGATAGGGTGCCGAGATGCCACCAGTGTCACTTGACTTTATAAGGATGAAACACAACTTGGATGATTGTGTTGAATAAAACGTGTTATTATAAATCAGTGTTCCGTCTTGTCCCTTGTCTACTATGCTGAAGTAAATGTTATTCTTGAAAATATTGTAGGCTATCGGAGAGTAGGTATTCACCATCACTGTATGGTCTGAATACCCTCCTTCGTGGACAAGGCCATATTGTGTGCTGTCTACATAGTTATACTTCATATCATAATCTACGTTGTAGCCAGCCAATATCCCATGCACACCTTGCGTTGTTCCTCGCCATATTATCTGATTACCGTGGACTATCGCACCATCTAAGTTGTGATCACTTACTGTTAAATAATCATCATCTCCTACTTGCAATACGTTTCCTGTAGAGGATCTAGTAGAAGTTATTTTATTATTTCTAAATGTCAGAGATGTAGGAACTGCTCTAGGAACACTATAACCAGTTGATGTAGTTACAGTAGAATCTGTCCCCTCTATTAACAATTGTGTTTGTCCTTTTAAAATAGGAGCTAATGCAAGTAATAATATAGTTATATATTTTCTCATTTTGTTATAAATATTTGTCAGCCAGATAATTATATATAGCCGTTACTGTAGCTCCATTATCCATTTGATCTCTATAAATAATTTCATATATAGAAAGATTGCCCCATAATTGAACAGCTGGGTATGATGATCGCATTGCGCCTAGAATAATTCCACCCGATACATATCCAGTAAAAGCAGATGTACTTGTTCCTGGAGTACCGTTATTAACGGATAAGGAAGCTATTGGAGTTGCTGCATTAATATGAAGCATAATTATACCAATAGATCCAACTGTTAATCCACCAACATTACTACTTTGTCCACTAGAACGAAGATCACGCAATTCAGGGTTTGTTCCTTTTTGTATAACAGTTTCTCCCCCTGTACCAGAATAACCAAATAAAGCCTCCCCATATGTCCAACTTATTTGTCTTACTACTGCATAAATACTTCCAAAAGAAGTCCAGGCTCCTACTTCTACTCGCATAGCATCATTTACACCATCAAACACAACACCATTACCAGTAGTCCACGATGGATAGTTATCTGATGTTCCTGCACTACCATCAGCAGCAACAGGTAATACTACATGTCCATTAACTATATCTTCCCATGCAGAAACAGCTCCACTTGATTCAGTAAGTCCTACTTCTGAATCTAACCAAATTCTTGTATTACCATCCCACAATTCTGGAATACCAGGCTGGGATACTACTTTCTGATAACTATTTATAGTAGGTAAAGTGACGCTCATATTATTTAGTTATTAGATCTATATAATTCAACCCAATTTGATAATGTAGATACATATAGTAATGTTATAGTATCAAACCTACCTATAGTAAAAGAAACACCACCAGCTAATTGTAGCCCATTGCCATCATCTAACTTTAATGTATTAGTATCCGATGAACCAACAATAATTATTATACGACCTGTCGTTGGTATTGCTATTTGTGGATTTGATGTTATATCTATGGCAGAAGCACCATTATAATAAATAACACCAGATAACATACCAGATGTTATACCAGTAGCAGCTGTTACATTACCTGTTGCCAAAGGTGTATTATATGCTGTTAAAGCGTCCCCAAAGTTTTCCCTTTGTGCAACTGGTATTTCAGGTGTTACTTGTGTAGGCCCCACATATAACTTTAGGTTATTACCAACTACAGTAACACTATCTACAGTTTCTATATTTGTACCAGACACTCTATGATCGCCTATTGTTATACCTTTAACCGCCCTAGTTTGTGAAAAGGCAGTTAAACCACACAATGCAATTATTAAACTTAATATTAGTTTCTTCATATTATTATTTTATACGGCACCACCAATATATTCCCAGTCTGTGTTTTCTGTGCCACTAAAACCAGTAACTGTCAATTCTTTATCTATTACATATTCACTATCTCTTACTCCATCTCGGAATAACAAACCTGTGTCAGTATCTAGATAATAACGATATTGTTCCATTATTCAACCATTTTAATACATTCCCAATCTGTTCCTTCACTACCTGCAAAAGCTGTAGGAGTTAAAGCTTTATCTACAACAAATATACTATCCCTAACGCCTTTACGTATAATAGTTGTACCATCTGAATAGTACACATATTGAGTAATACCCTCATCATCAACTATTGCACAATATAATAAACTATATGATACTGTATATGCCATATTAACTTTTATAAAACAATGAAGTAATACCTATACCATCAGCACCACTAGGTACTATACAAACAGTAAAAGAAACGTAATTGGCTGCAGCACTAGTAAAAGGCCCTGGATCATAAGTACCAGTAGTACTATATAATCTATGTGCCGAAGAAGACGATGCCCCATCTAAATCACTACTTACTGTTAATAAGTTAATAAAACTTGTTGGAGCACTTGAAGCCACAATAGTACCACTTATACCAGCATATACAACAAACAAGTATTCTTGAATACCACTTGCTGTAAGTATACTAGGAGGATTGGCATTTGCTGTTGAAGCTTCGTGATATTCGCTTAAAATGGTACTATAACTTACACCATTTAAATTATAACTTATTGCTGTTGATGTTTCAGTAGAATCAGTATTAATATATAATATATCTGACCCATCTGCTATCTTATAAAAACAAGTAGCTGTGTTACTAATACTACTATATTCATCCAGTTTGTTCCAATTATAACCACTTAAAGTTTTATTTGTAGTAATACTGACTGCATCACCAGAGCAAGTAAAAAATACAAGAATCATATTACCGACAGCAATATAATCTGGCATTGTTATTACATGCTCAACAACCTCTTCATTATAACTATTTATTGTTGATACTACTGATATTGCCATTACACCATCCCTATTCGTCCACTTGCTAAATACATTCCTATACCACCTGTACTCTCAGAAAGAGGATAGGAACCTTCTAATATCCTAAACATCCAAGTATGAAATTGAACATTTATAACTCCTGTGTCCCAAGTTGTTTGGGCCATTTGAGAATTATTTAAATACCTATGAGCAGCTATTATCATAGCTTCGCTAGTACTTGCTGCATTTGTATAAGCATCTAATGTCCAATTTGTAGGAATAGATGCTGCAGCTGACATATAATCGGAAGCAGCTATTGATAAATATAAAAAACTACCAGGTGTATAATCATCTACGTAAGGGCATGGACCTGTTGGAAAATTATATCCCCCTTCAGAAACTATATCATAACCGTTTACTTGAGGAGTTATATACCATCCTGATATATTAGATAATCTATATATTACATAACTAGCTATACATAAAGACTCTGTATTTATTATTAAAGCATCGCTACTACCACCCAATGCCCTACCAAAAAACCTAAGTGTATTTAATGTTTCTCCAGTATTATTACTATGATAGTTTTCAATATTCCAACCACTATCGCTGCTTGAAGAAGATGTATTCCACCCATGCCACGCAGAATCAGACCATATCATCATGCCAACAATTAATTCATCTTTTACTAATCCAGAAGGCATTGGTATTGTATGACTAGTTCTTGTACTAGAGTCTTTGCTACTATTACATGCTTCTATTACAATCATTATGTAATGATATAAATTGATGTTGATACACCACCTACAGCAGATGACCAACTATGCCCATTGGCGTTACTAAAATATAAGTAACCTATTGTTGGAGCTGTTATTGATAAACCAGCTGTATTGGCCGTTACTGTTATATTACCCGAAGTACTTATTCCTGTACCTATATAATTATGTGTATGTGTTGTGTATCCAGTGCCTAATGATAAACTATTAACAGATGTATACTGTAATGCCGCTAACAAAGAAGTATTCACAGCATTAGCTGTTATTAATGAAGTAGCTGATGTAGCCTGTAACCCTGTAACAGATAATGACAGGGTAGAGCCATTTAAAGAAGATGATAAATAACTACCGGGTACTATTGATGTACCACCGGCTCCACCACCGCCAACTAATGACCCAACATATATAGTTGTGTTACCAGCAGATGTAGAACTACTCCACGTTACACCATTTGTATCACTAAAATGTACTGTACCAATTGGTATAGATGCTGTAATAGTTGATCCGCTCATACCGAACGAAACACTATTAGAGTTACTAAACACTAAACTATCTCTTGTACCAGTTAATGTACCAGCTGATATACTAATAACTCCACCGCCTACACCTGTATGAGTGTGTGTAGTATAAGTTGTACCTAAATATGGGTGATCATGTGTAGATTGACTATAACTACCAGTTACAATACTACTACCAAACATACCAAAAGCTAAACCATTGGAATTACTAAATATTATATTACCAGCACTTACAGCTGTTTGAGAACCAGCTACCACTCTATTATAACCATCTCCAGCTGCAGTAGCATTTACTGTAGCAATAATAGTAGTATTACCAGCCGCTGTTGATGAACCAAATGTGATATTATTACCATCACCAAAATACACTGTACCAGCAGGTACACTAGCAGTAATAGTTGAACCGCTCAGCCCAAATGATATATTATTAGAATTTGAGAAAACTAAACTATCGCGAGTTGCAGATAATGTACCAGCCGATATACTCAAAGCAGCTGCACCACCAGTGCCTCCACCGGCAGACGCGCCTATATAGGTAGAGTTACTACTGTATGCAGAAGTCCATGTCAGATTAGTATTTAATGAATTAGCAAAAAATACAGTACCTGTTGTAAGAGCAGCTGTTATATTAACACTAGCTGTTATGGTTGTACTTGAACCATTAGTACTGCCACCAAATGTTACACCATTGGAATCAGCAAAATATAAAGAATTTGTACCAAGTGTAAAGGTACCTCCACCACCTGTAACACTGGCTGTTATTGTTGTAGATAATCCACTAATGGATCCACCAAATAATACCCCATTGGCATCTGAAAAATACATTGTCCTTTGTGGTATATTTAATGATATACCACTATTATTCACACTCAATGTACCTCCTGTAATTGCAGTATTTGTACCCGCATACGGATGTGTATGAGATGTATAACCGGTTGCTAAAAATGTATTATTTAATACAGATGTTTGATAAGCTGTGCTATTAACTAATGGTACATACAAATTACTATGTGTATGTGATGTATATCCAGTAGTTAAGAACGAGTTTGATAATACAGATGTCCTATATAGCGAACTTTCTGATAAAGCTATATATAAATTACTATGTGTATGTGATGTATAAGTAGTACCTAATGACTGTGAATTAACAGATGTTAATTGAAATAAAGAAGATTGATTCACTCCTAACGATAAACTATTATCTGATGTATGTTGTAATAAACTACTAAATGCTGTATTAAGAAAACTAGCACCGGCTTGTGTGCCTAATGATAATGTGCTATTAGAAACTTGCTGAAATAAACTACTATTAGAAGTTTGTTGATATAATGACATATTAGATGTAGCCTGTAACCCAACTGCAGACACAGTTGTATTTACACCTTCCGTTGATAAACTAATATTATCACCAGCATAAACAGCATTCGACGCTGTTGCTGACATAGATGGAATACTTAATGTTAAACCAGCTGTATTATATGTCATAGTTCCACCAACTATACTTGAACCAATACCAGCAAAATTTGTACTTGCTGTGACTAACATATATTGAGGAACTAACAAACTTAAACCATCTGTAGCTAAAGTACCAACTATATCGCTACCAGTAATACTAGCGCTACTAAAACCTGTACCAACATTACCAGCACCACCTACAATATGTAATGTGTTACCATCTTGTGATAATGTTATATTATTACCACCTTGTATATTTAATGTACCACTTGATATTAAAGCAAGTGTACCTAATGTATTAGAGCCATTAACAGACATTGCTATACCAGCATCTGTACCGCTAGCAGCACCTATAATTGTGAAGGCATTACCATCCTGACTTAATGTGATATTATTACCACCAGCAATAGTTACTGTGCCAGAACTTAATCCTGTCATAGTACCTAAGGTATTACCGCCTAATGTTAAATTATTTCCAGGAGCAGCAGTAGTTAAATATTCACTATGACTGTGATTACTAAGAGCAGCTGTAGTTATATAGTTACCAACTGATAATACCAGATTATTACTAGAAGAAGCTATTGTTATATTATAACCCGTAGGAACACCATGTGTATGTGATACCTGAGCTGCTGTTGTTATATATTTTGGAAACCTTAAACTAACACCAGCATTAGTTAAAGTAAGCTTTATATCAGTACCTAATGTTGTATTAGTAGTAGTACCAAATCCTATATAGTTTGTATGTGAGTGATTTGATAATGCTGCCGTAACTAAAAAATCTGGTATACTTAATGACCAGCCCTGATATGTACCTGTTGCAGATGCAGTGGTATAACTACCTATTGTACCACTAATATTACCAGTTACAAAAGCTGTACCACCATGATTATGATCGGACAATGCGGCAGTAGTTAAATAAGCACCTGCTGGCTGTAAACCAGTTACAGAAATAGTTGTAGCAACCCCTGCTGTAGATAACAATACATTATCTCCTGCTACTATATAGTTTGCAGCAGCAGCGGGATCTGCTATAGACAAATTTAAATACTGATGAGCACCTAATGCAGAAGTACTAATAGTTAAATTAGTACCAGCTAATATTACAGTACCACTACTAAAAACTCTTGTGTCTGCGGTATTGCCTATAGCAACCCCAGCTCCACGTCCGGATAACCTATACTGGTCCTTATATGGAACTATTATATTATCTACATTACCAACACCAGTTGGATTACCAAGTATAATTGGAGCCATTTGTAACTAATCTTTCTATTACTGCTAATTGTTCTAATATTGCTTCGTCATTACCTACATAAGCAGATGACTCCATTGAGTCAATCATAGCCATTGTAAAAATGGCGTCCATAATTTCTTTATTATTACAAGACCCGCAAGAATAGTATTCTGGTATAGTCCTTAATAATTCGTAAGTAGCATTAACAACTCTACCATCTAACAACACATCGTATTCTTTTGTAGATATCAATGTATTAACAGTATATGTAAAATAGTATATACCATCTGGAAATTCATCGTCTGCACTACCTAATGCAGTAGATCCCACTATAAAATGACTTGGATCTAATTCAAATACAAGATCTGTCTGAATAAGAAATGGACCAAATAAAGTAAATAGATCTATAGTATCATAAACAGTTGATACATTATTAGATTTAATTATTTCAACATCTAATGTTAAATCTGTTATATTGCTAACATCAATGTTACCACCTATATTATAATCAACAGTTGTATCTACGATTGTTATTTTTTTATTATCATTCCTTACAGTGAAGGACAAAGTTGTAGTTAATGCCATATATTTTATAAATAAAAAAGGGGCCAGGGTAAGCTGACCCCTAATTACTAATTAAACAACATATTCAATATAAACATCTAATTTACCTGCTACAAGGTTAGTATCGTTACTTAAAGTAACAGTAACGTTTACTGCTGTTGCATTTAAAATATATGTTGCAGCCACGAGAACTGCTAATTCGGCAGGCGTATCCTGAGCAGCATCTGCTCCAGTACCCATACCAGGAAGTAAAGTGAATGTTTTCGGATTAAGAGCATTATAAGCTGACCCAGCTAAAGCGGCTTTAAAACCAGCAGCTGCGCCAGTATAACCTATTGAAATAGTAGTAGATTCATCTGCACCATCATCAAAATTTGTGCGAACAACACCATAACCACCAGTTACTAAAGATTCAGCCGGAAGTTTACCAATTGTATAAGTAGTATCATCAGTACCACCATTAACTGTAACATCATAAGTACACTTTAATACTCTTTTATTTAAAAATTCATTTGAGTTTGCCATAATTCTATATATTTAAAGAGTTAATTAAAGAGCTGCCACGTTTGGAAAACCTGCAGGAGTAGAAGCCATCCAAGGATTAAGCTGCGAAAGAACAAATGCCTGTTGGGCATCGCCATTCGTACCATTATGAAAAGCTAATATAGTTTTAACTTGAGTTGTTTCAAGATAAAGATTGTTTGGAGTCTTATACGGAACTTCATGTTCTATAACAATTAAGTTATAAGTAAGAGAAGTACTTGTATGAAAATCAGGAAGTACAACAGGGAATTCACGCCTATTATATACACCTTCATAACCCCAAGCGGCTTTTTCAAGATCCCTCATTTGTTCCCATGTACCAGTACCATAATTGATATTGGTAGTAAGAGAAAAGTCAACATATTCAGCAAGAGTACCAGTACTTGTGACATAATTAAAATACGGTTCAAACATAACCATATCAAAATCATCTAGATCAGTAAGACCAGTTGTACAACCTGCTATAGGTTTACCTGTTAAATGAAGATAATCTGAACCAGCTGTAACACTAGCTACAACTCTTGCATTTGGATCTGCATTGATAACTGCAGCAACTGCAGCAGCAAAAACATCTACATCAGCAACATCAGCTGCAGTAGCAATATAACGCCATTCTTGAACAAATGGGCCAGGATGTTCATACATGTCTTTGTAAACAACCCTTACTACATACTCTCTTGCAAGAGTAGGTGTAACAGTCGTTGCAGTCCAAGCCTGTTCTGCTTTTGCAGCATAAGCTTTACCTAAGAACGTCCTTACATAACTTGCTTTAATAGGTTCAGATAATTTAATCTTACGAGCCGTGATAGCAGAACCACTTTCAGGAGTGAGGGTGAATGTTTTAGTTGTACCCATAGCCACATAAATTGTGTCTGAGTCAGCTACTGTTAAACCAGGAGTAAGAACATTAAAATTCTTATCAAGTATAACAATTTCACCATCTCCTAAAGTATCAGCACCACCTGTATTCATAAGAGCACTCAGTGTTTCAGCACCTGTAATACTGGTGTTCTGAGCATCATCTTTACCTATGAAAACTTTAAAAGGTTTATTAATCATTTTTATTATTTATTAAAAGTTAATATTACTCCATTTCAGACACCTTAGTAGGGAAAGTCTGAACCCTTGGAGATTCTATATTCTCGATTGCAATATTAACAGCTAGCTTTACAAGTTCTGAATGAACATGAACTGGAAAATTAGGAGAATCTGTTGTTTCTAATTCAACAAACGATATAGGTTCTTTTATATATCTTAATATATAATTTATAACACTATATGTACCATCTGTTATTAGCTCAACATAATCCGACTTAATTAATCTAAGTGGACTTGCTGTATTATAATGTAATCTATGTGGAGATAAAGGATCATGTACTTTTGCAGTATATGTATTAGCAGTACACTCTGTTATAGGTTGAATTAAATTAACAGTAGAAGAAGTTAACCTATCATAATAACTTATAGTACATTCTTCGCCTATAAGAAACATATATGGATCATCTTCATCAACATCTGTTAAATCAGCAATATAACAATTTGCCTTTTCGGATACTTTTGGTCCAGTATAAGGTGGTGACACTATATCATCATCAAATACTGTTAACAATGTATCTTCAACAACTAAATACCTAAGATCATCTAATCTCTTTTGGTTTTGTTCAAAAGAAGTACCAGCTGGATTATTACCACTATATCTGCTTTTTACAAACTGTTCTTGAGCTCTATCAAAAAAATAGTCAATCTCAGTTGATAAAAAGGCTGGATACTGTAACGATTCAACTTTGTCAAGTTCAATCTTAAATGCAATATGCATTTCTGATTTAGTCATTTATTACTTCTTTTTTACTTTTTGTTTTTGGTTTAGGTTCCTCATCTGCTATAGATTTATCTACATCCTCTTGTGAAGCTTCGCCTGTTACATAAAAATCTTTACTTTCACAAGCATTCATTATAGCTAGCCTTATATCTTGATTGTTAGGAGATATTAAAAAGTTAATAGTATCTTCTAAACTAGTGCCTATAATTTCCGAACCATATTTATAAATATTCTTATTCCTACGAATAATATTTTTAGATATAGCTGTTTCAATTAAAGTTTCTATTTCACGAGATTTGTTATTAACCCACCTATCCATAAATTTACCAGGATTAGCTTCTACGAAAGTATATAACTTATTTTCAGCTACTTCAGATGACATATTCTCAGCATTGTAACCAAACAAACGTAAAGCCTTCCTAATTTCTGTAGGAGTTAACTTATCAAACTCTTTAATAGCACTTCGCCTAGCTCTATTAAACGTATTTTCTACCTTAGCTTCTTCATCCCTATTTATAAGAACAAAATCGGCAGTAGCTTTATTCTCTAATAGAGATGCTTTCACTCGTTTATGTCCCTTACAAAATAGATATTTTAGCTCGTCTAATGGATCTTCGGTATTTAATATAATATCATTAACAGAAGTCCTAATCCTAAAATTAACCCAAAATGGGTTTGGTACAGTAGGTGTACCACGAGTTAAGTCAACACCAAGTGAAGTACCTAATCTCTTTTCATCATCAAATGACAGACCGGTGTATGTAACACCAGATCTTGTCAGATACGGTCCTAAGTCATCAAAGCAATTTTTGTACTTTGCTATACCTGACCATTTATTCCAGCCTATAGGGCGCAATATAACTTGCATAGTTATAGATCATTTTTAAGTTAAACATAAGAATGTAAGGGGGTGATTATTCACCACCCCTTACTATTCAATATTATTCAGCGTCGCAATAAAGTTCGCCTGAAGTTGTAGGATCAGCAAGCATTACGCCAAACTCTGAGAGGAAGTGTACTGAGTACCCGTCCTTTGCGTTTGAACGAAGAGTGCTGATTGATTTGGCGTGTCCTGAACCAGGAGCCACCGCACCAGCTGTATGCCATACAACGAGTTCACGATCTTTACGAACGATCTTACGTAAGTTGGATTCACCATCACGCCTACTAGTATCAACTATAAGTATGCGATATGATTCAAGTGGTTTACCACTTACTGGGTGAAGTTTACGGTTGTGAATTACGTCATCAAGGATTGGAAGATGTTTCAATGTAATGGAAACTCCATTGAGTCCCTTATATGTAACAAACTGTCCACCGAGAGTAAGTTGCTGACCTGAGCCAGTAACAAAGTACGAATGATCCATCAAGGTATAACCCGATGCTTTATCACGAAGTACACGGTCAAATTCACGAAGACCCATTTCACCAGATAGACCGACGAAATTACGATCACCAAAACCTTTAATATTATAAGAAAGATCTGATAAGAAACTATCAAGAATTTCTAAAGTAAGAGTCGTATAAGGACGCTTGTTTGCCGGAGCTATTTGCTCAAGGAAACCAGCACCAATACGAATTGGACGGCCATTGGTACCTTTCATAGAAATTGTACCATCAGCAGCAGCGTTATATTTTGAGTAGACCATAAGTCTATCAAGACGCTCATACCACTGACGCCAAGCTGTCCATTCCTGATATACAGACCAGTATTTTGTTTCTTTGCCTGTCTGAGGATCTTTCATTGCGATCACCATAACAGTTGAAAAAGCTGTACCGCTTATATCGTACGAAGCACGAGTTATAGTAAGCTGGTTACGAAGTTTGAACGGAGTCTGAGCATTAAATATGTCAGCCTCATCACTCCACTCTTCATAAGCAGATGCTAAACGGCTAACCCTGGAACCAGGAAGTAAAAGTGAAGGTAGAATAAAAGATTCTTCTTTCCCGTCTGAACAAGTTAATGTATAGACGTAGTCGTTACCATCCATATAAGGTTCGCCAATTACACGTGCCTGGAATTTGTTATCATCAAATTCTACAAGAGCACCAGGACCGAACCACTTTTCAGCGACCCAAATCTGGAATGTAGAATTTTGAAGACCAGGATATACACCAAGAGTGCTAGAAGTAACTTCTGCACCATTGTATACAGCACGTTTAATGACAATTGCCTTGTCGTGCTCAATCATAACATCCCATTCATAAGTAGAATTTTCAATTACAGTTGTACGGCCCATGCCGGATGTGATGTAATCAAGAACACTACCCTGATCGAAACGGCCAAATATCGTTGATATGATACCAGGCATTTTATGAGGAGCGGTAAGTAACAACCTTGAAAGCTCTGCTTCATCATTTAAATCTGAGGTCCACTTGGTTTTGTAGATCTGCAAACTATTAAGAACATTGTCAATCATGTTGTGTCAAAATTTAAATTAGTATTTATTAATTAAGTAAAGAGCTTATCTTAAGAAGAGGTTCTGAAGTTCCACTAAAACTCGTATTGCCCCCAGCACTACGTTTTTCTTTTCCTGCTTTAAACTTTTTTCGAATATCTTCGTAAGCTTGTTTTTCTCCTTGCTTTTTATTTTCTGAAATTAATCTATCAGCGTACTTCATAAAGTAAGCTGTTTCGATCAGATTAGAGATCCTTTTTTTCGGATCTTGATAATCTTTTTGCATTGCAGTCAGTCCTGCTTTGTCGGTTTTGAACATATAGTCTAAGAGTTCTTTGCGTTCTTGCTCAGCTAAAGTCATACCGCGAACAGTTTTTAACTGCCCTACAGTATTATATACTGTATCAACAAACTCTTGTTTCGCATTTTGCTCATCAGAAGCAAACTTTTCTTGTTCTGCTAATAGCTTTTGTGCTTTTTTCTCTCTGTATTCTTTTACCAATTCTAGAGCTTCTTCGGCCTCATCTTGTAGAACACCAGCTTCTTCATATCTTGTTAAAGCGCGATTTATCTTTTCTTCCTTGTATCCTTGATTAACAAGATGTTCCCTTAAAACAGCCTTTTGATCTCTATCTACAGATATATCAATATGTTCAAGATCTAAGGTATTACTATATACATCATTGAAGAACGATTTTATATCCCCACCTTCACTAACAAATTTATTTAAACCTTCAATCTCTTCGCTTGCAAATACAGGTTTAGAGTTTTCTTTAACAACTTTAACAAGTAGATCAACTACATCGTCAAGCTTATTTAGTTCCATATCTTCAGGTAAAGTTATACCTAACTTCTCTGCTAAGTCAGACGCAAAGTAATTACTAACTTCTCCCTCGTATTGACTTAGGTCGTCTTTAGTTTCTTCTTCCTCTTCTTCAATAGGTTCCTCTTTTGTAGTCTTTTTAGGTTCTTCAACTTCTTCTTCCTCTTCTTCGACGGGTTCATCGTCTACTACATCTTCTTTCTGTTTTGCCTTATCTTCAACATCGCTACCATCGTCAACATATAAAAGAGACGAGAGCGCATCAAATCCTTGAAATAAGTCTTTCTTATCTTCAGCCATAATTATTATTTTTTACTAGTTGTTGGTTTTTTACGAGCTTGTATACGCCTTATACTTAACTCGGTTTCTTTTTGTTTTTCTTGTACTTTATTCTTACGCTCAGTTTCTCTTTGAGCACGTTCCTTGAGTTCAGCATCTCTACGAACTTTTGTTTGTTCCAAATTTAACTTTTGTTTTTCAAGAGACTCTGCAAAAGAGTTATCTTCTGGTGCAGTTTCACCATTATTTTCAGCACCTATCATAGCAACTTGTAGAGTAACCTCTGCTTTGCGAATAGAATCTTCCTCCTTAATCCTAAGATCTTCTGACTTTAATTCATATTCAGCATCATTCTTCTGCTGCTCAATCATCATTTCTTGTTCAGCCATCATAGCTTCTTGCTGTTGCTGTTGCTGTACCATTTGCATTCTACGTTCTTCAATGTCTTTTAATTTACCTTTAATCACACTCATATTATCTGCTGTAATAATTTCTGCAGCATCTAATATAGTAGCTCCATTTTGCATAGCTGGTTGTAAAAGAGATTTAAGAGACTCTATATTCATAGCATCTTTTGTAGAATCACTTACAAATATATCAATGTCGGCATATATGAAATCGTCTGATATATCTAAAAACTTCCTAGCACCATCTGATAATATAAACTGCAACTTACGTTTATCTGTATTACTATATTGATGTTGAGCAACATTCATTAGTAGATTGTATACTCTACGCTTACATTGATTATGTAACCAAAATAGAGGTTCTGTAATATGAGAAGACTGCTGCACAGAACGCTCAACATTACCTACTAATTCCCTGGTTGCTATAGAACCTTCACGTTGTTTTGTTATACCAACTACTTCACCAATCATTGTTTCGATCTTCTCAAGTAATTGTATATAACTATCTATTGTTTGAATTGTAGAAAGATTCTGTGCTGATATTTGATTAAAAGGTGCCATCTTTCCACCTTCACGGCCAGGAACATCCCAACCTTCTTCATATGGATTTATAAAGTTAATGCCAAGTGCATTAAGGTAATGTAACCATTTATCTATATCAATACCATATTTTTTAGGTATCTGTGTAATATCCATATTAAGTATAGAACCTTTGTCTTTAGCAATAGCTAATTCAATCCTATACCATATAACCATATACATATATTGTAGAGGTTTCATAACCTCTATTAATGATTTACCATAGGCGTTTGTAGCATTATATACTACACCTGTATAAGGTAACCTATTATCATTTATAGTTTCTAATGACCTATGCTGATATGGAATAGGCCTTGCTTTGTATAAATCTTCGCCAATTTTGTAACCTTCCCATCCTTCGATCACCCATTCCCATTCAATAATGTCATCTGGCATAGGTACATATGTTTCGTCTACAACCACAGTATCTAGAGTACCATCTTCTTTAGGAACACTTAAAAAGCCAATTCTTGTATAGGAACGCCATACCACATGATGACAATATAAATCTTCTGATGCAGCAGGTTTATTACCACTGCCCATAAATCTATTAGCCAAATTCTCATCCCAACGAATACCACCATCTGCTTTACTATATCCCATTTTACTTTGAGCAGAAGTAGTGCCCCCTTGACTAATCATACTTAACATATTATCTAAGTCTTTCTCATCAAGCAAATCACGTAATCTATCATATATAGCATAAGGTGACATATAGAACGAACGTCTAAACCAGTTCTTTTGATCTATAAAATCTGTAGTAGCATCTATATCAAAATCACAATCTCTAGGATCCATTCGTTCTACTACAGGTTCTCCGTTAATAGCTCCTACATAATATATTTCCATACGAGCAGCTTGAGCATCAAACCACCCTTTTAGAAATTCATTCTTAGTATTTAACCGTTCTTTTAAATGTTTTAATAAATTATAACCAACTTCTTCGGCTATAGTTTTATAATCATATTTCATGTATTTTTGTATATCTTGCATAGTAACAGGATATTCCTCTCCTCTTAATTCAGCATTAATTGCCTGCATAAGAGTAGATTTATATTCCTCTTGAACTGTAGATACAACATCATAGTTTGTTTGTATAACTCTAAAATCATCAGGACGTTTGGATTCTTCACCAACTAGTAAATCTACCTTAGGTCTAATAATATTATAGTTTTGTATATTTGCTGGAAATGTATCACCTACATCATATGGATCAGTTACATACTTAAAATCATTTCTGTCAAATTCAGAATCGTATAAACCATAAGCAATATTCATTCGCTCATATTTATTACGAGTACTGTCTTGACCACCAACACCAGTTCTACTTATGTAATAGTCTATGCATTCTTGTTGCCAAGATTCATTCTTTTTACTATATGGTATTTTTTGGTTTGGTAAACCTTGTGCATTACCTTGCGACATAATAATTTGGAATTTTATTTAAAAATAGAGGCTTTTTAAAAAGATACATATTTATCTTTTCTTCCTCTGATACTTTTTTTATTTTTACATGTTGTAGCTCTACATTATATATAAGGGCTAACCCAAATGAAATAATGCGGTCAAAGTTACCATGAGCTGGGTCATAGCCAATCATTTCTTCTAATAATGCCTCTGACAATATCTTTGTTAAATTTTTTTTACCAGGTTCATATTCTTCTAATAACCAATCTCTAATCAATGTTTCTAACCACTGTTTAATTGGTTTATTCATATGAGTACCCTTACCCCTAGTAACAGTAAGGTCCTTTATAATATCCTTTAATTTTGAAGGTTGATCTGCTAATAAATAATCACAATGTTTATTTACAAAATATGTAAAGAGACCTTTCTTCTCATTCTCATATAACATTGTAGCACCATAATACATTAACAGCATCCTTACATTCTCATAAAAGGTATCTGCTTTATCTGGCCTCCCTGTATATTCTGCAACTGGTACATCATACCATGATTCAAACGCCTGCATCCTTTTATATATAAATACAGAACCTAAAGAATCTGTAACAGATGTATCATGATCATAAGGGTCACAACCTGCTATATACAACCCCCATGGAGGATTCTCCACAGGATGCTCCCATATAACAACAGCTCCTTCTTTACTTTCACCAGCTTGTATTTTATATTTTGTTAGATCTTTCAATTTGGGATTCTGTTCAAACTTAACAATACCTGTTGCATCAAAATATAATGAACCAACTTGTTTAAGTCCTTTGAGAGATTCGGAATTTCTTATTGTAGCTAAGTGCCTAATAAGATCCTTCTTAGGAAACATATTAGTACTTATATTAAGAGTAGCTTCTGCAGGAGTTAACGGTTGTTCACATATGTGCCTGTCTATAGCCGTACGGTCTGAAGCATTTGATATAACCTTCTCGCGTTCTGTTAATATAAACTGTGTTGATTGATCAAAGTCTGTATTACCATCCTCGTCCATAAATTTTTCTATGTTTGCAGACTGCGGTATAAAAAACCCACATGCAGAATCGCGTTCCCCATCGTCCCAAACATTTCTTATAGGTAAGCAGTTATATGCCTCAGGTTCATAGAACAAGTCCTTTAACCCTGTATAATCTGCTTCTTGCGTACCACCAGTACCATAAGCAATCATAAGACCAAAAGCTTCACCATCATGTTCAACAGATGGTCTAGCTACCTGCCATGCTGTCTTTAAGTGTGGAAACTTACCAGCTTCCTCAAATAGTATTAACTTACCTCGTTTACCCCTGGCTTTCTGAGGATCATTCTTTAATGATATACCTATTATCTCTGATTTATAACCTTGTTCAATTGGTACACCATTTATGTTTTCTATAAAAGAAGCACGCCTATGTATGGAACTATTCTTAACTTGCCTATGTTTGTACCAACCAGTATTGTTGTCTACAAAGTCCATCATATCCCAGGCCTTTGATAGTACACCATCTTTTGTTAAGAATTCTGTTTCACCTGCTACTGCATAAGATACAGACTCCCTAAACATATAATAGTTCCTTACTAACATTGAAGCGCCTTTAAAAGAGTATCCCTTACCCCTAGCTTTAATAACAGCTAGGTGTCGCCCATTTGTTTCTGCCAATTCAACAGCATCATAATATGCTCTGTCATAGTCCCAAAACCAAGGAAAGGATTCTACACGTTCGCGTTTCTTTTTTTTAGTACCAGTAACTAATTCTATAGTAACTTCTTTAACAACAATAATCCTTGTGTAGTTAAGATAAAAATAGAAATAACCCGATATCCAATCGCCATCTTCTGCTGTAAAACCATATTGACAACGCTCCATCTCCCCAGTCCAATAATTTATATATTCACTTGTACCTGGTGGTGCAAACGTATAACAATCATGCTTCTCAAAGAATATAGCAGGTTGCCTAAATTTATCAGAGTTAACTGTCTTTTTTAATGGTAATTCAAACATATATTATCTTTCAAACATTCCAATACCAGAGCCACCCCTGATAGAACCACGCTCCATATGTTCCCTCTCAACCTTATCTTTTAGGGATTCCAATGAAGACACTATATCACCAATATCTTTCATAACACTAGACACTTCTTTTAATGTATATATAGGTTTGCCATTATGATCAACCTTTTTAAAATCTATACCATTAAAATAATCTGTCATCTTATCACAAGTATCCATTGCTGATTGTAGTAACCTAGATATAGGAGAAGTCTGCAACTCCTTATATTTAACTATAGCAGCTTTAATTGCATCGTCTGGCTGCCAATCAGCAGATTTAAAATAGTCTTTTTTTATACGAGTCTCACGCTCGTTTGTAGGATAAGCTAAGTAGGGAGACCTAAAATCATGTAGGAAAACTACGTAAGAAATCTCATTAACCGCTTGCTCCTTATGTTTACTTTTATCACGATCCCACAGAGTCCTAAACTCTGGAACCCATAGTATAGTTGGATTCATCACAACTTTACCAGCTTGTATGTCGAACAGTTTCATGCTACATATACAACAAAAAAATAGGGGAAGTTACATTCCCCTACATACATTGTTTTAAAACCAAGCCTTTCTCGTAGATTTCATCTACAAATCTTATCTTCTTTTTAGTAAAGTGTTGTTTTAGTATATCATGATACTTCTCAACATCACTTACATCGTACCCATATGCTGCTATGATATCTTTGAACATTTCATAGTTTTTATAGATATAGGAGAATTTCCTTGTGCGCTCTTTAGACCTTTTAGACTTTAGTACAAATACACCAAAATACCTAATACGTATTGGTCGTTCATCATCGTCGTCTACCATCTTAGCTTTTGCAAATTCTAAAGGGTGATAAACAATTTTGTTAACCACCCTATCTTCTTTCATAGTAAGCAATCCTATTGTATGAATTAACTCATCCTGCCATTTCTGTTTAACTAATAACATCTCTTTTTATATCCAACATGTTATAATTTTCTTCTTCTGTAAAGAAATATATAAATTTATTTAATAACTTATATTTTAATTTTATATACTTAATTCTTAATCTTTCAATAAAAGCCTTTTCGTAATAATTATAATATTTTACAAAAACTCTACCATCTTTAGTAACTTTAGTAACTATAACAGTATGAGATTCTGTATATGCATATTCTTCCTTATTTGATATTTGTTTAGTTTCATCTCCTAAAATAATAGTTGTTTCTGTAATAGTATGATCATGTTTTTTATTAAAAGTTATTTTATCGCCTTTCTTTAATAAATGTATAGGAGTATTGATTTCAAATATCTTTTTTAAATAACCTTTTCTAATAAAAGGATTTCTATGTAATCTTAATATAGAAAACACAGTTTCATCTATATCATTAAAATAAGTATATTCCATTATTCAATCCCTAATTGTTTTAGTAACACCTTTAGTTCTGACTTATTTTTAAGTTTACCATAAAATAAAAACATACCATTTTTTTCTATCAACACTCCTTCGTTTGCTCCAGTATATACTTTTAATATATATCCAGGATTTATATGAAAATAAAATTCTGGTGCTGTATCATGACCATCCCATTTAAACCCTAATGATTCTATATCTTCTTTATCTAGGTATTTAACTCTGATCATATCAGAATGTTCCATAAGTAAAAAAACTATATGATCTAACTCCATATGTTCTTCCCCAAAAATATTAATTTTCCATCTATTTGGTGTTTCGTATAATTCATACGTTTCATATTCAAACCCAACATGAAATTCTTCAATTGTAGGTGTATAGTATTTATTTCCCATTTTTATATTCCTTTATCATAGATAGTACTTCTACTGTTACATACTGTAACACATATGCATATACTTCCCATGTAGCTTCAACAAGAGGGGTACTTACCCTATCTAATAACATATGCGTAACATGCCATAATTCATGCTCTAATAAAGCTACATCAGATGGATCATTAACGTCAGGAACAAAAGGTAAATATAATAATAATTGACCATCGGAAAACTGTAAAGTCCTACCATGATGCCTACTATTTATATCTTTAAATTCTTCATGTGCATTAAACTCTGGTATACTTTTTTGTATATAATTGTTTATTTCATCATATGATATACCTAATGCTACATATAAATCAAATGGAAATGGCGATAGTTCTAATGTAGCCCCAAATCCTTTTTGTTTATTTTTTTTCATCAGTAGGTTTATTAAGGTCTAGTACAAAATGAATGTTAATCTTATTTTCTTTATCTATAATAGGTTTCATTAGTTCTGGTATTAGATAACGACCATCCGATTGTATCTCTATTATGCCAACAGATATGAACTTCTTAACAGCACGTGTTAAGTTAGCCTTACTAATGTTAGCATTCTTCATTATAAGACGCCTATTATCTGTAGACATAAGATTCTTTAGATCACCATCCATCTTGGGTTGCCAAACCAAATCGATCTTCATTAACGCACTAAAAACGTCTATCTCCCGTGGAGTCAGTTGTAGCAACCCATTCAGGACAGTGATATAAACTCTAGTAAAATTATCCTTCGTTACGAATTTCCTCAGGTACATCTTCTTCTTTTTTAGGTAATTTAAAAGCAGTGTATGCTCCATATTCATCTTCTCCCTGGCCTATATATTCTGCCCCTTCGTCTATGAATTTCTGGCCAACTGCCTCTATTAATGTACGTCTCTCTGTTAATTCTAAACTAATCTTAGTACCACAATTCTTACAGTCTAAAACAAGTTTGCTATGTTCTTCTGTTGCATCAGAAGACCCTATGTGGATCTGAAGACCGTTCTCTTCCATTTCGGTAAGAACTTCTTCAAACCCACACGAACACTTTAATCTTAATTGATATTTATTCATCTTTATTTTTCCTATCTTCTTCTGATTCTTCAACAATCTTTATAACAGGATCCACTACATATTCAAATAATTCACCTATATAGGATTCAACTGTATCTTTATCTATTGTAGCACTAACTGATTTATAAGTATAGTAACTGCCAATATCTGACTGGTGATCCTCCTTGCTGTATGAAAATTCATATACTTCACTCTTGGGACTATAGTATAACCAAGATCCCTTATTGAGGCCCATTACACCAGCCACTAATGTTTTTATAATATATTTATTCTTTTCCATATTAACAACCTTTACCTTTACTACCTTTACCTTTTTTCTTTGCCATATCAGTATATTTTAATATTAACCTTGCATTGTTGTTTCTGCACATTTACAATCATTCATTGTTGATTCTTGAAGTTCTTTTTTCTTACGGTTAGCTATTTCGTCTTCTATCTTAACACCAAGAGTAGAATCATTAATAACAAAAGCACCATCATAATTTACTAATATTACATCCCCTGCTTTTACTGGTTTTATTACATTTTTTTCATCTGAAAGAACACCATCTTCTTTAATTACAATAAAAGAACCATACATTCTTTGTCCATATTGACCATTATATAAATTAATAGTCTCAAATGTTTCTGTATTTATTTTTAGTAATTCGTCACCACGAAATACTTTATATATAATATTTGCCATTACTTACTTTCTTTAGGAGTGTTTACTAAACCATTAAAATATAACTCAGCTAATATAGCAAATGCTTTATCCTTAATAATTACTGGTACACCCATATCAAGGAACATAACTACGTCACCTGCTTTTACTTTAAGTTTCTGACCTTCGTCTGTAACCTTATCTTCATATAGCAATACACCGTCTTCCTTTATAATATATAAAGGCCTGTAAGCTACTTGATTAGATTCCTTCGTATGAAGGTTAATCATTTTGTTTGTCTTCTCGTCTACTTTTATGAGCTCTTGCCCATTGTTAATATAATATAACATATTATGCTTTAATTATTTTATTAATATAATCTGTGTATGTTGTAGGCATATCTGAGCCTACTATTTTTTCTGTGAGTTCCCTATACATTATAAGACTCACAATTGCATGGTCTATATGTTTGAGACCTGATTCAGGATCTACTTTAATACCTTTCATTATCTCCATTATGTGCCTCATTGCAGCAGCATAATACCTTGTTGGTTGTAGAGATTTATACCAATTGAATTCGTCGTATTTTTTTGAACCGTAGGTAAATATTTCTGCTATACCCTCAAGTGCTGTAATAGGTATTAAATCATACCTTAGCTTTCCTTGATCTGCTTTGAGATCATTGTCGTTAATAACTCGTCCCATTTGTCCATTAATTCATCAAGACTTTCTACAATATTAACAGTAGTTTTGTCATCAAAATATTTAACTAACCTATCAGGATTATCAAACACTGGTATACCATTAGCCAATGCTGTCTCCATTTCTTTTTGTGTGCCTTTAGAGTTCTCCCACCCTTTGCAAACATATACAGCATCAGCTGCTAAGAGCCAAGGTTGACTGTTGTCAAAATAATCATGATAGTCAGTATAGTTAAACTTTAACCCCATTAAAAGGTCTATACAGGGTACATACACTGAGAAACCTAGCCTACGTAAGTGTTCGGCTTCAGTCATCATATTACTACAATTACTTAAATAGTCTACGGCCATTGCGTTAAGAGGACCTGCTACATATATTCTTTTTTTATTCATCACCAAAGTTAAAGTTTAATTCATTTTCACTATTTGGGTCAAACTCAGCACACCCTACTATAGGGGTGAATACACCCAGTTCTTCACATGACTCAATCACGTGGTTACGTAATTCACAATTATTCCGCCTTGCACAATAACCATGTGTGCAGATTGATATAGCATCCTCTATAGACTTACTAACATTGCTGTCGTCAAGCATAGCTATATGGCGACCAAACCGCCTTGTATATACAATATTACTCATTAATATAAGATTTAACTATTATAGGATTAGTAATTGCTTTAGCTGATTTAATACCAAAGAAGCGTTTAAACCTAAGCCACAGTAAATACCTATTCCACTGTTTAACTAACTTGCGTTCTATAAATCGCTTCATTTCATAGCTGTATGCCGATAAGCCAATTTCATTTGAAGCAAGCATATGTTGCTCAAGCACTTTGATAGCTTTAGCATGTTTATTTATTGCTTTATATAAATCTATTTGTTTTGCCATTTTTATATTCATTTAACATGTATTATACGTTATAACTGTATGAAAGTTACACAATTATACAAAAAAAATAACGTTACCTTTTGAGTAACGTTTAAACATAACTATGGGCAAAAAGCCCATACTACATCTGTAATGAGCAATATGTAACTATAAATATTAATAGTACTGTAAGAACTATTATAGCAACTTTATCTAAGTCTATACGTTTTAAAAACTTTAACATATTTACCTTAACTTAAACAAATAACTAACCCCTAGCGATGGGGCATTATCACTGCATTTTACTTTAATAAACAACTTCACATTACCTGTACGTCTGCCCTAATTGACTTTAGAACTTTACACCCCCCTAGTTATTCTGTTACAACCCAAACTAGCACAATGTTTATATGTTTACTTTTTACTGTCTATCGAGACAACCTCATTACTATTTGTAACTACTAACTCGACTTCTGAACCACTACTTGCTCTTACACCCTCGCGGCTGATACACAACTGTAACCTTGTGTGACATATTGTATACGATGACTACGTATAAAAGTTACATAAAATTAAGGGGAACCTAAAACTTTTTGATTCCCCCTAATAGCTTTTATGAATTTACAACACCTACAATATCCATCGTCCATACCCAGTAAAGGTCTTTATACAGGTCAAACTTCTTAGCCGCCCTATAGTCTAACAGTACTTTATCACCCACTTTATAACCATTCTTATCATCAGATGGAAGGGCTACTATCTCCATTATTTGGTACCCATACTTAACTTCAAGGTCCTTCATAGTAGTAACCATTTCATCATTCATTGGGTCTTTGCCAGCATTGGCTTCATCATCCAACACTCTCTGCATCTGTTTATACGTATAGAACTTATTTGCCTTCAGTATAACTCTGTTTGTGCTAGGGGTAAAATTTGCCTCCCTAAATTTATAATTATCTTTCATAATCAATTTTCAGAAAATATATTATTATTAATTTCTCGTATTTCATCCTTTAATAGTTGGAGTCGATCTTCCAACTTTTGTCTTATATAGGACCTTAACAAATAGCCATCCTGCTCATCTGTATGTAGTGCATTTGTTATGTCATCTATTTCGTTAATCTTCCTATTTACAGTATCCATTTTATCCCTTTCGTGCATCCTTAATATAAGTTAATATTTCCCTATATACGACACAATGGGCCTATAGTTTCAATATATTGAACATTAGGGGTACATATAGTAGTCAAATAAAACACCCCCGCCTTACTATATATAATGTAAACTCCCCCCCCCCATAAAAATTTTATGTTTATATCAGAGAGGCTAGATTATTTTTTGTTAATATATCAGAGAGGTGAGACCACCTAAGGAGAGTGCCCCGGTGCTTGAATGAGCGGGAAATATCCCCCCG